GCGGCTGGGAGCATGAGGGCCAGGTCTACCTGGACGCTTCCCAGAAGGTTTCCCGGGCCAAGCAGGCGACGCGGCTAGGCAAGAACCGTAACCAGATCTCCGTCTGGGACAACAAGAACATGAAGGAAATCCCCACGGGTGGTACCGGTGAGTGAGCGGTACAATCAGTGGCTGTCTGACCGTGGCGCGCAGGAGAACCTTTCAAAGCCGCAGTTCTACCACGGCAGCGCGGACCACTTCGAGACCGGGGACACAATAGACCCGGGCAAGCCGTATGAGCGTGTCGGCCCCGAGTCCATGCCAGGGCAGGCGTACTTCACCACGGACAAGGTCAGGGCTAGCTTCTACGCTGACCGGGCCTCAAAAAAGCGAGGGACCCCGCCCCGCGTCTACCAGGTCGAACCGCAGGGTGATTACCGGCAGGACCGGATGACCAGGCGGTCCCCGGAGAACAAGGTGACGTCCTCGCCCCTGAAGGTAGTTGGCGAGGAGCCGCGCGTAGACTGGCAGAAAACGCACCACGTGGTCTAGTCCGATTCGACAAGCCGGGCTGACTGGCATAACCTGAGTAAGTCACTACAGGGGAGGACAAGGCACATGGCTACTGAGGCCGAGCGGAACAAGCAACTTCGCGAGTCACTGGTGAAGGCGCGGGAAATCATCCAGGAGCAGCAGAAGGCGCTGGATAACCTGATGCAGCCACCGAACACCCTTGCGGTGTTCACCCGCTGGTTCAGTGAGACCGACCGGCTGGCTGTCGTGAATACCGGTGGCCGGGACATGCGCGTCCCGGTGGCTGAGGAGCTGCTGCCGTTCGTCGGCCAGCGCGTCCTTATGTCACCCGAGGGTAATGCGGTTATCGGCCTTGACGAGTACCCGGTCCACGGAACCGTCGCCACGTTCGACCATGTCCTGGAAGACGGCCGACTATACGTCACCACGAACATGGACACCGGGCTTGTCGTCACCAGGTCTAAGTCCTTGCAGGGCCAGGAGATAAAGTCGGGCTCCGTCCTTATGCTGGACGAGAAGTCCGGCATTGCCATTGACGTCATCGCCGGGCCGGACGAGACCCAAGACCTCATGCTGGAGGACGTCCCAGACGTATCGTATGAGGACATCGGCGGGCTGGACGAGCAGCTACAGCAGATCCACGACTCAATCGAATTGCCGTACCTGCACGCCGACCTCTTCAAGAAGTACCACCGCCGGGCCCCGAAGGGCATCCTCCTCTACGGTCCCCCCGGGTGCGGGAAAACCCTCGTCGCTAAGGCAGTGGCTAATAACCTCGCCAGGAAGTCCGGCCGGGACAAGGTGCACTTCCTGAACGTCAAGGGCCCCGAGCTTCTGAACAAGTGGGTCGGTGAGACCGAGCGGTCAATCCGGGATGTGTTCGCTAAGGCCCGGGAGCTTGGCTCCGAGGGTGACCCCGTGGTTATCTTCTTTGACGAGATGGAGTCAATGTTCCGCCAGCGCGGAGCGGGTATATCCAGTGACGTCGAATCGACTATCGTTCCTTCTCTCCTCGCGGAGATGGACGGAGTCGAGGGACTGCACAACGTTATCGTCATCGGAGCGTCGAACAGGCAGGATCTTATTGACCCCGCTATCCTCCGACCTGGTCGCCTGGACGTTAAGATCATGGTCGGTCGGCCGGACAACAAGGCGGCCTACGCCATCCTGGAGAAGTACCTCACCGACGACCTGCCGTACGCGGAGCCTATTTCTCTTGGCACGATCATCGACGAGATGTACGCCGAGACCAAGGCGACGGAGTTCCTGGAGGTCACCTACCAGAATGGCCAGAAGGAAATACTCCACTTCAAGGACTTCTCCTCCGGCGCGATGATCGCATCGATTGTCGACCGCGCGAAGACCTCGGCTATCAAGGACGAGCTTGAGGGCAAGGCTGAGGGTATCACCCTGGCCCACCTTATCTCGGCAGTGGCCGACGAATTCAAGGAGAACGAAGACCTTCCGAACACGTCGAACCCCGACGACTGGGCGAAGATCTCCGGCAGGAAGGGCGAGCGTATCGCGCACGTACGTCCCCTCCTGCGCGAGGAGGATGACAAGAAGGGCACCACTACTATCGACACGGGACAGTACCTATGATCTCCACGCCACCACCGCCACCGCCGCCAGCGTCTGTCACCACCAGTAACTGGGCCGGGTACGAATGGAAAGGTAACGACGTCGCTGCCGCCGAGTTCACCATCCCGAACTTCCCTTACAGCAGCATGAATTCCGCCGAGAAGGAAAACCACTCGGCCATGTCAATATGGACCGGACTTCGTGCGTACCCTTACATCGAGCAGATAGGTATCTACGACTACGTTTCAAATGGCAAGGTCGGATGGGCTGGCTTCTGTGCCTTCTGGCCGACGTCGAACGTTAGCTGCGGACACGGGATCTCTACCGGGGACAAGATGGCGGTTTCCGTCCACAGGTCCGGGCTGACTTACACGATGTCCATGCGCGACTACGGCCCGCACAACACCTGGTCGGTCAGCATCAAGAAGACGCTAACCCACGCCGACAGCACGGCGGTTGTCATCGCGGAGGATTCAACCTACCCGCAGTACTCACCCGTGAACCTGACACACTTCGATTCGTTCGTGGCCACCACGTCCGGTGACCCGGTGCTTGAGTATGAAAGCCCCTGGGGATACGCGGTGAAGACCTCAAGCAGGTCAGTTACGATCGCGCACAAGTAACAATCCAGGCCCCGCAAAATATATCCTGATTACGGACCCCCCTCCGGAATCGGGATATATTTATGGGCGCACTTGACGAAGACTTTGAGCTAGATCAAAGCGGTGAGACCAAAGAGGAAAAGCAGCTCCGCGAGGAGACGCAGGTCATTGTCACCGCCGCCCAGCAGGCGCGGGTAAACCTTCTGGTCGACAAGCTCATGCTACTCACGGACGAGCTGTCCGGTAACCCCCTGCGTGAGTACCAGGTCCCTTTCGGCCGGAGGATATTCGAGTCCCTTATCATCGGGGACGGTGCCCGTATCACGGCCCTGTTCTCTCGGCAGTCAGGCAAGACGGAGACGGTCGCTAACGTCATCGCTGTCGCCATGATCTTCCTTCCCCGGCTGGCCCAGGTCTACCCTGATTTCATGGCCCTCGGGAAGTTCAAGAAGGGGCTCTGGGTCGGTGCGTTCGCCCCGGTGGAGGACCAGGCGGACACGCTGTTCGGCCGTATCGTCGCGCGCCTCTCAAGCTCTGAAGCCGAAGAGTTCTACATGGACCCGGAGATTGACGACCGGATCGACGGGCACGGTAAGATCGCCACCCTGAAGAAGTGCGGTTCGTTCGTTCGCCGGATGACCTGCCACCCGAAGGCGAAGATCGAGTCTAAGACCTACCACCTGATCCTTATCGACGAGGCGCAGGACTCGCACTCGAAGACGGTCAAGAAGTCGGTTAACCCGATGGGCGCGTCGACCCGCGCGACCCACGTCTGGACTGGCACGCCGACGTACACCAAGAACGTGTTCTACGACCAGATCCAGAAGAACAAGCGTAAGGCACTTCAGCGCGGTCGGAATAAGCAGAACCACTTCGAGGCTAACTGGCGTGAGGTCGCCCGTTGCTTCCCGACTTATAAGGCCTCGGTCGCTGACGACATGGAGACCATGGGCCGGGAGTCTGAGGAGTTCCTGCTCAGTTACGAGCTGAAGTGGCTGCTTGACAAGGGCCAGTTCACTACCTCCGAGAAGTTCGAGGAGCTGGGAGATAACCGCGTCCAGGCCCTGGAGCACACCTGGTTCCGGACCCCGGTGGTCGCGGGAATTGACTGCGGCCGGAAGCAGGACAAGACGATCGTCACGATCGTCTGGGTCGACTGGGACCACCCGGATGAATTCGGGTTCTTCGAGCACCGGGTCATTAACTGGCTTGACCTTGAGGGAGTCGAATGGGAGGAGCAGTACTTCCAGATATACGACTTCCTGCAGGGATATAAAATCGAGGCTGTCGGAGTCGACATCGGCGGTATCGGTGACGTGGTAATAGGCCGGTTGAAGACGCTCATGCCGAACGTGAACTTCGTCGAGTGCGGGGACGCACCTGGTGAGCAGTCGGCCCGGTATAAGTGGCTCCAGCAACTGATGCAGCGCCGTCGTATTATCTGGCCAATGGGTGCTAAGGTTAAGAGACTGCGCGCATTCCGGAGGTTCCGTCAGGAGATGGAAGACGCCGAGATGGAGTACAAGGGCCATAACATGAAGGTCGCGGCCCCGGACGATAACGACGCGCACGACGACTACGTCGACTCCCTGTGCAACGCGGTGGCCATGACTATCCCGAAGCAGGATCAGAAGCAGGACGAGACGGTACGCGTCTATGACAATTTCATTTTTCGGCCCTCTCGCCGTGGTTGGCAACGGTAGTAGATCACTAACAGTTGTCGTACACCAAAAGGTAGGCTACGGGTATGGAAGAAAAACTCTGCCCAAAGTGCAAGCGCAAGCTACCCGTAGACAGGTTCTCGAAGGACAGCCGACGTAAGGATGGACATCAGCCGTACTGCAAAGACTGTAACAAGGTGTACTACGACGAGCACCACGATACTATACTTGCAGGTAGAGCGAAATACTACCGGGATACCCTATACGACAGGCTAACCTGGCAAGCCGAGTACCGGGCCGAACATCGACCATCCGCTATCGCCGCCGCGAGATTTTGCAATAAAGGAATTACAGCGGAGCGGTACCAGGAAATGTGGGATGAACAAGGCGGCTTGTGTGCCATCTGCAAGAAGCCGGAAACGGCAATGGTGCACGGGACCCTAAAGCAGCTAGCAGCAGACCATGATCACTCCTGCTGCCCTGGCAGAAAATCCTGCGGTAAGTGCTTTCGCAAGCTGCTATGCTCCCACTGCAACGTTGCCCTGGGAATGGTTCACGACGACATAGAGGTTCTGGAGAATATGATCGAATACTTGAAGACCTCAAAGCGAGCATGGTCGAGGTAATTCATGAGTGGTGAGACGGAGAACGCCGTAAGCGGCTGGACTACTGATACCCTTAAGTCGTACATGGAGGCACAGATAACCTCCCTGCGCTCTGCCCTGGACGAGCGTTACGCGACGCAGACTAAGGCGACGGACGCCGCGTTCGTTGCTCAGCAGACCGCTATGCGTACTGCGTTCGACGCGGCGGACAAAGCAGTCCAGGCCGCGCTTGCTGCGGCCGAGAAAGCAGCCAAGAAGGCAGAGGACGCAGCCGACAAGCGATTCGACGCGGTTAACGAATTCCGTGGTCAGCTCGCTGACCAGGCGGCGACACTCCTTTCCCGCGTGGAGTACCAGGCACAGCACACGTCGACCCTGGAGAAGATCGAGCTTATCAATTCCCGGCTAGCCGAGCTGGACAAGATGGTAGCTACGGGGGCCAGCAAGTCGGCCGGGGCGCAGTCCGTCACCGGTACGGGCTACGAGGCGTCAGTGTACAATCAGAACAACAGGCTCGCGACGGCTGCCCGTGCCAAGGTCACCATAAGCCAGCTCATCGCCGCCATGGCAATTGTCGCTGCTATCATCGGACCCGTCCTTATCGAGATCCTTAGCCACAGCCACTAACCGGCGGCCTGTTTCGCGGTAAACTGAATTGAGCGAGCGCGAGGAGTCCTAATGACGATGCCAGGCCAGCCCTACCAGAATTCGTGGGACGACGGCGAGGGTGACGTCTACGACCCGCAGCATAACCGGACGGATAACTTCCTTGCCGCGTGGTACACGCGCGGGTACACCGCCCACCTCGGCGCTAACGGGGAGATGGTCTACACCCCGCTTATCGCGTCGACCCCGGCGAACACGGACTACGCCTCCCTGCCTTCCGCGATCGGCACCTACACCGAGATCCACCAGCAGTACTTTAACCCGGACCATGACCCGCTCGGCGGGTTCCTGACCTTCATGCCGAGCGACAGCTTCACGTACACGGCGGACGGGGTTTCCTACCGGGTCCCCCGGCGGCTGAGCGGGACGGAGACGTGGCCTAGCCTGGACTCCGGTGTCTCCCCCTGGGCATTCTCCATGGAGGGCTCAGGCTGCATCTACATCTGGCTGGGCTTCCTTGTCGTTAAGCTGTTCCCGACAGACATCGATTCGATCGTCACTGACTCCGGGAACCCCCTGACGTACCACGTCATCGAGCATTTCCAGGAGGGGCGGGAATTCGACATTACCGTTCCGTCCTCGGACACGGCCCTGGACCTGACTGCTGACTGCATGATTGACGGCAGCATGAGGCCTTACCAGTTCGACCCCGTGAACCCGCTTGGGATGCTGGACGCCCTGGAGCTTCAGTCCGTCACGACTTCTTCCCCGCCCGCGACGGTGCGGACGTACCTGTTCCCGGCGGCTACGAACCTCTGGGTTGCCACGCATAACTTCCCGTACCTTCCTTCCGTCACCTGTGTCGATGATACCGGGCACCTTATCGAGGGCACGGTCTCCTATCCGACTTCGACGACCGTCCATGTTGAATGGGCCTCGTCTGTCTCCGGGAAGATGGAGCTTCGTTAATGGCTGAATTCCTGGACACCGTTAACTTCAACCATATTCCGGTAGAGGGGCTTGCCCCGTACGCGGGAGAGGACCCGCCTGACAGTCCCGCTGGCGGGGAAACGTGGTACCGCCCGTCGACCGGCGACCGGCTTTTCTGGGACGACCACATTAATACCTGGGTCGTAGGTAACCAGGGCCCGGCCGGAGCTACCGGCCCTACTGGGCCCCAGGGTCCGACTGGCCCGCAAGGTGTCCAGGGGTCCCAGGGGTCGACTGGTCCTCAGGGTCCTACCGGTGCAACCGGAGCTACCGGCGCTACGGGTCCCCAGGGACCGCAAGGTGACGCTGGCGCTACCGGGCCTGCTGGCCTAGAATGGCGCGGGGTATGGTCCAGTGCAACCAGCTACGTTCCTGATGACGTGGTGTTCTACAGCGGCTCCGCGTACTTCTGCCTGCTGGCGAATACGAACGTCAACCCGGTGGGCCACCCGACGACATGGGGGACCCTTGTAGCTGAGGGTGCTACCGGCCCGCAGGGGCCAACTGGCGCGACCGGGGACACTGGTCCTCAGGGTCCTACCGGGCCTACCGGTGCTACCGGCCCTACCGGGGCACAAGGCATCCAGGGGACCACGGGGGCAACCGGCAGCACTGGCGCTACTGGAGCGACGGGACCCCAGGGACCGACCGGGGCGACCGGCTCTACCGGCGCTGCGGGTAACACGCTCCTGTACGGCTCTGGAGCGCCCAGTAACGGCACTGGGGTTGACGGGAACTTCTACCTGGATGATGTGACCTGGAAGATCTACGGGCCGCGTGCGTCCGGTGTGTGGCCGTCTGGGACGTCTATCATCGGGCCAACGGGAGCCACGGGTGCAACCGGGGCCACGGGCAGCCAGGGTATCCAGGGAATCCAGGGAGCTACCGGTGCGACCGGGGCACAAGGCATCCAGGGAATTCAGGGTGCGACCGGGGCGACTGGTGCTACTGGCCCGTCTGGGAATACTGTCGGGTCTGGCTCCGGGTCTCCGTCTAGTGGCACCGGAGTGCAGGGTGACTTCTACATCGACACCACGGCCTGGAACGTGTACGGCCCGAAGGGCAGCAGCACGTGGCCGTCCGGTGTGTCACTTATCGGGCCTCAGGGATCGACCGGCGCGACCGGTGCAAGCCCGGTCGTAGCCCCTGTCCTCGGTCGCCCGACTACGATCGGGTTCCTGAACGTGAACGGTACCACCGGAAACTTTGCCGTTACTGAGGCGACGCGCGCAGGCGAAGCCATTATCGTTGAAATTCTGACGACCAGCTCCGCGACCATCGGCGTGTCAGATGACTCGGCTAGCGGTGGGAACACCTACACGCAGGTAGCTGCTGTAGCTGCCGGGACTTCTTACCTGTACGTATTCGTATCGAATACCGTTAACGCCCTGACGACCTCCAACCATATAACAGTTACGTCCTCGGGTAGCCAGGTGTACACCTTCGTCGCTTACTGGACTCCCGGTTACTGTGGTACAACGGATGCTACGGTGGCTACCGCCTCCGGAACTTCTAACGCCCCGTCCGTTTCCAGCGGGGCAATGTCCGTAGCTAACGACCTTGAGTTCCTGTGTTACTTTAACAATGCCGGGACTAACCTGAATGCGGCTCCCTCAGGGTGGACCGCCCTGGGGACGAACTTTGACGGGACCTTGGTAGCGGCACCCTACTATAAGCAGGCGACTTCGCTTTCCTCCGACACGGCGACGGCGGGCTACGGCAGCTCAATAACCTGGTCGGCCGCGCTTGTCACACTGAAGCCGTATGTCCCCCGGGTACAGGTTTCGGCAATTAGCCAGGTGGCTGCCGACATACAGCCTTCCCCTGGGACACGGACGTCCGGAGCGTCCGGATACCTGGCTGATGCCTCACATATTCACGGGCAGCCGTCCGTGTTCGCCCCAACAGGACTTACCGGGGCGACAACCGCTACCCGCTACGTCGGGGGCACCGCGTCGGGGTCACCGGCATCGGGAACCTTCGTAACGGGTGACTGGATTGTCGACCAGACTGGAGTCAAGTGGGTCTGCACCGCAGGCGGGACACCAGGAACATGGCGTTGTGATGCAGGGGTTAACGTAATGACGCACCCGATTACTGGAACCTTCCTGGAGAACGTGCCCTGGGCTCTCCTGTCGAACTCGATAACATGCGGGTCCGGGAACCTCTACCTATTTCCAGTTCCGCTACTACCAGGAATGGTTGTCACTAACCTGACCATGATTGCTAGCGGTGGCGGGGCAACATACACGAACCGCTGGGGCGGTATCTTTAAGTGGAATAGCGGGACACCGATGCAGGTCGCGCACACGGCCGACCAGTTGACAACTGCGGTGTCCTCTGGCACAGTTTACACGATTCCCCTTACCTCCGCTTATACCGTTCCCACTACCGCTGAATCGTACTTCGTCGGCTTCTGCCAGGTAGGGTCGGCCCTTTCTACCTGGTTCGGAAGTTCTAGCTGGGGTGGTAACGGGACGAGTCTGGGGGGCGTAACTGCCCTGCAGAAATTCCTTCCAGGGTACAAGAGCAGTGTCACCGGCCCGGGTACAGACGGATCAACGACAGACGCTATAGGCGCGTACATTACGGGGCAGCCGTACATAGCGCTCAGTTAGGAACATAATGACTAACCAAGTGTTCCCAGACGCGGCGAGCACACCAGTAGGGCAGCGCGGCTGGACAGTGCAGGACCCCGGCACCGGAGCGGACCAGGGCCTGACCGGGGTTGCTGGGTTTACCACGTCGGGTACCCTGCCACTGGGCGGCGCGACCACTGCGACATTTGACGTTCGGAGATTCGGCGCTGTTTGTGACGGTGCTACGGATGACACGGCTGCGGTCATCGCGGCTTACTCTGCCGCGAACGGAACAGGCATCGTAACCTTTCCCCCGGGTACCACGACCTGTGTCCAGGGGAACATTAACCCGGCGGGTGCCCCGACGTGGGGACTCGGTGCGACCGTTAAGTTCCTGAATGGTATTACCCCGACGCACGCGATGTTCACCCCGGCTGGTGCCTGCTCATTCTACGGGCTTACCTTCGACCTGAACTCAGCGAACACCACTAACCCCGCGAACCTAAACCAGGGCGCGGCTATCTACGCGGTGAACTCAGCCGGTTGGTCCGGGACAATACGCATCAGCCGGTGCACGGTGATGAACGGGTGGCAGTGCGGTATCGCCTTTTACACCACCGGGCAGACGAATGCCCTGAACGTTTCCGCTAGCGCATTCGCGGTAACGGACTGTGAGATCTTCGGGAACGGAAAGATCGGCGTCTACCTGAACGAGGTCTCCGACGGGGTTGTCTCGAACAACTTCATACACAACAATGGCACGTCAGGCATCTACGAGAACGTCAGCCTGCGTAACAGGTTCACCAGCAACAGTTGTGTCGCGAATACAAGCGACGGGATCGTTTCCGTCTACTCCTACGGCACCCTGGTCACAGGTAATAACTGCACCGATAACGGGAACTCAGGGATCGTGATCGGCGGGGGCTCGACCACCGTGGCGGCCGGTACGCACTTCACGATCACCGGGAATACCTGCCGTAACAACGGGCACACCGTTCCGGGGCACGGCATCGACATCGACACCACGCTGACCGGCGGGCCGACAACCCCCGTCCCGGCCTACGGGTCAATTTCCGGGAACACCTGCGACTCGAACGTCGACCACGGTATCTACGTGAACAACAGCCAGTACGTCTCGGTCACCGGGAACGTCTGTAACTCGAACGGCCTGGACGGTATTATCCTCACCGCCCAGAACGCGTCGGTCAGCGGGAACATTCTTACCGGGAACACTAACGGACTGGGCATCAATAACGGCGGCGGGCACCAGCTCGGCAGTAACTACATTGCCGGTAACTCCAGTCACCAGATCTATGACATCGGATCGATAGCAAGTGTGTATACCCCGGCCGGAGTGGTATCCCCTGGCGGGACTTCAAGTTACCTTCGGGCAGACGGGAACTGGGGTACCCCGGCCACGTCGACAGCGGGGGCAGTACTGGGGACATGCCAGTACGCACCTGCGACCTTGGCGCATTTCCAGACTAGCAGCGTAACGATAGCGCCAATGGACACCGCCCACCTGACAGTGTCGTTCACCGCTCCGGCCTCCGGCAACATCATGGTCATCCTGTCCGCCTGCGCCGCCGCGCCTAGCACAGCGGTAGAAGTTGTCTGGGCCCTGACGGACCATACTTCCGGGGCCATTTACGGTAACCAGCAGTCCGTCTGCCAGACAACCGCTCCGAACCATTACACCGTGCAAGTCATGGTTTCCGGATTGACCCCGGGGACTGTTTACCAGATGGACTGGGCCCAGGGATCGAGCACGGCCAGCAGCCAGGTAACGACTTATGCAATGGGCGTATCCAGTCTTACCGCATCGCCTTCCAATCACTCACCGGCTACCATGACGGTGTTCTCCCTGTAGGGATCACAATTCCAAGGGCCCGCATAGTACTCTGGTAAGCGGACCTCCTCTTCGCAAGAAGGAAGAATATAGACAATGGGCAATAACGTTTTCGATGACAAGGCGTACAACACGCCCATGGACGCCTATGGCTGGAACGTGCAGAACTCAGCCACGGGTACCGACCAGAACCTTACGGGGGTCGCTGGCGTTACCGGCGCGTCCCTGGCTACCAAGGTCGTGCTACAGCCTACCACCGGTCAGGGCTCGTTCACGTCCCCCGCTGGTGTCTCTGCCTCTGGTCAGGGCTCGTTCGCTGGTACGTCTGGTGACGCTACCGCTGCGAAGCTCTCGGACCTCAAGGCCGTCGCCGCTCTTGTCGACTCACTGAGCACGCAGATCAAGACGCTAGCGAAGCTCGCGGACCTCCAGACGGTCGCGGCTGACCACGACACGCTGAACGCCGCGATGCGTACGGCTGGCCTGGAAGCCACTAGCTGATGGCCACAGTTAACCCGGGTAATAGCGGCGGTGTCCGTACGGATACCGGCGCTACCTCGGGGTCCACGGGACTAGCTACGATAACGTTCGCGACTAAGTACGCGGCTGTCGAGGTGAAGAACCTAGACGGGACGAATCCCCTGTACATCACCACGGGCTCAGTTGCCGCCGCTGTCGGCGGGGGTAATGACGAGTACGTCGCTGGCCCGGGGGAGCGCGTCCTGGTTCCGAACAATGTCGAGCTGTGGTGGCAGGGCTACGGCGGCATCGACGGTACCCTCGTTAATCCCGGAACGACCGTGAATATCGCCGCCATCGACAACCACACCGCTAGCAAGTTCGAAGTCAACGCAACCTGCTGATAGGAAGAAACAAAATGGCTTTTGACCAGGACAAGGTCTCCCCTCTCGGCCCGGTTATCCTGCCGCCCGAGCGCCAGGGCACCACGTACGAGGCTAAGGGTGCTCCGAATGCCCCCGGCGGGCGCGGTCCCCTGCGCTTCGAGTCCGGCACCGCGACTGACACGGACGTTCCGAGTGAGTTCGTGAACGGCATCCGGCAGGGCTATGAGACGGCCCCCGGCCGCCCGAACAACAACAAGAACGTTTTCGAGAAGTGGCCCGAGGAGACTGTCCGCGAGCGTGCCCACATGGGTTCCTCGGCCTGGACCTCCGCGCCCACGATGCTTGGTGACTTCGCTGAAGGCGCGGGCACCGAGGCTGAGCAGAAGTACGTGGAGATCGACAGGACCGGTTCCTCGTACATGCGGGTCAACCCGGCGCGCGTCACCGATTGATCCAGGACGATGGTCGACTTCAACGACCGCCGCCCGAATGCCGACCCTGATCCTGACGACTACGAGCGGCCACTGACACGCCAGACCCTGACGGAAGCTAACCGACGTTTCCGCCAGACTGGCGTTCAGGCAGTTATTCACACTGACCCGAAGACCGCCGATAGGATAGTGCGCAGGAGCATAAAGGAGAGATTCAACTCTCGCCGCAAGGGGCTCGAAGATTTCGATTCAGTCGGGGCATACTTGGACTACCTAAAGGGGCAGGTGACGTGATGCTGGCAAGCGCAGTCACCGCGTTGCTTAGCTGGCCCTACGGTCTTGGCCTGATCACTAACATCGCAGCCAGTATCGTTTGCGCCGTTGTCGGATGGTTCTGGCTGCTGAGGAAGATTCACTGCTCGGAGCCACATTGTTTCCGCCCGGGACGGCACCCGGTTGAGGGGACAACGTTCCGCACTTGCCAGAAGCACACCACGCAGGAAGTTCATGAGCGCCTGCACAAGGTGCACGCCGAGAAGTTCCCGGAGCAGCACGCGCACCTGAATTCCGGGGCAGCTAATGGCTGAGTGCACGCACCACTGGCAGGACTGCCCGGAACATAACCCGGACCATGGGTTGCCCTCACTGATAACAGTAACGGACTGCCTTTACGGTGGTCTGCAGACAGTCGACGGAGACCCGTGGGACACGCATGACTCAGAAGAGGTCTGGGACCGTGTGTTCAAAAGGATTCTGCCATGAAGGCGGGTCCGGACTCAGTGTTCATGAACTGTCCTTTCTGCGGGAAGATAATGTTCTTCAAGACGTTCCACATGCGCCAGCACGTCCGGCGCATCGTCCTGATGGCCCGCTGGTACACCACGAACAAGATGCCAGGCACCAATGGCTGAGGTTACAAAGAGCTGCTACACCTGCAAGCAGGATAAGCCCTTGTCGGACTACCAGAAAAACAAGGCTAAGAAAGACGGCCTGGAGCATCGCTGCCGCGCATGCAATAATGCTCGCATCCGAGCTGCGTATGCCAAGGACCCAGCTAAGAAGATTGCCGCCACACGCCAGTATCATTTGGATCACCCAGAGTGGTCCAAGACAGTACTACGTGAGTGGCACGAGCAGAACGCTGAACGACGTTACCAGGAATATCTGGAGCGGGGCAAAGACCCCGAAGTTGCTGCTAAGCGCCGGGACGCCTCACGCCGGAGTGAATCCAGGCGGCGTGCCTTGATGGCTGGCGGCACCCTAGTAGATCACATTTCATCAGACGACCTTGATAGGGTTCTAGTAGAATACCAAGGGCGTTGCTGGATTTGTCACGTCGACCTGGCAACTGTTGACCTTCATTGGGACCACTATAAGCCTCTGGCGAAGGGCGGTGAGCACACGTTGGCTAACCTACGGCCTTCGTGTTCCGACTGCAACGTCAGAAAGAATAGTATCTGGCCATTGACCGAGGAGCGTCTAGACGCAATTCGGCGCGCGGTGGGAATACTGCGCGAACCTAAGGAGGTGATGTAAGACAATGTCTATCGACTTCCCCAGTGCCAGCATGCGTGCGGCCGGTGGTGATCTGGCGATTCAGGTGTCTCCTCTCGGACTTATTGATATCTCCGAAGAGGAGTTCTTACCTTCGAAGTTCACGGTCCCCGGGTCATTAGGTACGCTAACAATTGGGCGTTCTATTTGGGCCATCACTGGATGTACAGGAAAAATGCGGGTGAACCGCAACTAACGTTTAACCACGTTAGGGCATTGTCCTTAGCGTCCGACTTCATGACGAACTTCACGTTCTCAAAGGGCGTGACGTTCAAAGTCAACAAGATGTTCCAGCACATCACCCCGGCCCTGCTCGGCCGGATCTTTGACAAGGACAATAACCGGCAGCAGTTCCTGTGGTCGATCGGGCAGCAGGGCGGGGTATCCGGCGACTGCTTCGTCAAGGTAGCGTACGCTGAGCCAGGTACTGAGGCCGCTGACCCGATGACCGGCGCTGGCCGTGTCATGCTGATGGTCCTGCAGCCGTCACACTGCTTCCCCGAGTGGCACCCTCACCTCCCCGGCAAGATGACCAAGTTCACCATGAAGTACAAGTTCTGGGGAACGCAGCCGGACGGTACACGCGTGGTTAACACGTACGTCGAGGAAATCACTGACGACACAATCAAGGAATACATTAACGACGAGCTGTTCCGGGACGACCAGAACCCGCTCGGGCGTATTCCCGTTGTCCATATCGCGAACGTCCCGGTCTCCGGTTCCCCGTGGGGACTCTCGGACATCGACCAGATCATTCCGATCAACCGGGAGTACAACGAGAAGGCCACCGAGATATCGGACATCATTAACTACCACGTGTCTCCTATCACGGTAGTCACTGGCGGCCACCCGCCGAACCTTGAGCGCGGGCCCGCTAAGATCTGGGGCATCGGGAACGAGAAGGCTAGCGTCTTCAACCTAGAAGGCGGGACCGCTGGCCTTGCTCCCGCGATGGAGTACCTTGAAGTTCTCCGGATGCGGATGCATGAGTACGGCCACGTCCCGGCAAACGCCCTGGGTGAGCCGCAGCCGATCTCTAATACCTCCGGTGTCGCGCTGGCAATTCAGTACATGCCAACGATGCAGCACTACAATCTCAAGAAGGTCCAGTACAGCACCGGCCTGAAGGAGATCGCCCAGCTATCGCTGATGACCCTGTTCCTCAAGGAGCCTGAAACCGTCCAGTACGACGAGTACACGGACGGCATCCTTGACGAGACACTAGGCCAGCAGCCAACCCTCAGTCCTAAGGACCCGGCCGTTTACGACCTGGAAGTCGAATGGCCCGCGCCGCTGCCAGTAGACATCCTGATCAAGCTGAACGAGATCCAGCAGAAGATGGAACTCGGACTGGAGTCACGCAAGGGCGCGATGCGGGACCTCAATGAGGAGTACCCGGACGAGAAGCTCCAGGAGCTTCGCGAGGAAATGATGCAGGACGCCAAGTGGGACGCTGAGCTGCGTATTTTCAATTCGCAAGTAGCGGCTGCTATCATGGCGTTTACTGGGGTAATTCCCCCGGACCAGGGAGAGCCAGTACCACCGGAGTCACCTGAGCCAGGGAGTAACAGCCAGAGCGCTAACGCACCACAGCAGGTTACGGCACAACAGCCCACGCTGCCAGCCGGTCTGCAAAAGGTGCAGGACGCGATGATAAATGAGCTAGTGACGAACGCCTTCTCACCGAGGGTCCCGCTCCGGCGGAACTTCGATACGAACGACACGAACTCATGACAGAACAACACAGGTAAACATCGGGGCTTACTCGGAGAACCAGACCGCAAAGGAAATCGTGAAAATGAACAAGAGCAGCACCCCCGGGACCATCATTGGTTACCGAAAGAACGGGTCACCGATCCGCCTGATTGCCGGTGGGTCCGACACGGGGCAAGAGCCGCTAGCTCCGGTTCAGGAGCCGACCGTCCCCGTCACCGGGTTCTCCCAGGACCAGCTTTACGCGGCGATGGAAAAGGCTCGCAGCGAGGAGAGGGCGAAGCTCCATACCCGCCTGGAAAGCATGCAAAGCAATTTCAGTTCGCAGGAGGAGCTTCTCAAGGAACTGAAGGCCAAGGAAGACGAGCGCGCTGCTGCCGCTGCCGCCGAGGCTGAGCGCCTGGCTGCGGAGCAGAAGGCGGCCGAGGAAGAGAAGCTTTCCCTCCGGCAGATCATGGACAAGCGCGAGCAGGAGAACACGGCTAAGTTCCTGGAGCTGCAGCATGAGCTTCAGCGCCGTGACGCGATTATCCAGAAGGAGCGCGAGCGCGCCGAGCTAGACCTATACCGGGAGCGTGCCGTCGCCGCTGCCCGGGAGCCCCGTCCCGACCAGAACCACTTTGGTATCGCGGACGAATTCATTGACCTGGTGCAAGGGAGTACTCCCGAGGAGATCGATAACAGCGTCGCTAATATGGTGGCGCGAACTCGGAGTATCCTGGAAGGAGTGCAGCAGGCGCAGTTGAATGCGCAGGCTCGCATGCCGGGCGTTTCTCCTAACGCTGGGAACTTCGGGCCAGTGGAAACCGCTGGATCAACCCGGCAGTACTCAGGGGAAGAGATCGCTGCGATGGACCCGAACTCCCCGGAGTTCCAGGCCCTTCGCACACAATATGGCATGGGCCGTTCAACAAGCAACCGAGGCATGTTCGGAAACTCGAACCAAGGTTACTTCGGCTAAAAAGAGAATGGTCGGCAAATGTTCCGGCCCAACAACACTCAAGGGAGTGACACATGGCAGGAAGTGCCATCGTCGGGACTAACTTTCTAGCTGCGGCTCCGACCGCCTATCAGGGCGCGAACACCCAGCTTACCCCGGCCATTCAGACTTTGTGGTCCAAGGAAATCCTTTTCCAGGCCATGCCCATTCTGCGCTTCGAGCAGTTTGCGATCAAGAAGACGGAGCTTAACCAGGCTCCCGGGACCACGATTAACTTCATGCGCTACAATAACCTGCCTGCGGCTTCGCAGCTCGTTGAAGGCGTCCGCATGGAGACGACCCCGCTTACCGCGTCGCAGTTCTCGATCACCGTTGCTGAGCACGGCATGGCCGTCGCCACGACCGAGTTCCTCCTGAATGCCTCGTTCGACGACGTCATGGCGTCGGCGGCCCGGCTTCTCGGCCGGAACATGGCCCTGTACCTGGACGCGTCCGCGCGGGACACCCTGCTGCAGGCCAGCTCGATCCTGTACGGCTACAACAAGCCCGCTCTTGCCGGTAACATCCGGTCGGACCTGGCCCCCTACTCGCACGGCGTGCCCGCTGCGAACCGCGCGGCTCTCTCGGCCGGTAACTTCGCTCTTACGACCGCCATGGTCAAGGACGCGGTCCTGACCCTGGAGTCGAAGAACACGCCTCACCTTGGCGACGTTTACCCGACCTTCATCCACCCGGCGCAGTCGCGGCAGCTTCGTGACGACCCCGAGTTCATCGAGGTCTCGAAGTACTCCCAGCCGGGTAGCTTCATGCTCGGTGAAATTGGCAGGTACAACGACGCGGTCTTTATCACCACGACCCAGGTCGCTCCGAACTACGTCTCCGGCAGCTCCGGCGCGCAGTACCACGACGGCATCATGATCGGTGACAACGCCTTCGGACATGCCATCTCATTGCCGGTCGAACTTCGCGATTCGGGCATCTTGGACTATGGCCGTGAGCACGGCCTGGCCTGGTACGGGATCTGGGGCTTCGGCCTCATTACCGACCAGAGCGTCGTCATTCTGGAAACCAACTGACCTAGTTCTGCTTGGTGGCAATTGGCCTCGGCTTCGGCCGGGGCCTTTTGCTGGTAACAGTTCGGCGGGTCACTGGCCTAGAATAGCTAACGTAGAACCAATCGAAGAACGTATAAGGGGCACGACATGCCAGCAGGAAACACCCGGGTTAACCGGACATCGGGCAAGGCCGCCCCCCAGCCGGGGGACGTTACCGCGCTCCGAACGCAGGCTCTTGAGGAGCAGCGTGACGAGGACCAGCGCGAGGCTAGCAAGCGCCTTTCGATGGCGTCCGAGGTCCAGGAGTACGAGAAGCAGAATGTCGTCATCGATTACACCGACGTCGACAACCCGCTCCCAGAGGTTCAGCCGGAAGACGGCGACGATGACCGGCCTTACCGGGAAGTCACTATCAAGTACGACATCGACAATATGGTTTACGGTGTGAAGATCCTTAGGGAGGCTGAGTACGACGAGCGCGGTAATGTCACCCGCCCGGCAGACGTCGGCGGCCCGAGGTTCTTCTCCTTCAAGGAGGGACGCCGTTACCGCCTGCCTAAGCCTCTGGCGGACCATTTGGACGAACGTGGTTACGTCTTCCACTGATCGGCAGGACTGACAAATGTCCGGACAGATAGCGCCCCTTACGGCGGACGCCACGCTGAATCTTCTAGCGGGGACGTTCACCCTGGTGGCACAGTCGACCGCGCCGACGTGGTCCCCCGGAAAGTACTGGTTTAACACAACGACCAGTGCCCTTAACTTCTGGACCGGCAGCACGTGGGCAGATGTCTCACTCCGGTACCTCGCCCTGCTAACCGCCGACCCGGCAACCTCGGGTCCCGGAGGGGCCCAGGCCGCCGCTATCTCGGACCTTACCGAGTGCGCCGACTCCGGGTACGCGAGAATTCCCGTGTCACTAACGACAGCCGCCGGGACGGCGACTCCGGTAAGTGTCAGTAACTCGGCGCTGCTAACATGGGGTCCCTTTAACGTCGACATGGCCGCACCAGTCGGCTGGGTCGCATTGGTCACGGTTCAGTCCGGCAATGCCGGATTGCTGGTCTACACCTGGCAAGTGCCCGGGAACATGGTCCAGCAGGTCCAGGCCAGCCAGTATATCCAGTGCCCCGCCGGGGGCCTGGTAATGAGTCAGTCATAAGAAAGGATCTGATTCCTTGACCGCCATCGTCTCCACCGACATCCAGTACTTCCTGTCGGCCCCCGGTGCCTCCGCAGGAAACGCCACCGCCGGGTCTGCCGGTAACTCCTGGGGTAAGTACCTGTCGACCACCCAGCTTTCCTCAACCCCCCTGGATAACCTCTTCCTGGACCTGACCGGCGCGCAGAACGCCGCGAGCCAGGTCGACTACGCGTGCGTGTTCATCCTGAACAACACCGCGTCCGGGAACTCGATGCTTAACACCGTCGTCTGGATTCCGAACTCCGGTAACGTTACCGGTGCGACGACTCACGCGGTCGGCGTCGACCCCGCTGCCGCGAGTGCCAAGGCGTCCTCGTCCGCGCAGGCTGCCGTTATCGCGTCGGCCACTGCCGCCCCGTCCGGCGTCACCTTCGTCGGCCCGTCCGCGACGAACTCCGGTGGCGTCAACCTCGGAACGATCGCCCCCGGATACGTTCGCGCCGTCTGGATTCGCCGCACCGCGACGAACTCCGCGCCGCTGAACAACGACGGCTTCACCCTTGAGTGTGACTTCGACACGCAAGGCTAGGATGTCCTGATTTAGGTAACCGATTCCCCGGGCCTCGGTAACTCCGGGTCCGGGGAATCTTTAGTCAGGAGAGAACCGTGTCGACCACTGTCACCTGGAGTACCCCCGGGACATACACCTGGACCTGCCCTGCGCACGTCAACGCCGGGTCAATCACTGTCTGGGGTTCCGGCGCAGGCTCAGAGCCAGGGAGCGGTACCTACCCTGGTTACAGCGGTGGCGGTGGTCAGTGCACCGGGTACAGTTCCTATCCTTTGGTACCTGGTCAGAATTACACGATTATCGTCGGAGTTGGCGGTTCTGCCGGTACCCTTACAGCAGAACCCACTAACGGTAACAGCAGCGTATTTGACTCCGGGGGAGCACCTGGCGGCGTGCACGCCTCCGGTGGTGGTTCAGGAGGATCATTCTTTGTCGGGGGCAGTGGTACCCCTGCCGGACTGCACACGTTCTTCTATTCCGGTGGTAACGGAAGCGGTGGCGGGTCCTCCGGGTACGGTGGTGCTTCGGGGGGTAACTCCGGGTGCCCGACCGCCGCCGGGAACGCCGGTAGCAGTGCGAGTAGCTCTACTGGCGCATCTGCCCCGGCCGCACAAACTGGTGCAGGTACAGGTGGTGCGGGCGGTTACGGTAACGGATTCACCGGGGGGGCCCCGGGCGGCGGTGCCGGTTCTGGTGGCGGGCACGGTGGAACGGGCGCTGTGGGTGGTGCCGGGCAGGTCCAGGTAACGTACACGCTGCTTACCGGTGTAACCGTAAGCCAGTCCACAACCTGGAATGTCATAGGCCGTGTTACGTCCAGCGAGGCGGTCGCCTGGGACACGGACGCGACTAACTCGTCCAGCAATGTTGCTACCGCATGGGAATCCTTCCAGGGTGTAGCGGTAAGTAGTGCGGTCGCCTGGAACACGGACGTATCTACCTCGTCCAGTAATGTTTCGGCAGGGTGGAATACCCGGGTCGCAGCCAGTCGTAGTGTATCGTCCTCCTGGCAGTCAGAGTACGCCACGCCGGTATCCGGCAGCACGTCCTGGAATACCTGCAAGCTGGTACCAAAGCAAGCGTCGACCGCATGGGAAACCACAACCACAGTTACCACCAGCAAGTCGAGCACCTGGAACACACCCACAACTGAGGCGAGCCAGAAGCCTGTAGCATGGGCGTCTCTAGTTTTCGTATCGGCGTCTAAGGCCACAGCCTGGAACTCGTACACACCCGTTTCGGTAACGAAGAATAGTACCTGGTACTCCCGGAGTTCCGTCGCGGTAATCCCGCAAACCACATGGAACGCGGAAACAACTAAGGTAAGTGCCAAGTCCACGACATGGAACGATGCGGCATACGCCTCAAGCTCGAAGGTTCTGAACTGGAACGCACGGGCGTCCGTATCCTCCACTAAGGCAGTTAACTGGAACGCGTACCTTCCCGTGTCCAAGTCGGCCGCTACGTCCTGGGTTACGGCCAAGCAAATCCGCCCGGGAGTTCAGCTTACCTGGAACGCGCTGTTCCCGGGAGGTGTCTCCGCGCAGGCCAGCACATCCTGGATTGCACGGACGCTTATCAGCCCGACCGCAGGCATTACGTGGAACACGGGCAGCAACCTGACAACCATAAATAAAACGCAGGGCCTGTCCTGGAAGTCGACCACAACCATCCCCTCAACGGCTACGACCCTATGGCAGACGGAGATCGCCGGAGGGGTCGTCGTTTCACAGGGCCTGTCCTGGGAGACGATGCTGTCCGGGTCATCCACGACCAGCTCGTCCTGGAACCAGTTCCAGGGCGGGAACCCGTCTGTTGCCACAAGCTGGAATTCCATCCAGTCCGTAAGTACTACACGGCGCTCCACCTGGAATTCCATGAGCGCTGTGTCCTGGGGGCATAGCTCGTGCTGGTGGAATGACCTGTCCCCTGTGCCGTCCACGAAGGCAACCTCCTGGAGAACCCCCGGGTATGTTACGCGCCGTGCAGGGATCGCATGGACGGACGCTGGAAAGAACTCGGCCACAACTGGTATCCGGTGGAACACTACGGCACCAGTGCGCGCGTCGAACCCGAACACTATCTGGTGGAGGTCCGACCAGAGCCGGTCAAGCACGAAGCAGGTCTTGTGGTTCAGCAATGGTGAGCTTATTATCCTGGTACAGGACGTGAAATGGCTGACCAAGGCAAGCCGGAGCGCGGCACACGCCGTAACCTGGCACGTTCGGACGCCCGTCACCTCCAGCGAGGATTCCGGGTGGCATGTCTGGATTCCCGGAACTATCTCCAAGCGTTCCCGCTGGCGCAGCCTGGTGCGTGTGTCTCCCACCGCGCGTATCCTCTGGCAGTCCCGGAGAGCCACGGTAACGGACGATACCGTTTCCTGGAATGCCCGGCACTCCCAGCAGCGATCGGCGTCCCTGCGTTGGGCTGTGCGCCGCGCAGTGCAGGTTCAGAAGGCTGCCGCATGGAAGCTGTACACGACCTACTACGTCGTTAGCACTTCCAAGCGGTCGACCTGGAATGATTTCCGCTACGCGCATTCCACTGCCCGCGTAAAGTGGAACGTCCAGATCACCCCGGTTGCCGTAACCCATTCGGTCAAGTGGAACACGCACCTGGCCGTACATAAGACCGTCCCGGCCGAGTGGCACGTCCAGATCATTCCGGTTACGGTCTCTCGTGCGGTAAAGTGGAACACGCGTATTCCGGTAACTATTTCGAAGCCGGTCAAGTGGAACGTCAAGATCATCCCGGTAACCGTATCCAAGGGTGTAAAGTGGAATTCACTTGTACCGGTAGCGGTTACTCACGCAACCCAGTGGAACGTTCCCCGGGCTCCAGTTACCACGACCGTACGGTGGAAGTCCAGGGCACGATTGGCATCCTCTCCGGCCCTGTCCTGGAGGTCCCGGAAGACAATCCATGTCCCGGCACAGATCCGGTGGGACAACCCGGTCACCCCGGTGACGGTAACGCGCGCAGTGGCATGGAAGTCACTGGCCAAGCGGTCCTCCTCACGTTCCGAGCGGTGGGGTTCCCTGCGTACTCGGCAGTCTCGTAAGTATCTTGCCTGGACGGTACTGGTCTACGGCGCGGGATCGTCTAGCGAATTCGCCTGGGAAACAATGAAGCGCGCGTCGCACTCAGGGAGTTTCCGGTGGAATGTGCCGACCGGGTCGTCCCATGGTGATCCCGCGTGGCGCGTTATACGCTGGAATGACTTCATGTCCAGTACCCCGGTTACTTCCTCGGCTACAATGGAATGGACGACCAAGCGAACTATCCCTGGCGGGATAATGATCTCAGGCTCAGACCGCTGGCAAAGCGCGCAGTAGGGTGACCACATGCAATTGACAGACATGCTTTCCCGTATACGGATGGAGATCGGGGACCTTCCTAAGCCTTTCCGTTCCCTGTTCCAGGGCGACGGGCAGACGGTCCTGACTGACCTTATCCAGCCGAACGTAAACGCTATCGGGTTCTCCATTGACGTCGCGGACTCAATTGGTAACCTGACTACCCTGACTCCAGTTACCGATTACACGGTCGACGAGGACAACGGGATCATCACCTTTGCCACTCCCGTTGCCGCCGGGTCGACGGCGATCATCTCCGGAACGAGCAACGGGATGTTCACGGATAATTCGCTGCTGGTCCCGATCCGGGACGCGGTCATATGGCACTGCCATAACCGGAAGCTCAATGAACGGTACCGTGACCGGCACGGGTTCATCACCTACCGCGAGACTCCTATCGGGCTGCGCAACCTTCCGCCGGAAGAGGAGCTTCCCCTAGTCGTCCTGGCGACGTATAACACCTACTGGATGCTCGCTGACGACATGGCCCTGGACGTCAATGTCCAGACCGCCGAGTCAACTAGCATTGACCGGTCCACCAGGTACCGCCAGGTCATGGAGCACATCTCTGAGCTTGACGCCAGGTACAAGTCCCTGACCAGCCTGCTTAACATCGGGCCTAACCGGATTTACTGCACGGACCTCCGGCGTACCTCGTACACCACCGGCCGCCTGGTCCCGCTGTTCCAGGCCCGGGAATATGATGACCACCGCTATCCTGTCCGGTTGATTCCCCCGATCGACAGCTCATACGCGGATAACTCCGGGGTCCCGTCACAGCTTTTTTACGGCGCGGGCCTTTAATCAGAACACAACACGGAACAGGTAACAATGAAAAAGGTCAGGGCTTACTGGTGGCGCGGGAACCCATCCCATCCGGTTAAGAACTTCGGGGACGCGCTATCGCCGTACCTGCTCAAGAGGTTCGCGGACATCCGGACAGCATGGTCACCAGTATCCCATTCGAATGTCGTCTCCATCGGGTCACTGCTAGAGCATGTGCCGCCCTTGTGGGACGGGCATATTCTCGGCACCGGGAAGCTCTACGAGGACTCGCGGCTGCACCTCCACACGAACACGGCCAAGATATGGGCCCTGCGCGGCCCGCTGACGGCCCGCTGCGTCCCGGGGGACTATGCCCTGGGTGATCCTGGCCTGCTTGCCGATGAACTCGTCACCGTCGATCACAGGGACGTCGGCCTGGGTATCGTCGCGCACTGGACAGACAGCACCCTGGCTAAGCGGCCAGAGTTCTACAGCCGCGACTTCGAGACCATGGTGATCGACGTCGCCGGGGACCCTCTCGATGTCGTGCGCTCTATCGGTCGCTGCCAGAAGATCGTCACCAGTTCACTGCACGGCCTGGTCGTAGCGGACGCCTTTGGCATCCCCCGCCGGTACGAGATGATCCCGAACGCAAGCCGGTACGAGGGGGGCCTGTTCAAGATCAGGGATTACAGCGCCTCAATACAGGCTCCGTTCGAGCCGGGTAAACTGATAGAAGCATCGCGGTTCTACGTCGAGGACCGCAAGTTTGAGATCTGGGATGCCTACAGGGCAATGGGGGCCGCACTATGAACATCCTTCTGAAGCACGGTAAGCGTGCCAGGCACGGTCGGGGCATCTCACTGCTCATTCCTTTCCGGGCGGAAGAGGACAGCCCGAGGTTCAGGGCGTTCGAATGGACGATACGATACTATGCCTCCCACCTACCGGGCGCGGAGATCATCGTCGGCACCGATGACAGCCTTCCGTTCAGTAAGACCAAGGCCTTTAACCATGCCAGGGAAAGGGCTACCGGTGACGTCCTCGTCCTTATCGACGCCGACTGCTATATCGATACCGACGTTCTCCTGCACTGCGCTAAGGAAATCCGGCGCGAGCGGAAGAGGGGCTACCGGCTATGGTACATTCCCTACCGCAGGTTCTACCGGCTCACCGAAGAGGCAACGCGCCGCGTCCTGAAGTCTAACCCCAGGGACCCGCTGCGGTTCCCGACGCCTCCGTCCGAGAAGGACACGGAAGCACACTCCTCGGCGTCGCGCGGCCACTGGTGGGGCGCGCTTATCCAGGTAATGCCGAGTGAGGCTTACGACATGGTCGGCGGCTGTGACCCGAGGTTCCGTGGATGGGGTGGCGAGGACGTCGCCTTCATGCGCGCGGTCGACACCCTGTACTGCAAGCACAAGACGACACGGAACCAGGTGCTCCACCTGTGGCACCCGATGATCAAGACCGAGTGGAACCTCAGGATGTGGGACGGCCAGCTAAGTGCCAAGGACAATGACCGGCTGGCGAACAGGTACTACGCGGCATTCGGTGACCCGAAGCGAATGCGGAATCTCGTCGGAGAATACCGGGAGGTTGAATGAGTCGAATAGATTACCACCGGGGCAGGGCGAACTCCGACTTCGAGACGGTCCAGCTCTCTAATGCCATGCGCGGGTGGAAGTCGAACTATGGTGACTTCATCGACTACTACCGGCTTGACCCGGACAGCACGCAGTATGATGACGTCTACGAAGAGGTTCTCGCCGGGGGAAGAAAGTACCTCCCGGTAATACGACTCGGCTGCCTGCACGTCACACTGATCCAGGGTGCGAATGACTGGGACGACAAGGGCTTCTACTACAACGACAACGTGCGCGCCATCGTGCCTTATGACGTCTACACCGGATCGGGAATGGCCCTGGCCGACATGGACACCGGTAAGTACGAGCTAGACCGGATCGTCTACAAGCAGAAGGTATTCAAGGTCGTTCAGATTGACGTCCGGGGGCAGATCGTCGAGCGCCCGAATGTTGTCGCGATCGACGCGACACAGCTTAAGCCGGACGAGCTTCACGAGGACCCGCTTATGGCGGTTTACGGTGAAGGTAACCTCGCCCCGTAGTTCCTTACCAGCCAAAAGAATCGCGGAGATAGAATGATACAGGGGCTATCCCACGCGAGGACGCCCTGACCGCCGCTTAACGCCTGTAAGGACGAAGACATGTCTAGGTCTTCCACGTACGTGAACGCTAGTCCCGGTGCTGCCGGGGACCGCGCGCGTACCGCAGAGTTCTTCCAGGGTCTAAAGGATTCCCAGCACGATGCGGTCAAGAGGACGGCCGAGACGATCGCGATCCTCGCAGCGGTGAATCTTTACGGGCGGTACCGCAATGGCAAGCGGGTAAAGTAATGCCCTTTCTCATGAATACTGACGCCGCTTTGAAGTACCAGCTTCAGGGTCTGGTAGTGCACGACCAGAACTCCGGTGCTGAAGGGCGACCGGTTAAGGTCCGGTACCGCTCCCCCGAAGACGAGGTCGCTAAGTTCACTCCCCCGCTGATCCTCATTGAGATGCCCATGGTCTCCATTGCCTGGGACCGGGCGCACATGGGAGAGATCAACCTTCCCTATGTCCCTGAGGGCGGGGACCTTTCCATTCTGCCGAAGTCCTGGGCTAAGGCCTTCGCGAACCCAGACGGAGCGTACGACCCGTCACTCTCGCCGTACGAGACCTGGTGCCCGGTGCCGTATAACCTGGACTACCAGATCACGGTCTACACGCGCATGGCGCGCGAGCACCTGATGCCTATCATGGCGGCACTGGAGGCAGACGAGTACCTGGGCCGGTTCGCCAAGCTCGTCATCCCGCAGACGAACACGTTCGAGCGCGTTACCCGTATGGCGGGCCCGGAGCGCAGCTACCAGAAGGACGAGAACGGCAAGCGGCTGTTCCGTGCCACCTACTCAATTCGTGTGGCGACCGAGCTAGTCGGGCCTATTATCCCGCCACCTGTACCCTGTACCGCTGTCGAGCTGTCGATCGCGTACGGATTTTCCAATCCAGATCTGACTGATTACTACAATGAGAATGATCTGAAGTTGGAAGATGTAACTGAATCAGTCGGCATCATCGGGTCAAGGACACCCCTCGGCTGGAAAACCGATTAAGGTCAAGGAGAAAGAATGACCATTTACGGACGTCCCGGTGCATACGTAACCGAGATCCTCCCCCCGCTGACGCCGCTGAACGCCCTGGCTGGCGCGTCACTTCCGGCCCTGGTTGCTAAGCACCCGCGCGGGCCCGTCACTCCTGCCCTCGTCGACTCCTGGGCGGCGTTCACGCGCCTGTACGGGTCGTACGCGGACAACCCTGGGAGTATCCTCCCGTTCGCCGTTTCCCAGTTCTTCAGTAACACCGGGTCGGCTCTGTACGTCCTTCGCGTTGCGAATGATGACGCCGTGGCCGCGACCCTGGACCTCCAGGACATCGCGGACGACAGCCCTGGGGCGCTAGTCGTCACGGCTGCGAACCCCGGTGACTGGGGAAACAACCTGTCCATCCAGATCACTACTGGCGGGACTACCGGGGCCTTCACGCTAACGGTGTTCCTGAAGAACACTACCGGCGTTAACATCCTCGTCGAGAACTTCCCGGCGCTTAGCATGGACCCGTCGAACCCGCGCTACTGCGTTCCCATCCTGAACGCTCCGAATGCCGGGTCGAAGTACATCACGGTCAAGAACCTGATCACCACCTACGTCTCCGGGGAATCCGACCTGGTCGCCACGTCGGGCTCCGTTCCTCTTTCGGGCGGGAACGACGGGACGGACACGGACACGATCGACACGGACGTGGTCACGACGGAGCTGGACACGCTCCCGGACCAGATCCTTGCGGTGAACCTTCCCGGTGTCTCGGACGTGGCCACGCTGACGAGTATGATCAACTGGGCTGAGCTTCGCGGTGACAAGGTCATCGTCTGTGACGGCCCGGCTCCCGACCCGAACGCGGTCCCCCAGACGGGCTACGCGGACACGGTCGTGGGAACCTACCTGGAAATGGTGTCTTCGGGGAACCCGGCGCTGCCGGACAGTTCCTACGGCGCGCTGTACGCCCCGTGGCTTCTCGTTCATGACCCGTCGTCGTCTATCTCCGGCGCTACCCGCTACCTGCCCCCGGGCCCGGCGGTCCTGGCGCAGTACCAGGTCACGGACCTTCAGGTCGGTCCCTGGCAGACCCCGGCCGGTCAGCGCGCCGTCCTGAACGGCGTCATCGCCCTGGAAGCGAAGTTCTCCGGGGACCAGCTCGCGACTCTTAACCTGGCGAACGTTAACGCCCTTAAGAGCCTGGCTAACGTGGGCTTCGTCATCTACGGCGGGCGCACTCTGGCGTCCGGGTACCCGGACATGTACCTTTCCGTCCGGCGGCAGCTAATGTCCATCGAGCATGACCTGCGCGACCTGTTCGGTTTCGCTATCTTCGAGCCGAACGGCCCGCAGCTCTGGCAGCAGATCACCAGCATCGGGGCGAACTACCTTAACCAGCAGTTCCAGATGCACGCTCTCGGCGGGAACACCCCGACGCAGGCCTTCAGCATCGTGTGCGATTCTACAAATAACCCGCCCGCCCGAGCGCAGTCCGGGTTGTGCACGGTCGATGTCGGCGTGGCTCTCATGAGCCCGGCGGAATTCCTCCAGCTTAACATCACGCTGACCACAGGCAGTGCCTGATAAGGGAGAGCATCTCAAATGACCATCACGCAGAAGTCTTCACTTTCGAGCCCTGCCACCGACCCTCTTCGGAACTTCAAGTGGCAGCTCATTTTCCGACCGGCCTCCGGGACGGCAACGACCATGATGGCGATGACCCTCGGCGGTCTTTCGGGAACCATCGACACCATCCCGTACCGTGAGGGCGGGTATAACACGGTCACCCAGAAGATGCCGGGGCAGGCGGACTTCGGTCCCCTGACCATTACCAAGGGCGTCATGGTTGGCCCGCAATTCCAGATCGACTGGTTCAAGAAGATGTTCACCGTCCTTCAGGGAACGGGTACGCAGGCGGCCGGTGACGACTTCCGGTACACGGTTGACGTCCTGGTTATCGACCACCCGGTTACCACGGACCAGGCCCCGGTCAAGGCGGCGTTCACCATTTACCGCGCGTGGCCGACTGCCCTGGCGTTCGGGGACCTGGACGCTGGTGCGAACCAGCTCCTGATTTCCCAGATGACCCTGGCTCACGAGGGCTTTACTCCCGACGTCGCGGCGGATATCGGGAACTCCGAGGCCACCTACTCCTGATACCGGAACTAGTAGAATGGGAGCCGAGAAGGAACACCTGACCGGCTCCCATATTCGTAGCACGAAAAGGAACACAGACAATGACTGAAGCCCCGCTCTCCTCCACCGACCCGATGCTGGCCGCTGCTGCGGTATCCGCTAAGTTCGAAGAAGCGGAGACCAAGTTCCCGGACGCTCCGACGCTGGAGTCAGACCTAGTTAAACTTCCCGGCGGACTCGTCAGGGGAGAGAACGTTTACCGAACCGCGCAGGTCCGGGAGCTTACCGGTGAGCATGAGGAAAAGATCTACCGGGCCCTGCTCTCACAGAACCCCGCGCACATCCGGTCAGTCATCCTGGAGTGCGGGCTCGTCCGCATCGGGGACCTGAACGAGTCCGAGTCACGTAAGCTCTTGCCGTCACTACTTATCGGGGACCGGGACGCCATCGTCCTAGGCATCCGGAACATGACCTACGACGATTCGGTCGACGTATCCGAGTGGAAGTGCCCGGAGTGCATGGAGCCCATGGACCTCCACCTTGACCTCTATGAGGACATCGAGGTCAAGAAGCTAACCGACCCGGCGAAGGAAGTTACCTTCGACGTCGCCCTCCGAAAGGGCGGAAAGGCTGTCGTTAAGCTGCCGACCGGCGCGGACCAGCTTGTCGTCGGAGAGTCAACCGACCGTACCGGCGCGGAGAGGAACTCCATTCTTCTCCAGCAGTGCGTCATTGAGGTCGACAAGCCTGACGGAAAGGGCGGCGAGGCGAAGATTATGATCGCCGCGATGCCAGGGTACGTCAAGAGCCTGGGCATGAAGGACCGACGGACCATTCTCGAAGAGATCGTCAAGCGCCAGCCGGGCCCGCAGTACCAGGACATCAAGATCACGCACGACAGTTGCGGGAAGGAGGTTTCACTAGCGCTCGACCTAGTGGACCTATTTCTCATCTAAGATTACGACTCCGCACGATACGTACCAAGACTTCGGGGCAATACACTTGATATTCCCCGGATGGAATCCACGGGAACTCGGGGCACTAACTGTAAAGAAGCGGAGGTACTACGCCCAGTGGTCCATCGCCCGATACGAACGGATGACCCGAAATGCCTGAGCCAGATGCCAGTGGACTAGGGAGTCCGTCATTCTCTTCTAACGCGGACGACTCTTTCAGCAACCCTGGAAGTCACTCCATCCTTGGCACGAACCAGCTCCAGGCTGCCATCGACAAGTTCGACGCTGCGGTAACGAAGCTCAGCCAGCTCTATGACAAGGCCGCCAGCTCTATGCCCGTGGGCGGCTCACAGAGCAACGCTGCGGGGATTAGCAGTAACGCGGGTGGGGCAAGTATAACTAACGCCTCGCAGGGCGCTGGCGGCAAGCGTGCGGGCTTCCTGGGCCTGCCTTCTATGCAGTCCGGGACAACGGACGCTGCCGCCCCTGGTGCAGCCGCTCCGGGCAGCGGTTTCATGGGTCAGTACTCTATTAACGGACAGCCGTCAGGTGGCAGCCAGGGCAGCGGTAGTCAACTTGCTAACGGCGTGTCCGGATTCATGGGCCAGCACTCTATTAACGGGCAGCCGTCTGGGAGCAGTGGCCAGGGGAACGGACAGGGCAGTAACCAGCGCAGCGGAGTGGCGAGCGGCTTCATAGCAACTGCTGCGGCAATTGGTAGCTTCGGGGCCGCGCGTCTGCCGGACAGCACGTCCATGACGAACATGACCTGGCGCGGAAACCTTATCGGTGGTGCGCCAGGTACCGGCGGGTGGAACCAGGCGGCGTCCCAGCGGGCCGGTGCCTTTGGTGCCGGTGGTGTCGGGGTAGATTCGAATGCCCTGAATGCTTCGGATGCGGCTGCTGGTTACTCGGCAGCGCAGCAGTGGTCTGGTTCCGCCATGCCGTACAAGTGGACTAATAACAACCGGGTCACATTCAGTAACCCAACTGCCAGCGCGATGTACGGGGCCTCCTCTTCCTTCGGCGCTGCTAACCCCGCGCTGGGTTCCGCCGGTTCCATGCAGATGGCCGGGGCACTGTATAACCCGCAGATGTCAATGCGGATGATGCAGCTCGGGTACGGTAAGACCCCGCTGAACATGAACGGGAAGCACCCCAGTCAAATGGGTGGCGTCGTCCAGTCCATGATGGGCCGAATGTTTCCCGGGCAGCAGGACAAGAAGGGCGCGGTTAACCCGAAGAACCTAGCCGGGTCAATGGCACCCGGTCAGGTAGGTTACGAGAACCTGGCACAGCTTGGCATGTCACCGGAGCAGATCTCCGAGATGACGTCGACCATGGAGATGTACAACACCTCCTCGAAGCAGACCGGAAAGAGTTTCGGCCAGCTTCAAAGCATGTTCGAGAAGTACCGGGTCGGTGACAAGTCGACCAAGTCCCAGATCAGCAAGGAACTTGGCCCGAACATCATGAAGTCCATGAAGGAAGCGGAGGCAACGAAGACCGGTCAGACCTCGGACGTGAACACCCAGTTCGCACAGGGTGTCGACAAGGCAGCCCAGGGCCTTGCTAAGTTCAATAACGCGATGGACAAGGTTCTTCAAAACCCACTAATGAAGCTTATCGTCGGAGGAGGCGGCGGTGCAGCCGGGGCATTTAGCGCCCTGGGCAGCGGTGCGACAATTGGCGCGGGTGCTTTCGGTGCGAGCAAGCTGCTGGGCCTGCTACTTGGTAAGGGCAGTGGTGAGGCCGGTGTAGTCGGCAAGGCCCTAGGCATGGGTTCGAAGGGCGCTGGTGCTGCCGAAGGCGCAGGCGGGGCTGGTGCTGCCGAAGGCGCAGGGGGAGCGGGTGCGGCTGGCGGCGCGGGTGGTGCGTCAGGGCTGGCCGGTACCTTTGCGGCTGCACTGGGAAGCTCGGCCGTCATGGTCGCCGTGAACAAGATGGCTGACGTATTCGGTAAGTCCCTGGGTCAGAAGATCACAAACCTGCTGCACCTGCCGAGTCTAAATAAGCTGCCAGGCCCGGTAAAGCAGACTGCCGCTAACACGGCCAAGAGCATTGGTGACATGGTCCCCCAGCTCGGTGCCGTGACTAACCTAGTCAAGGGTGCCCTTGGCTTTGCTGAAGGCGGCCGGGTACGGGGAGGTACCCCCGGTAAGGACACCGTCCACATCATGGCGCAGGACGGCGAGACGGTACTTAACCCGAAGGCCTCGCAGAAGCTCGGGTACGACGTAATCGACAAGCTGAACCGGGAGAATCCGAACCCGGCTGGTAAAACCGAGATGAAGGACGGGATTCTTCACGCGGCCGGTGGCGCAGCTATTCTCCAGGACGCGAAGAAGTACGCCGGGCACAAGTACGTCTGGGGTGGTCCTTCGAACCCGAAGGGCGGGTGGGACTGCTCCTCATTCGCTAGCTATGTCCTTGGCCACGACGAGGGATACAAGCTTCCCGGAGGGAAGACCTGGGACCAGGCCACCAGTAGCGGGAAGACGCACGGGCCCACGTCGGGCTCGTTCGCTGGAATGCCTGGTGCTCACAAGGTAAGCAATAGCGCGAAGGACATCCAGGCGGGTGACCTGCTAGTCTGGCCGACGCACGTTGGATTCGGTGTCGGTCCCGGGACAATGTTCTCGGCATATGACACGGCGAAGGGTACGCTCCAGACGCCGAAGGACATGCAGAACGCAAGTGGGCCTAGCGGGGAGAAGCTGACGGTTCTTCGCCTGGGCGCTGGCGGTGGTAACGCGAACAGCTCGGGTGGTGGAAGCGGGTCCTCTTCAAGTTCATCTAATTCCGGGTCATCGCAAACGAATACCGGAGGGGGCAGCCCAAGCTCGACTTCTGAGACCGATAACGTACTGGGTGCCCTTGGGGCGGGGGCGTATGCTTCAAGCGCGAGCGCCCCACAGCAAAGCAAAACTACTAGTAACGGTGGTGGAGGGGCCCCGGCCGGGGGTGTTACCGGATCTGCCGCCGCAAACGGCAAGGAGCTTTACCAGTACCTGCTGACTAACCTATTCGGTGGTAAGAAGATAGCGGCAGCCGGGGCTATCGCCTCAATCTGGGGTGAGTCAGGCTGGAACCCGATGTCCCAGGGTACCGGAGGCCGTGGACTTATCGGATGGACTCCACCAAGTTCAATCAGTGATGCCGCATTCAAGGGCGGCATGAAGACGCAGCTCCCGGAGATCATTAACTTCGTCCACAAGAACGGGGACATGGGTGCTGTCCACCAGATGGAGGGTGCCAGCACCATCCTGGACGCGGCAAACATCTGGGGTAAGAAGGTCGAACGTTACGGAATTAACGACGTTCACTCCGCTGGAATCGCGGCGGCCAAGAAGATAGCCGGGCTGGCGACGGGTGGTGTCACCCAGAAACCAGGGCCATACCTGGTTGGCGAGCGCGGGCCGGAGGTCGTGGACCTTCCCAGCGGGGCGTCAGTAACGGACGCCAAGCGGACGAGCGTCTCCGGGGCCCAGGGCGTGGCCCAAACCCCGTGGAAGGTGTCCGTACCCCAGCCTGCCGCATCTAGCAAGGGTGCGCAGGTTAACCTGACCTTCGGGGATGTCGTCATTCAAACCCAGAATGGTAATATCAACAAGCAAGACGTTGCTAACTCGGTACGGGAGATTTACGCGGGCGTCACGAAGATGATCGAGAACGACAAGGTGATACAGGCGATCGCCAACGGAGAGAAGCGCGGGTAACATGCCAATCATAACCACGTCACCGTCTACCGGCGCAAAGTCAGCCACGGTCAGCCCGAAGACCGGCGCGGTGTCAAATCCATCTCCAGGAACGACCTCCGCTGGGAGTAAGGGGGACGTACCGTACTACGCGCAGTCTCTGTTCGATTCCCGGATCTACTCTCTCGTGTTCCCGATGGAACGGAATGACACGGAAGCCCCGACAAATGGCGGTGGTTACAACGGCGGGCTGACGCGCGGGATGATGATATGGGACAAGGCTTACCCGCCGTACACGCACCAAGCCGAAATGCATTTCCTGTTCAACCCGACGACCGTCACGGCGACCTACTCTGTCGACTCCGGTGACGCTTCGACATCATTGATGTACCGCAGCCCTACGGACACGGCGCAGGCCGCCTTTGCGATGAACCAGACGGTCAGCTTCAGCCTTTACTATGACCGGACGTTCGAGCTATGGGGGTCCTATGGCGCGTCGGGCGTGCCAAACCCCCAGACAGTCGGCCCGAACGGAAAGATGCAGGACACCTCGTCAGCTAACCCCAATATTAACGGCATGAACCCGATGGACCCGACCGTGTACGGCGTGAACGTCGACATCATGGCCATGAAGCAGATCACCGGAATGTTCCTGAACCAGCTATCTGCTCCCTCCGGTGCGGCGACTGGTGCTCCGACTAGTAATGCTTCCCCCGGGCTGTCCCAGCAGGGTGTAATGTGCATGCTCCCGACCTGGGTTTACTTCGGGGCGAAGACGGGCCTCGTATACTACGGGTACATATCCTCGTTCACGGTCACCGTGACTCACTGGACCCAGTTTATGATTCCTATGCGAGCGGTGATCGACGTCGGCTTTAACCTGCTTGTCCCCTCGGCGGACCAGAAGGACGGGCCAACCTTCACTGACTGGAACACCCTGGCACAGCTCGCCATCGGAACCTCGGCTGCTGATAGTGCAAATGGACAGCAGACAATCAGCAAGGCAACAGGTAACAACAGTAACCTGTCCACGGGGAAGGCGGGGCGATGATAGGTCAGTTCAGCCGGTACATCGACTCTTCAATAGTGAACGTCGATGTAAACAAAAGGACCCGGCAAGTTATAGTTCCCAGCCCTCCGCAGCCGTACACGATCGTGTTCCGGTCCTACATGGTCACGGACTCTGACACACTTGACGGCCTGGCTGACCAGTTCTTCGGCGCGGCTACATGGTGGTGGAAGATCGCGGACGCTAACCCGGAGATCCTTGACTGGACCACCATCCCCCCGGGCACCGTCATTCGTATTCCGGTGGCATCGTGACTTCCACACCCGTCGGCCCAGTCATATTCTCGGCTACAGTTAACGGCGTGAAGTCCCAGACGGCTCCGCTGGACTTTGAGGTGCAGCAGGAGTGGGGAAAGCACGACCTTTTCTTCGCGCGCGTCGTGGTAAAGAAGGGGCTGACGTACACTAAGCTGCTGAAGTCCTGGCCAGAGGGTGCCGCCGTTGACATCACCTGGGGACGTTACCCGACATCAGTACAGCACTGGTACGGGTACATAAACCACCATCAGATCAACACCGAAGATGACGCGAACGGGCAGAACATCCAGATCACGTACGTCTTTATCGGAACCAGTGCGAAGATGAACGGGGACAAGAACCGGACCTGGAAAAGCTACACGCCAACGGCCATGGCGAGTACCATTGCCCGGGAGAACTCGCTGCGGTGTGTCGTCACGTCGACCGACTGGACACTGCCGTACGAGGTTCAGGCCCACGAGTCAGACTTTCAGTTCCTTAACCGGATGGCCGACAAGGTCGGAATGCGTTTCTGGGTTTCCGGAGGGACGCTGTACTTTATTGACCCTATCGTCCTCCTGTCCGGTGCGAGCAACTACTTCATCCCGCAGTACACGATTAACCGTGCGGCGTACCTCCAGGACACCGCACGGAACTTCGAGCTGATGCAGGGTTCTTCTATTCCCGGGGCCTTCAAGATGTCCCGCACGGTCTACGGCCTGGACCCGGACACCGGTCAGGTGATCCAGGCGACCGCTGACGGGGACACGTATGACGACGAGATCGTGAACATTCACCGGAACGTGACTTCAACGCAGGAAGCGAAGCAGATCCAGAACGCGGCCCAGGCCCTAAGCCAGTTCTGGCGCACCGGCACGGTAGAGGTATTCGGGTACAGCCTGCTGTATCCCGGGAAGATGATCAAAATAGATGGTGCGGTCATGCCCGATGACACGGCCGGTAACTGGATCGTCATGAAGGTAAACCACATCCTGAAGATGTCCGGCAGCCCGGACCCGGTGAATGACAAGTACGTCAGCCGCCTTACTATCTCGTCAAACGTGAGCGCGACGATTCCCTTTGTCAAGGGGGTCCACAAGGTCACGCCAGAGATCATTCCGTGCAACCTGAGTGGCGGGAAGTGGCAGGCACAGCAGCTTAACACGGTCATCGAGGGGGTTGTGTAAGATGGCACCACCGGCCAGGCAGTGGTTCGGTACGTACACCGCGAGTGTTGCTAACGCGCGCAAGGATAATTACCTTGAGCTGAACATCCCCCAGGTTCTTGGGAAGTCCATTTCGAACTGGGCGGCCCCGGTTGTGTCCTGGCCTGGGCCGCCGCTTACCCCGGGCACGGTTGTCTTCGCGGCGTTCCTTGGCGGGGACATTAACCAGCCAGTGTGGGCACCTAAGGCCCGCATACTGCAGGGTATTTACCCAGGGGACCCGACGCTAGTCCTCCACGGGGACGGCACCTGGGGAGCCGTGGTCTCTTCAAGTGGGCAGGTTCTCCCGACTAGTGCCATGGACATGAACGGGCAGATCATTACTAACGCCGCCGATGGCGTTGCTAATACTGACGTGGCTACGGTGGAGCAGGTAAACCAGGTCGAATCCGACGTGATGACCTACCTGCAAAGCATCTCGTCTGAACTAGGCGGGGGATCAACCGGCCCCGTAGGGCCAGCCGGACCAACCGGACCCGCCGGACCTCAGGGGCCCGTGGGAGCCACAGGGTCTACCGGCCCGGCCGGGCCCACTGGTCCGACAGGGGCAACCGGAGCTACGGGACCGGCGGGCCCTACGGGGCCGACCGGGGCGACCGGACCTACCGGGCCGCAACCCCCGCTGAACACCACGGCCGTTAATATACAGGCCCTTGGAACCCAGGCGGCCGGAACGTTTACCACGGCAGCGGCGGCCGACCACGTGCACCCCACGACAGGCCTGGCTACTGCCGCGTCTATTTCCGCAGCGGCCGGTGCGGGAGATTCCACGCTAGCCCTCACGCCTGCCGGGTACTGGCGTCTCGGGGACGTTACGGCTGGCTCCTGCCCGGACTCCTCTGGGAATAACAACCCGGCCGTAGTGACAGGGACGATCGCGCCGACGCAGGGTTTTCCGGGGACTAAGGCCGCGTATTTCGTTAACTCTACCGCGTACGCCACAACCGCAGCCTTCACGTTCGCCGTTCCTTCCGCATGGTCCCTGGAAGTCTGGTTCAATACCTCAGCGCTGGGTAACAATGTCGCACTGATGTCGGGCGGGTCGTTCGCCCAGAACAGTCACCAGGGATTCAACCTGATCCTGTTCTCGGACAACAACATTTACTTTGACTGGGGTAACGGGACCGTACGGAACAGGGTGAACACGACCACGGCTCCGGTTACCGCTAACACCTGGCACCATGTGGTCGGCACGTACGACGGAACGACATCGAAACTTTACCTGGACGGAAGCCTGGTCGCGAGCGGATCAGCCACCGGCCCGATGAGCTGGCCAACGCCGCAGGTTGCCTTCGCGCAGGTCTACACGGGCATCGGCGGAACGCCGCACCCGCTATCGATTGAGCGCGGGGCAATTTTCTCCTCCGTGCTGACGTCTGTGACCGTGGCGAACAGGTACAACACGGCCCTGTTCAGCTCGGCCACCGCTGGCCCGACAGTTATCAATGCGGCTGACTACAACAGCATTCAGGCCGCACTTGATGCGGCGGCAAATGGTTCTAATACCTCACCGACCGTGTACATACCGTCAGACCGGCTCTGGCAGGCTAGCGCGGCGTTTACTTACACGTCTGGTAAGCCGCTGCACATCACGGGTGACATCAGTGGTGCTGCCACGAATCACGGGACGACAATTCAGTGCGCCGCAGGCGGGAACTATACCCTGTTCTCTGCCCCGAACTCACCGAACACGTGCATCGAGCACCTGACCCTTGCGACTCTGGGTACCATGGGATCGTCCTCGACAGCCATTAACCTGGGCGCGTACTCGACTGTAAACGACATAACCATTACCGGTCCAAGCTCCAGCCAGTGTTTCTACACCGGCATTGAGATTACCGGTAACGTATACATGACCAACTGCTGGATTAACGCCGTCCAGACAGCGGTGTACCTTTACGAGGGTGGCGGGGGAGTCATCATGGGCACCTCGACCTTCACGGTTCCCGGAGGAGGGTCGGCTGGTATCTGGGCGAACGGCGCTACTGTCCGCATGACAAACTGCTTCACCACCGGAGGTGACCGGGGCATCTACGCCACGGCCGGTGAATTCATGTTCATCAACAACGTGGAGATAAACAACTGCTGGGTCGCTGGCCTGGAAGTCGCGCAGCTAGACGGGCACCCCCCGGGCTTCATCGGGCAGGTCTGGGCGAACCAGCTATGGATGACGGGCGGGGAGTCCCCGCTGGCGCACGGGGTTATCTTCAACACGGGCGGCGGGACCCTGCAGTTGACGCAGGCGAACATCGGCGGGTTCTCGGGTAACGGGGTGTGGCTGCGGAAGGGATTCGGCTTCGGAATCTACGAGTCGGTCTTCGGGGAAAACGGATTCTATGCCGCGAACTCCTATGACGACATCCACATCGAGACCATTGCCGACCAGATACAGATCAACAACAACCGGTTTAACTGTGACCCGTACAACCAGCTCATGAGCCCGGCAGTACGCTCAAGTGTGTACGTCCCGTCCGGAGCTATGCCGAACCTTATCTGCACCGGGAACATCTGGCCAGCAGCAGGATACGGGACGGCACCGGTTGTAAACCCAGACAGTTTGGGTATCTTTGCGAACAACCTAGCCACTACGACACCAACGCACTGACATCGAATCCTGGTAGAATGAAGACGGCATGCGACAAGAAATTCTGATCCCTTTTACACTGGACCCGGATACCGGAAAGATCATGCAGACTTCGGACCCGGACATCCAGGCGATGCAGCATGTCTCCAGCCTGGTCTGTACAGAGCCGGGGGAACGCGTGATGCACCCGGACTACGGCATTCCTTTGTCGTCCTACGTGTTCGACCCCGGAGCCTCCATAGTCGCGCAGGCAATTGACAAAGACGTAACCCAGCAGATGGCCCAGTGGGAACCTTCCCTGACGGTGGTGCGCATTACCCCTTCAGCGGACGAAGACTTCGGGGTAGCCCGCGTTGACGTCGACTTCGAGACGTCCCCGGAGGCCACCAGATACACGCAGACGGCTACCGTTTACGTAGGGGGAGTAGTTGCATGAGTTCTAGCCAGCGCTCGATACCGGCGCAGTACCCGACAATTGCAATCCCGACGAGCATCGACTACACGAGTAAGGACTTCGTGTCCTTCGTGCAGTCCATGCTGACGTACGCCGCGCAGGCAATGCCCGACTGGAATCCCGGCAGCGAGGGTGACTTCGGGATGGTCATGGTAGAGCTGATGGCCTACATGGGAGACATTATCTCCTACTACGGGGACCGGCTTTCCCAGGAGGCGTACCTTCCCACCGCGACGCAGCGGCTGTCCGTAATGAACATCGCCCAGCTTCTTAATTACGTCCCGGCCGGTGCCCTGCCCTCTTCCGGGACCATTAACCTGGTCACCCCCCTTGGTGGCACGGCAGTGACGGTCCCAGCCGGTACCCAGGTTTCCGCTACTAACATCCCGAACGGAATGAGCGAGCCACCGATCTTTGAGACCACGACAGACGTTACCGTACCAGGGAATGGCGGGACGGCCTCGGTAGTGGTTGAACAGGGGATCACCTACAAGATGATCCGGATCGGTACCAGCACCGGTACTCCGGGGCAGTCGTTCTCCCTTCCTCAGCTCCAGGTGCAAGACGGGAGCGTCCAGGTCCGGGTCGACGGGACGCTCCCGATTCCAGACGCCTGGAACCAGGTTAACTTCATGATCGACGCGAACGCCGAGGACGAGTCTTACAGTGTCTCGGTTGACCAGTCGGGAGTTACCTGGGTTACCTTCGGTGACGGAACTAACGGGATGATCCCGGGAATGGGCCTTGGCATCTGGGCCACTTACCGGGTGGTCGACGGAGCGGCGGGCAACATCCCCTCCGGATCGGTAAACGCTATCAGCAGCCCGGTCGCCGGAGTTGACATCGCTTTGCTGCCGGACGGTGTCACTCCTAACACGACAGCCATGACGGGTGGCGCGGACGTAGAGGCGACCGAGTCTATCCGGGCAAATGCCGGTGCGGCCTGGCGTGCACAGTACCGCGCGGTGTCGATCCAGGACTACAATGACCTGGCCCTGAATGTCCCTGGTGTCACCATGTGCAATGCGGTCGCCCAGCATTCGACCAGCGTGGTCCTGTACGTCGCCGGATCGAATTACCAGGGGCCCGGTCCTGTCCTGGTTGACGCTATCCTCGATTACTTCGAGGGCAAGACGGTGAACGGGACAACGCTAAGCATCGTGCCGCCTGCAATTATCCCGATTGACATCGGCACCTCGGATAACCCCGTGCAGGTAGTGGTCAAGGACGGGTACGCGCAGGGGACCGTCACCGCGAATGTTAACACCGCCCTGCAGGCCCTGCTGTCCCCGCCGAACATATCATTCGGGCAGCTACTTACCATCTCGTCTGTCTACGAGGCTATCCTGGCCGTTGACGGGGTCGACTACTGCATCGTCCCAGCGTTCACCCGGGAGGACGTGACGCAGGATAACACGAACTCGATTCAGCTACGGCCTAGTGAATTCGCTAAGTCGGGGAACATTACCATGGTCGTATCTGGAGGCTTCACGTCGTGACAACCAATCCGGTTTACCCGAAGTCCCTGCTGCCGTGGTCTGACCGCGTAGACGAAGTTGATATCGTCTGGGCGCAGGACCCGAACAGCATTGCCGCTGACCTGGTATCGGTTGAGAGCACTCTCGGCGTGATGCCGCAGCAGATGAAAAACCCCATCCTGGGGAATGCGATTAACTTCGTCAACGTCGACCAGCGCCTTGACTACCTTACCGCCGGGCAGAACATCCCGGTCACGCAGCTTTACAACACCAGCGGGTTCCAGGTTAGCCCGTGGTGCGGTCCAGGCACGCACTACGGCGCGTTTAACAGCTACAAGGTCGCTTACGACTCGTTCGCCAGCACTGGCCAGCCAATGTACAACGGGTCCGACCTGACCATGCCGGTGACCGGATGGTGCGTCATTGATTCGAGCCAGTTCTGGGAGTGGCACGGAACCGGGTACTCCGGCATGGGCCTGTACGTCGGTAACCGTCTGGTCGACTATGACAAGTGGGACTGGGGATTCCCGGGGAACTACCCTGGCGGACTGTGGCGGCCTGAGGTGTTCCGCCCGGCGTGCACCCACGTCCACTACGAGGGCATCGTTAACCAGGGTGACAGAATCCGTGTCGTGTCCGAGAACGGCATGTCTTCGCAACTTCCGAAGTTCGCATATCAAATGAGCCTGTCCGCCACCGTCCTGCGGACCACCCCCCGGAACAACGCGCAGCCCCCGTTTAACCCGTCGCCACCACCGCCTGGACCGATTATGTGCACACGGTTCCCCCCGCCTCCTGGCATGCTATGCAGGCACCTTGGGGGTGGCATCCTGCACATCGAATGGGACATGTTCCAGGAGCCGTCGTGGCCGTTCCCAGACAGCTATAACGTAGCGGTTTACCGTCCGGGACTAGTCTCACCATTGGCATACTTCACGGTAGTGCCTGCCCCGGCAGTATTCGGCCGGATGGAATGGGACACCGAGGCCCTGCCCCTCGGGGCAACCTACCAGGTAGTCGTGAGTGCGAACGGCGCACTTATCCCGAGCGACTCGGCGCAGATCATCCTTAACATCTGATGCAAAGTTATCCACGTGGTAAGGCGGTGAGGTAACAGTGTCCGTGTACGGCATTACGCCCTACGGAACCTCTGTGTACGGGCTCGACCTTTACCCTGCCTATTCCGTTGAGCCATTTACCGCGCAGTCGGTCACCTATGGCACGGTCCAGGTCTCCTGGACAAAGCCCACGGGGACTATCTTGCGTTACCGGCTGCTCGCTAACCGGTACGGGTACCCGGTTAACGAGAATGACGGCACTGTCCTATTTGACTCCGCGACCTACCCCGGATCGAACTACGCGGACACCTCGATAATCCCCGGGACCTACCACTACTACGGGTTCTACGTCCTGGCCGACCTGGCAGACAACATCTGGATACGAAGTGGTGTCGCCGGTTGCCTGGCTATCAAGGATTACGGGTCAAGCGAAGAGATGTGGCGTCGTCTCCCGAATCACTTCCGGACGATTCCAGAGACTGACGGGTACCTTACCGGGGACGCTCCGGGGGACTCCTACCTGCAACAGTTCGTGAATGTCATTGGGTTCGGTGTGGACTACCTGCGCACGCAGTACGGGATGATGCTCGACCACTGCAACGACCCGATGGCAATTCCAATTGACGACCTGTGGAACCTCGCTGCTGAGGTCGGCCTTAAATTCTCACCGGAGATGCCCGCCTACACGATCCGGAAGGCCGTCGCTAACCAGGCCCATGTCTGCCGTGAGGGCGGGACTACCCCTGGTATCGAGAATGAGATCATCCTGCGCACCGGGTGGTCGGCGGACATAACCACGGGCGCGAACCTGATGCTTGAGGACGACCAGTCCACGTTCCTCCACCCGGTGTTCTACGAGTACACCCGGCACCGATGCTACAACATTGGTGAGTGCGTCTGGTTCGGTCCTCCCTTCTCTTTCCGGCAGTGGCCGGGACTCGGGTACTGGTACAAGTGCATCTCACCAACACAGGGGATAGACCCGCCAGCCTCAGGGGGAAGTAATGCGAACTGGCAGGTAATACGGGACTCCGATGACACCCTGCTGACCCTGGTCCAGCCGTCCACTGGGATGCCCAGTACCTGGGAAGCTGTCGACCTCGGGAATACTAACGGCGTTCCGACGAGCGGCTCCGTTCTGCAGGGCCTTGGTGTCCAGAACATCGCGAACACCGGGTTTGCATGGAACTGCCTGCGCCTGAAGAACAAGGCGTCAAGCTCGCGGAACCTTATGCTCCGGTCAGTGTGCCGGAAGACCAGCCAGGTTAACCTGACGCCCTGGGCCGTCGACCCCCAGAGTGCGGTCCAGGACGCTGTGCCTGTCCCGTACGTCCGGGACTCACAGCAGTGGGACCCCACCATACGATACGGTACCGGCGACCTTGTTCTCTACCAGGGGCAGCCGTTCAAGGCCCTGCGGGCGTCGACAGGTATAACCCCTCCGACTAACGACATCGCTAACGCGGAATGGACGCCCCTGTCTGAATCGCGACGGATCAGGATAGCCACCAGCGGGTACGTCAGCGACAACATGACCGGCACCGCGCACGCGGTCAAGGTAGTTCCGTGCATGGAATGGTATGACTGCGCGGGTAACTTCATCACCCGGATTACCGCCCGGAACACCTCGTCGACAGGCGTGCCCAGCAAGCCGGACAGCCTGGCATTTGACTCGTTCACCAGCCAGAGCCGTGTTTACAATGTGCAGGCGGCGACGTCGGTATCCCTCGGCCCGTGGCTGGCCACGTTCTGGCCGAACGGCACGATGTCCGGACGGCCTGCCGGTACCCTGTCCGTTCCTAGCCCGAACTTCAGCCTGGACGGGTACCATTCCCTGCTTCCTGACCTCGCCGGTACCGGATGGTCCGGGCGCTGGGTGACTCAGTTCGTCCCGCAGTCCGCCGGTAACTACACCTTCTCCCTGAAGGGCCTGGGCGGCGGTGTCCGCATGCTCGTAAACGGGGTTCCTATCATCAGCGACTGGTACGGCACGCCGACCAGCCTGACCTCTTCGACCGTGACGCTCAAGGGCGGTACCCCAGTTTCCGTCGAGGTTGATTACCGTGCTCCGGACTACACACCTGGTACCTGGACCGCGAACTTGATTCCGCAGGAGTCACTCCCGCTTACACTTGCTTCGTCGAACCAGGATATAAAGGTACCCCCGTTCTATGTCGTGGCCGGGGCTGAATTCATATTCTCCCTAACCTCGTCAGGAGGGCACGCAGGAGGTGCCATCACCTGGTACGGGAGCAATGGGCAACCGGTAGGGTGCTTCGCCTTCCCGTACAGCAGTACCGCTGGTGTGGACGAGTCCGTAAGCGGGTTCATACCGGGTAATGCCACCTCGGCTTCCATCGAAGTAATGTGTTTCTCCTCATTTGAGGGTATGGAATCCAATTTCCAGATGCGGACAGCCGTCCCCCAGCCGTCTGCCCTGACGGTTACCAGCCCGATCTCCCTGGTGCCTACCGGGAGCGTGGTAAACACCGGGACCCTTACCGGCCGTCTCACGGACGACGAGACGAATACCTGGCTGACCCCGGCGGGGAACTTCCTTATCGGTTACGGTAACTGCTGGCCCCTGAACCCCGGGCAGCGGTCCATCGGCCTGGTCACCGGCCCGGCGAACACGAACGTCGGGGTCACCTTCCGGACCAGTCCGCAGTCAGGACAGACCCAGGGCATCGTCTTCCGGTACACCGACGACAATAACTACTGGCGGTGCGGACGGGTAAGCATTCGCAAGAAGGTCGCCGGGGTATGGACCACGGTGGCGACTCACTCTACTACATTCCTGAACAATGACCGGATGATCCTGACACTTAGCGGGTCGTCGATTAAGGTGTTCCGAAATGCTGCGAGCACTCCGGTAACCTCGGTGACGGACACCTTCAATTCCAGTGCCACTAAGCACGGGATCATCGTGGAGAACAGTTGAGCTACTACTTCGATACCTTTGTCACCCCGTTTAGCCCGATCGGGTACTGGGCCGTTGGTGATGTTGCCAGCGGGTCTCTGCCTGACACGTCTGGAAACGGCCGATCGGCCACGGTATCCGGGTCGGTTACCACGGCTGGCACTGCTCCCCGGTGGCTGACTGCCGGGACATTCACACCCGGGAACACAGCTAGTACCGCATCGTTCACTTACAGTACCCCATCTCAATTCAGCGCGGAATGCTGGTTCAGTACTTCAGCCACGGGCAACGAGGCCCTCCTGATAGACGGCGGGTCATACACAGGCCACTCCAACCAGAACTGGTCTGTTGCGATTTACACCGACAACAAAGTCTACTTTGACTGGAATAGTACAGGGGCTTATCACCGTATATCTGCAGCCGTACCCGGTGGCCTCACCGCTAACACATGGCACCATGTCGTTGCGTTGTACGACGGCTCCCATCAGATTCTTTACATAGACGGAACTGCAGTAGCAACCTCTGCTACTATCACAGACACCTGGACATGGGTAACACCAAAGGTTCGCTTTGCGGCGTCGAACCTGGAATTCGTCATAGGTAATATTTCCTACGCCGTGTCCCTGGCCGGTGCCGGATTCTACCCGTCTGCATTTACACCGACCCAGGTTGCCGATAGGTACCAGGGATATGAACTTGTCACCACTACTGACAATGCCACATGGAACGTTTGTGATACGATTCCGGTTACCGCACCGTCGTCCTGGAAGTCACTGACGCTAGTGCCCAAGTCTTCATCAGCGTCCTGGAATTCCGATGCCACAGTCACCAAAACTGCACAGTCATCCTGGAAAACCCGGACAGCAGTCAGCACCTCAGTCCGGACCACCTGGGTATCACATAACGTCACCCCGTATACCCAGAACCTGTGCCCGAACCCGTCCTTTGAGAGCACGGTCACCGTTACCGACTCAGACGGTGGCACCAGTACTGAGCCGCAGGGGAACCTTACCGGGTACACCGCGCTGCCGGGCACGACCCTTGCCTACACGTCCCAGGACGCCATGGCTGGCCAGTATTCTATGCTGGTCACGACGGACGGACACGCAGCCGGTGAGGGATTCGTCGGCCCGATGGTGGAATTCGACCCGGTCGACGAGTACTGCTCTATGCAGGTGTCGATGACCGGCGAGACGGGCAGCCTGATGGTGTCCGCGCTGACCCCCGCTGTCGGCGGGAACCCGATGGCTGTCCTCGGGCAGGTCACCGTCACGCTGTCGCCCGGGTGGCAGACCGTCGCGCTGGACGGGCTGGGCCTAGCTCAGGGGGAGCAGGCTTACCTCGTCGTCTGGACTAACTCCGCGCAGGCGCTGACCTTCATGGTTGACTGCGTCCAGTACGAACCGGAGTCCCCGCACCACGATTACGTAGAGTCCACTAGGTTCTTTCAGAATTACTTCACCGCGTCCGGCGGTACCGTAGTTGAAGGAACCGCCGAGCTGATCACGCCCGGACTGATCCGGGTAATGACCCCGAACCCGGGGGGCATTACCTCTGGCGGTTCTGTCTCCCTGGTGATGGCAACCCCGGTCGCGGCCTTTGATGACTTCGGCATGTGGGAGCTGACCGACCCGGACCCGGCCATGACGTACGTCGGATGGAACACGGCGAACCAGTCGACGGGCCACAGTAATTACGCGCGGAACTGGGGGATCTTCTACCCGCCGCTGGACTATCCGGTATCAGACGGGACCCTGCTGTGGAAGCGCGCGGCGTTCATGGTCCCCGGGTTCCAGTATCTGACCGTGCCTGCCGGTGTCTCTCAGAACCTCACTGCCGTTCAGGCCGAGATGCTCCCCCTTTTCGACATCATCGACAGCGCCCCGGCCCCCAGTGCGTGGGATACGCCCCGGGCACTGCACGTCCGGGTCCGGCCAACCCGGCTGAACCACTCACCGAACCCGTCGTTCGACAACGGGACCACCGGATGGACGGCCCTGGGGGCGGCTACCCTTTCCCAGGATGCCACGGTCCAGTACGGAATTCTCGGCAGCTCCGGAAAGGTTACCTGCACCGGCCCGGGTGACGCGGTCCAGCTTGCCGTCCCGCAGCTTATCGCCGGGGACATTTACACCTGCTCGGTGTACGTCCTCCCGGAGTCGGGTCACATCGTCGACCTTCAGATTCAGGCAGGCGGGACGTCCGGAGGTATCAGCGGGGTGCCTGGCAGCGTGCTGCCCCAGACTAACAAGGACGGGACCGAGGCGTGGGTCCGGTCGAGCGTGACCTTCACCGCGACCGCGTCGACTATGTCCCTGGTGTTCGCACCCGTTACGGACGGGACCTACCCGGTAACGTTCGCCCTGGACGATAACCTGATCGAGGCCGGTGACCTTATCGGTAATTACTTCGACGGTAACGGAGGGAACCCCGACTATTACTGGGAAGGCGGGACCGGGGTAAGCCGGAGCTACTACTATGAGGGGTACAACGCCGGGCAGCAGGTGATCAGTGACGTCCTGGACAGGCACGTTCCGATCGAGATCACTGCGGCCGACCCGGTATATATGCAACCTCCGACCCAGTAACAGTGATAGGATGACACCGTAACCAATAATCGGAGCTTAAATGGAATTGATTACCGGCGCACTGGCAGCCTTTTACGTCTGGAACACGCTGAGGTTCCTTCTGCCGTTCTCTGTACCTGACCGTCTGGCCCTGCCCCTGTACGGCGGGATAGCCTACGGCCTGCTCCAGGTCCCTGTTCACTCTGTCGTGCTGGCGCTCGCGATCGCCGGGGGACTCACCCTGCTGATGCTCGGCGTCTCCCTGCTCGGCGTCCGGCCGGAGCGCTGGAGCCTGCCGACGTTCCACCGGCCGGGGCACTTCAAGCTCACCGGGCTAGGGCACACGCCAGGGGCGAAGGCCAGCCGGGTAGGCCGCAGGATTCCGAAGCTCTAGTTTCGACGGGGCAAGACCCCAGGGGGTAGCCTTCTATACGGAAGGTTCACAACTATGTCCAAGGAGGAACCGCATGTCTGATGCGGAACTGCTAATCGCGTTCGCCGGGTCCGGTACCGTGACGCCCGCGAACGTCAAGGCCCTGATCGATGACCAGCTTATCGGGGAGAGGGACGTCGCTGAGTTCTACGTCCCGGACAAGATCGCAGAGAAGAAGCAACCGGGGCTAGCAAACGTCGTCGGCTACCTGACTAAGTACTGGGGGGACGACGACTCCAGTGAGGACCCGTTCAAGACCGCCCCGGTGTCGAACCTGGACGCCGTCCTGCGCACGGGCGCTCGCGACGGCCTGGACCCGGTCCTGGTTATCCTCGCCGGGGACGACGGCGCGGACGACGAGACCGCTGACCTGGTCGAGGCTGCCCTTCAGTCTGACATCCGGGTACTGGACCTCGCGGCCGGTCTCGATGAAGTCACCGCGACCGAGGACGAGGCAGAAGAGGTCCCAGCCGAGCCGGAGCCGGAGCCTGAGGCCCCTAAGCGGCGTCGGCGTACAACGGCAGCCCCCGAAGCGGAGAAGCCCGCTCCGGCCCGTACAAGGGGTAAGCCACGGTCAAAGGCAGAGGTCGCGGAAGTCGGGGAGAAGGCCCTGGACGACCTTAAGGCCAAGCGCGCTGCGGCGGACGACACCCCGCCGTTCGACGGCCCCTACAAGGGTGAGGGTATCAACCTCTCGAAGTTTAGCAAGAGCGTGGATAAGATCGACTTCTCGAAGCTCAGCAAGAGCGTAGAGGGAGTCTCCGTGTCCAGCGGGGAATCAGTCCGGGACCTGCTGATCGTGGCTCTTCGTGGCGCTCTGAGCGCCCTGGAGGCTGCTGACGCCCCGCTCGGTGCCGTGCTGGACGCTGCGGACGCGGGCCAGCCTGGTCCGACCACGGCCTACATCCGGGACGACGAGACCGGGAAGCTCCGCAAGCGGGGGCGCGGGAAGCCGCGTGCCGGTGAGACCGCCGTCTACCTCACCCCGTCCCAGGAGAAGGCAGCCAGGGCTAAGGGAGAGCTGGAGTAGCAAATGAAAAGGGCCCCTCTGCGAACCAGTGGCTCAAGCGGAGGGGCCCCTCTCTCGGTGAGGAGGAGGCACCGTGATCCCAGTATAACCAAAGTGCAGAATCAAAAGCAAAACAGGGAGGAGGAAAGCAACGTGACCATCTTTGACATGAGGCCGCGCGAGCCGGAGATAAAGTTCCCGAAGTGCTGGGAACATATCCCTGCTCTGTTCGAGCTATGCCTCGCGGATCACTTCGGCAGGCAAGACGACGATGAAGAATAACGATCTCTCAGCGGACCCTGTGCCCAGGCTGGCACTGGTTTTCGAGGGTGCCCTGGCCTGGCTTCCTGACGAGAAGGTACAGCGTCAGTTCACCCGGCACATGGACCGGGGCGAATTCAGTAAGGCCGTCGACCTGTTCGAGTTTAACCAGAAGCTTGAGACGGTGATCTGGGACAGGTCGTTCCGTGTGTCGATGCAGATCGACGTCATAACTTTCCTTGGCCCGGACAAGTTCGCGGAGGAGGTAGCCCGTAGGATAGGCGACGAGGAGCTGCCGATCCACAAGGTCTGGGCTACGACGCCGAAGATACTCGGCCGGAGGCTGGCCTACATGCCAGACCTTGTGCGGGTCTACCACGCGTACCCGCAGTACCAGCTTTACTTCGGGCAGAAAGGCAGGCTTCTAGATGACGCTAACCAGTTCGGGTACTAGGAGGAGACATGAAGGAACCAGCATTTAAGAGCTATTTCGAGGCCCGGGACTTCCTAGACATCACATCCATGAACATGCCAGTCGAGTTCAACATGGCACAGATGGCGATCTTCAGGTTCCTGCTGTCACACACGATGTTCACGCAGGACGACGACTACGGGCGCGTGGATGACCGGTGGACCCGGCAGGAGACGATCGCGGACGCGGTAAGGTGCTCACGTGAGTATGTAAACAGGGCACTGAAGATTCTGGAGAACAAGGTCGGAGCCATCAAGCGCAAGAAGTGGCGGGACGGGGCACCGGGAAGCGTGCCGGACGAGATTCGGATCACCTGGCGGGCCATGTACAAGATTGCCGAGGGTGAACCTGGATCACACTCTATAGGAAGTGACTGATGATCACAGCGAGTGTGACCTACGATCACACTCTATTCCTTTGTAAAGAAAGAAAAGAACTACGTCGGTAGTGTTAGGAGGAAGAAGACATGAGTAACAGGTCATGGCTGAACAGCAAGGACCCGAACTACACTCGCCGTCAGTTCGACCCGAATTACAAGCCAGCACGACAGGACCCCAGGCACCAGGAGAAGAAAGGTCCCCGCGAGTTCGACAGGAACTCCTGCCCCGCAGGATGGGACGCCTCAGTCTGGGAGCTGACCCTCCAGTTCGAGCAGGCAGCCGCCAGGGAGGGGATTCAACTGGCGACCGGCAGGCCCGTGATCTACTCCCTCCTGCGCGACAGGTGCGACTCGTTCCGCGACGGGCTGTACACCAGGCACAAGCGCTGGTCAGTCGACGGGGTGAACGTCCACGCTACCTGGCAGGAGATAGTCTCCGCTGCGATCTCCCGGCACTTCAGGGACTACCAGGAGGACGAGTACGCGGCGGACTACTTTTGCGGGCCGGTGGTGTTCAACGATATGATCAGAGAGGTCCGGGAGCACGGGGCGAACCTCTACGGGGTCCGCAAGCTTGAGGAGCGGTACGGCTCCCTGGACTACAATCACAGCTACGCTGAGGAGGACGGCAATGAATGACAGCTACAACTGGGACGAGTACTTCAAGAGCCACAACGTCCTGGATCTTCGGGAAGACCTCGGCCACTGGAAGGACGCCCGTCACTACTACACCCCGTCTTCCAGTCAGCGGCACACGCTTGACGCCCGGATCGCGCGGCTCGAAGAGTACCTGGCCGCCCGGAAGTTCACCGAGGCTGACGCCCGCGAGCTTCTGGCATCGATGGGGATCGATGACCCGCTTACGTGGCAGGTTCAGGTACTGGTTAACGTCCTGAACGCGGAGGGCCCGATCCGTGCCTTCTGAGCGCCAGACATTCCACTGCGGTGCGGAGGTTCTCCCTATCCTGCGTGAAGCGTGGAAGCCCCATGACGTCGACCACACATCCAATGGCTTTATCGAGTGGGCGGCCCCGTCCCCGCTGCCATACGGCATCGACATCTACGAGGAGCCGGACTTCCCGGACCATTACTTCGAGGTGCGAGCAGGTTCCGAAGTTCTTCTCGCCGGATTCATAGAGGCAGGCAATGGATCTAGGTAGAGAAATGATCCGGGCGGTCCTGACAGAGAAGGGCGCGCTCAAGAAGTTCATCGACGCTGGATTCGGGCACGACTGGGTAAACGACAAGCAGGATCTTTCCCGCGCCGCTATCTTCGGGGACACGGACCTGGATGCCTACCGGTTCATCCTCCGGCACTGGGAGGACTACCGCGAGCCGCCTAGCCTGAGTTTCTTCCAGCACAGTTACCCGCCTGAGTCCCTCCGGCTGCCGAAGTCAGACCTTAAGGTCGAAGAACTCCTGGCGATGGTCCGCTCCGACGTGACCCGCGTCCAACTGGAGGAGGGCGGGTCGGAATTCATCGACGCGTTCGAGTCCGGGGACCTTGAGGGTGCCGTCGCGAAGATGGAGGAGACGGCACGGAAGATCCGCGCGGAGCGGACCTCCCGGAGCGTGCAGATTCCCTGGGACAGCGCGGACTACGACCTTGAGTCTAAGCTGAACCGAAAGGAGGTCGCCGGAATACACACGGGCATCGCAAAGCTTGACGAGAAGTTCTCCGGCTGGCAGCCCGGGGAGATGGTGACCTTCCTCGGCCGGGCGAAGGCGTGCAAGACCTCGCACCTCCTGAAGGCCGCGCTGGCTGCCCACGACGACGGCTGGAATTCCCTGGTGGTCACCGTGGAAATCAAGGGGTCGTCTATTGCCGAGCGGCTGGACTGCTTCGCGGCCGGGGTAGAGTACGACCGGTACGTCCGGGGAAGGCTGGACGAGTCTGAGAAGAAGCGCGTCCGGATGGCGAAGTCTAATCGCGGACGAGAGGAGTACCTTCACGTAATCCAGCCGACCGGGAAGTACACTATCGCGGACCTTGAGATGGACATCGAGAGGTACCGGCCGCACGTCGTCTTCCTTGACGGGTTCTACTTCCTGATCGACAGCCGGACAGGGAAGCCCGGGTCGAACTGGGAGGGGCACGATAACCTCGCCCAGGATCTGCATAACCTCTGCCTGCGTCATGACATAGTGATCGTCGTGACGATGCAGGTCCGGGAGAAGCAGGCCCGGGGCGGTAAGAAAGGTGACCTGGACGACAACACGATGATGGGCGGGACCGGGCTTATCATGTTCTCGGACATGGTACTTACCCTGGACATGGACAAGGAGACCTGGCTGAACACTATCCAGTGCTCCCGCAGCAGGACCCGGTACCTTCCCACGGTCAAGGGGACATGGTACTGGCCGAAGTCAGAGTTCCGGGTGATGGAGGATTACCTGGACGAGGACGAGGAGGACGAGTAATGGACGACACTCTTGACGGAGTTTACAAGTGGCTAGTGGAGGTCGTGCACTTCCCGTTCGACTTCTTCTTCGGGGACAAGCCGGAGTGGATGGACGTCGAGCGGCTAGCGACGGCCTGGTGGCTGTACGAGGGGAAGCAGGAGTCAATCGAGGACTACGTGGGAACTATCTACTACGAGACTTCATGGCCAAGGGATAACTGATGGAAGCGATCGACGGCCGGGGAAATGTCTGGACGAAATTCGATGACGCGGAGTTCCCGTGGCACATCACGAAGCTTACGACTGATCCCGACTGGAGCACGACAGCGGGCTGGCACTCCGGACGGGCCAGGAACCTTCAGACTATCGAGATGATGTTCGGGGCCGTGGTGGTCCTGGATTCCGAGGAGGAATGATGGCAGAGGCACCTAAGCTCGTAGGTATTCCGGCGTACGAGATATTCGAATGGCGCGGCGATTACTGGATGACCCTGGGCATCGGTGATGATAACGAGGAGTTCGCCAAGGCCGCCGCCCGGCGTGAGCAGGAGAGTTACAAGCACGTCCGTCTGTTCAAGGTCACCCGCATCGAGATCGAGTTCTGATGCCTAAGACGGAATTCATCCGGCGGCCGGTGCCGAGTGACGTTCCGGCTGCCCTGGATGAACTCGGGCTGGACTACTCAGTCTCCGGGGACAACGCGAAGATACTCTGCCTGTTCCACACTGACCATAGCCCCTCCTGCTACGTCCATGTCGACAGTGGCGTCTTCCACTGCTTCGTCTGCGACTCGGCCGGTCAGTTCGTGCAGCTCGTACAGCGCGTCAAGGGCCTGTCTGAGGAGAAGGCGGCACTCTGGTGCCAGACGAGGGCGTTCGGCCGCCTGCGTGGCGCTGCGGAGCGCATGGAGCTATCCTCGCACCGTAACGACACGACCCTGGTGATAAACGAGGCGAGCCTTGCCCTGTTCACGGCCCCGCCTGAGCGCGAGCTGCGTAAGCGCGGTATTGATTTGGACGCGGCCGATGAACTTGGGATACTATGGGACCCGAAGGAGCGTGCCTGGATTCTCCCCATGCGGGATCAAGACGGGAAGCTCGAAGGATGGCAGGTAAAGAAGGGCCATGATGTCTGGAACTACCCCGGGGACGACCGGAAGCGGGGAGTCAAGGGCGTTCGGAAGTCCGACTACCTCTTCGGACTCCATGCCATCTCTCACACTGCTCCAGTACGAGGCCTGCTGGTTGAAAGTCCACTCGATGTTGCTGTCTTCCGGACTGCCGGATTCCGAAGCGCGGTCGCAAGCTACGGCGTACGTGTCTCTTCTAGCCAGCTTGACCTTCTGACTGCGCACTGCGACGAGCTTATCTACGCCGGGGACAATGACGAGGCCGGATGGCTGATGGCTGATATCCTGCGGAAGGAGTTCAAGCGGCTGCCACTTAGTTTCTATAACTACGGGAAGACTAAGTGCAAGGACCCGGGAGAGATGTGGACGAAGGGGGAGGACATACTGTGGGGCATAACGAACGCGACGCGCGCACTGACGACGAGGTTCTAGATCAACACCTGTGGGCCCAAATGGACCTGCGGGACGACAGTGATAACGTGGTGTGGCACGGGCGAATCTGCATCACGGGACCCGACGACATCGACCGCATCAATGAGATCGCCCAGCCTTACCTGAACGTTCCGTTGACAAAGGATGCGGTGTATAAGCTAATCGCGGTGCTGCACGACGCTGGATTCCCGTCACGACATGCGAAGGACTGGATCTTCCAATGACGCGCAACTTTTCGGTAGAGCTTTACAAGTACCTGTCCGAGGACCCGGACCGTGCGGAGCGGTACCTGCTTGAGCCGGAGTACCGTACGGTAGTACGGCGTCTGATAGAGCAGCGGGTTATCAGCCGAAAGATAGAAGACAAGGTAATTCAGAAGATGGAGGAGGAGTTTTAATGATTCGATGGATGCTATGGGGACGGCAGTGGGGCAAGAGTTACCAGACACTGGAGTGGTTCAAGGGGGACCCGGTCCACCGTGTTATCATCACCCCGAACCTGGTTCAGGCTGAGCAGCTCCGTCGTGAGCTTGCAAACTACTACCCGCACGGCCCGGACGATGCTGCCGCTGAATGGCATGAGCTACTGGAGACGAACGTCGTCAGCCTGACGCAGTGGTCACAGGAGGGAGACCATCACGCCAGGTACACCAGGGACTGGGAACGATTCTATCCGGAGGTCGCGATAGATAACCTGGACATGATGCTCAAGGGCCTGGTTGGAGCGGACGTCTCCCTGGTTACCGCGAGCGGCGGGAACGACACGCCCGTGGGTCTCGTCATCGACCCGCGCACGCTAAAGTACCCGACCATCGACTGACCCGTGCTGACCGGAAAGCTTCACCCGTACCAGGACCCCTGTGTTGACGCCGCGCTGGCACGGGGGCGGTACCTTATCGCCGCAGACATGGGTACCGGCAAGACGGTCATGTCCATAGCAGTGGCCGAGGAGCTGCTCGGGTGCGGGGACGTCTCCCGGGTCCTGATTGTCGTCCCGTCTTCCCTGAAGTACCAGTGGGCCCAGGCCCTGGCGAAGTTCACCGACCTGCCGACTAAGGTGGTCAAGGTAGGCAAGCACAAGATCACCGTCCCGGCAGATCCAAGGTGCGTTGTAATCAACGGGCGTGCATTCCAGAAGAACAAGGTCCAGTACTCTGCGGCCGATGACCGTAAGCGCCAGTACAATTCGGTGACCGACGCGACTGAGTACGTCATCCTGAGCTACGAGTCGATCCTTGATGACTCCCGGCAGGTACGCAAGCTCAAGCCCGGCCTGGTCATCCTTGACGAGTGCACCCAGATAAAGTCCTTCCGAGCGCAGCGGTCAAAGAAGATCAAGAGGATGCTTGACTCCGAGTACCGACTCGGACTGACCGGTACCCCCATTGAGAACGGCAGGCCCGAGGAGCTGTTCTCTATCATGCAGTGGGTCGACGAGGACGTGCTCGGCCGGTGGGATTTCTTCGACCAGACGTACATCCGCCGCGATTCAAATGGCATATCCAAGGGGTACAAGAACCTGCCGGTACTGCGCGAGCGGCTGGCCCCGGCGATGTCCCGGCTATCCAGGCACGACCCGACCGTCCGGTCGTACATGCCAGACGTGACCGAGGACCGCTGGTCAGTAGAGATCACCGGCCCTATCCGGGACGCGTACATGTCGATGGCCCGGGACCTTTACGCGGAGCTGAAGAACATTGGATTCGCCGGGAGGTCGTTCTCCGTGGCGGATTACTACGGGGGAGCGGCGGACGAGAGCACTAAAATCGGCAAGATCATGGCAATTCACACGGCCATGGAGATGCTGCTCGACCACCCTGACCTGGTAGTGAAGTCCGCCATGGAATACGAGGCCACGAAGAACCTGCCTTTCGAGAAGAGAAAGGGATCGAAGTACGCGTACCAGGTATGGCAGGACGACCTGCTTGATGACGTTTGGGACAGCCCGAAGCTGACCGAGCTGACCGAAAGGCTAACCCGCGCGCTGTCCTTTGACGCCAAGGTTCTGGTGTACACCAAGTACCGGTCGATGCTCCCGGTACTGTCGGAAGCGATCGGTGTCCCGTCCGTCCTGTACCACGGTGAGCTGACGTCCAGCCAGAAAGCGGCTGCTGTGGCTAAGTTCTCCGCACCGGCCGGGCCCCGCGTCTTCCTGTCATCCCATGCCGGTGCCTACGGCTGTGACATGAACATGGCTGACCACCTGGTCGACTACGATAACGCCTGGCAGGCGGGCAAGGCTGACCAGATCGACGCGCGCCACGTCCGAGCCAGCAGCGAGTTCAAGAACGTCTACGTCCACAAGATGGTCTGCGAGGGGACGGTGGAGGAACGCATCCTCCAGATGCAGCACCACAAGCGACGTGTGTCCGGCGCGGTCATGGACGGCAAGGGCGCGGACAAGTTCGGCCGCGTGGAGAACGACGTCACCGGGCTGACGGCGTTCCTTGAGGGCACGGTCGACGGCTTGATTTGATTTGGGGAGTAACTCTGGGCTACCCTGAAGGGGAGCTTAGGAGGCTGACATGACAGACAAGCCACGGTACACCTACCAACTGCAGTACCTGCCATGGCTAGGGGAACCTCGCTACGTCCTGGTCGACCCTGAGGCGCTTGACGGGGACACGATCATCCGGGGGGAGAACTAGTGAAGGCAAAGAAACTGCTCGCCCATTTCCTGGAGTACTTTAACCTTACTCGGGAAGAGGCCGAGCACGTCTTCCACTGTTTTTCATGTGAACTCTCCGGACTGGAGGGTGCCCAGGAATTCTGCCGGGAGTTCATGGTTGAGTTCCGTGGATGGACACCCCCGGTCCTGACGGAGGACGATAAGCTGTTCTCCCGGGCCCTGCAGAACTTGTGGGCTCCGTATATCCTAGATCAGATGCCCGTACTGAAGTTCGAGAAGTTCCAGGCCAAGGAGAACCAATGACGACACGTAAGCGCCGCCGCCCGGCTCCGTCAATCGACATCGCGCACACGTTCCAGACGTACCTGTTCCAGCGGGAAGTCGCCGCGACCGCGACGAAGGAGAAGGAAAAGGCCGCCAAGGAGCTGCGGAAGGCTACCATTGAGCGTGGCGTGGTAGCCCTTGACGAGTACGGTAACGAGATCCACGGCGGGAACATCGAGTACGCCCTGGACGACCCTATCCAGGTCGGTAACAAGGTGTACGCCGGGATGGAGATGCGGAAGTCCCCGCAGATATCATTCGATGAAGACACTGCCATGGACCTGGCCAGGGCCAAGAAGATCCCGTTGGCTGATGTCGTCGGCACGGTCACACTCACTATGTCCTACTCGGACTACGAGCAGCTCCAGCGGGAAAGCACGCTGGACTCTTGGGACATTACCGTGTACCAAGAGGTCAACCAGGACGCATTCTATGTACTGAACCAGCAGGGCAAGATCACCGACGACGAGCTGGACTCACTGCTTATCGAGGGCGAGCCCAAGTACAGTCTCTGGCCGATCGAAAGGACAGGGGAATGATCGATAGCATCACGCAAGAAGAACTAGCTGAGGCGTTCATACGCCTGGGGTACACAAGTCGGCATCACGCGCCGAACATCTTCGCGGACATCGAAGCCCACCGCGAGTACTTCGAGGTCGGGGAAATCTACGAGGACAACAAGGGACGCCGCCTGCTGCGCCGGGAGAATGACCTGTGGCCGTGGCAGGTCATTACGTATGTCAAGGGTGATCCGATGACCCAGCACGATGGGAGTCACTACGGGACGCTGCAGCTTGAGACGTTTCCGGAGCGCCCGCTCAGGAAGCTAGTCCCGGAGGGGTAGCCATGGAGATCCTGATACTGAGCCTGGTCGCCCCTCCCCTGGGGCTGGCTTCCTTCTGGTTCTCGCTGCGCCACCCGTGGGGATGGATCTTCGGGATCGCGCAGTCGGTTGTCTACGCCACGCTCGGTGTCGCCAGCGGTGCCATCGGGCTGCTGATCTTCTCCCCCCTGTACATCCTTGTGTTCTCCAGGAACTTCTACCTAGCGGAGAAGGACCACAAGAAGAAGCTAGCCAAGAAGGCTAAGAAGACAGCCAAGAAGCAGGCAAAGATAGCCAGGCGCGTGGCCGAGGAAAACGCTACGCTCTGCATAATAGGAGGCAGTAATGCCAAAGGGTAAGGGAAAGGCACCCCGGCCTGAGATCATCCCGCCGCCGCCCCTGACCGCTCCCGTCCCGGAGCTGTTCACGGATGCCGACCGGCAGCTACCCGGCGCGGTCCAGTGGGTCCGTCGCGGTATCAAGGAACTGATCCAGAAGGCGTACTACATCGGGTACAACGATGGGTACGCGCACGGGTACCAGGACGGCACCGATCACGGGCACGTCAATGCGTGACGAGTACTTCATCCCGGGACTCAAGGGCCCGCAGAAGTTCGCGGCCCCCGAGCAGCATGAGGATGCCCTTGACGCCCTGCTGGGCCATCCGATCCTGATGCGGTACCAGGGAGAGGTCACCGAGTTCTACAAGATCGGCGCGCTAGCGAGGTCCCTGAACAGGTCCGTTGTCACCATCAGGAAGTGGCAGGACAAGGGGATAATCCCGAAGCCAAACTTCGCTATCCCTACGAAGGCACTGGGTGGTAAGATCCGTCTGTACTCCCGGCCGCAGGTGCTGGGACTCCGGGAGATCGCGGAGGAAGAGGGCATCCTGATCGACACGACCAAGGCCATAACCCACACGCGCTTCGAGGAGCGCGCGTTTAACCTGTTCAGGGAGCTTAGGCAATGAGGATCGAGATACGGGACACTGAGGAACTGGTCCAGTACCTGCATCCGGCCACGATACATGAGGTACGGTTCGTGCATGACACTGGAGGTTCGTCAACGTCTACCTCGGTGGAGCGAATGACCACGGCCGAGCTTAGGGAGCTGTGGGAGCGGGTTACTGACAGATTGGGGAGCATACGGTGAAGGCAACCCTGCGCATGATAGTTCCGGGCAAGCATGCATGGAGCGAGAAGATAGATCTAACCATGACCATGACGGACGAGCGCGCCGCCCGGCGCACGTACGAGTACCTTACCGAGCGCGAGATCGGTGCCGAACTAACCACCACTAAGCAGGTCGTAGAGAAGAACGGGCTATGATAATCGAACGCAGCCGCGAGCACGTGGTGAACCTGGGGAACTACGAGTCCGTCCGGGTCGGTGCTAGGATCACCCTGGACCGGGCGGATATCGAGGAGCTACTGCAGGATGGCCTGAAGATCGAGGACGTTGTCACCCAGGCTGACGAGTGCCTTGATGCCCTGCTAGCCGCCGACCTCGCTGAGGCCGAGCAGAATGTCCCACCGGACAAAGAAACGCACCTCACGACCTGGAAGAAATGAGAACTACCCCCCAGCGGTAGTTTTGACCGGGGACAGTGGGCCCCAGTACCCTTAGTACGGACATCACATGGAGGAAATTCAATGGCCCGAGCACTGCGCCGTAGCGTTAACCCAGAGCCCGAGGACGAGGAGGAGGTCGAGGAGCGCGCCGAAAGCCGTCGCCTCTCGAAGTCCGCTGGCCGTCGCACCCGTAACGTCGAGCCCGAGGACGACGACGAGGACGAGGAGGACGAGCCGCGCGGTGGATTCCGTAGCCGGTCTTCCAAGCGTCGTTCTTCCCGGGACGACGAGCCCCTTAGTTCTTCTCTCGGCAGCGGCTGGGACGCCTACAAGAAGAACAAGGCTAAGTCCAGCAAGTTCAACAGTGAGGACCAGTTCAAGGTCCCGATGCTTCCCAAGGAAGACGAGGCTCTTATCCTTTTCCTTGAGGAGAAGCCTTTCGCTACCTACAATGAGCACGGCGTTGGCCAGGGCAAGGGGTACCGAGCGTACGTCTGCCTAGGGGATGACTGCCCGTTCTGTGAGTTTGGGGACTCTCCCGGGTACCGTGCCGTCTTTAACATCGCCGTCTTCGACGACGACGGGAACGCGTCCGTCAAGTACTGGACGGCCACCCCGGCTCCACTGGACGAGATCGAGGAGCATGCCTTCAACGATCGTTACGGCCCGCTTAACAAGCCAGGGAACTACTACGTGGTCTCCAAGAAGGAGCAGAAGAACCACTTCAACAAGTTCAAGGTCGAGCGGGTCACTGAGGACCAGGTTCGCGCCGAGTTCGAGATCGAGCCGATGTCAAAGGACGAGATCAATGAGCTGCGGGACGAGATGTTCGCGGCGAAGGACGTCGTCCGGGTCAAGACCCGGCGTGAGCTGCGCGAGGCCGCGAAGGACGCTGAGGACTGATGCCGGGAAAGCAGATCAACGACTGGCAATTGCAGTCCCTTGTTGGTGCGCTGGAAGCGGCTGCCTCGAATGACATCCGGGATTTCGAATGGGGAAGTGAGGGCACGAGCTACCAGGTGCACTGGGATGACTCCGCAGAGGAGCACTACATCATCCTGGCTGACTAATGCCTGAGTTCCGATACCCGTACTACGAGCGGGGACCAGACGGCAAGGCGGTGCCCAGGGAGATCATAGTCGTCGCTGCCACCGAGGAAGACGCGCTTGCTCTGGCAGTAGCGGAATTCCAGCTCCGGATAAACGGATGACCGGGAACATTGTCTTCACGGCCGAGCACCTTCGCTCGGTCGTGGAGCATTTCCTGAAGCAACCTGCGTTCGCATGGGACGTAGAGACAGTCGGGGACCACCGGGGGACGCCCGCGCTGAACACGGTCACCTGGATCTCCATGGCGACGCACGGCATGACCGTGGTCATCCCCTGTGGTCACCCTCTCGGGACGAAGATCATCGGGACGACTAAGGAACCACGCAAGGACAAGACCGGGAAGACTAAGTTCTTCACCGTCCCGATCTACGAGGACCCCCCCGAGCAGTTGTCCATCGGGACAGTGGCTGAAATACTGCGCCCGCTGTTCTTCACCGAGGGCATCACAAAGATCGCGCATGAGGCGACGTTCGACACCGGGTCGATCACTAAGTACTTTGACGGGGAGATATTCCCGGGCCCGTACGACGACACCAAGGTCATCATGCGCCTGCTGGACGAGAACACGGCGCAGAAGGACAACGGGCTTAAGGCTTGGACCAAGAGGATATTCGGGGCCGAGTACGATCACGAGAACGTCGGCAAGCGGGTAGAGATCCACCCGTTCGACAAGGTCGCCCACTACAGTTACATGGACGCGCTGTACACCTGGCTGCTCTGGTTGCAGAAGTTCCCCCGGATTGAGCGGGAGGGACTGACGGAGGCGTGGAAGGTCGACGTCGACCTTATCCCTGTTCTCACGGACATGCGGCTTAACGGGGCACACATGGACGTCCCCAGCCTGGAGAGTACCCAGGAGGAAATGGGTTCGCGGATGGTACTCCAGGAGGCGGACTGTTACCGTGCTGCCGGGAAGGAATTCAACCTGAATTCCCCGCCGCAGAAGCAGAAGATCCTGTTCGGCCCGAAGGCAGAAGGGGGACAGGGCCTCAAGCCCTGGAAGCAGACGGACAAGGGCGGCTGGTCGACGGACGCTGACGTCCTGGCGAGCTACCCGACGAACCCAGTCTGCAAGGCACTGCTGGCCTATGCCGACACGCACAAGCTCTTGAGCACGTACATCAATTCCTGGCTAGGGGAACCAGGGAACCCCAAGAAGCCCTGCCTTATCACGGACGGGTTCCTTTACACGGAATTCCAGCAGCACGGTACCGTGACCGGGAGGTTCAGCGGGCGGACCCCGAACCTCCAGAATATCCCCCGGCCTGACAAGCCGTACGGAAAGCTAATCCGTGGCGCGTTCGACGCCCTGCCCGGTCATAAGCTAGTCGTCGCTGACTACGGTCAGATTGAACTGGTCATCCTGGCGCACATGCTAGGCAAGGGCAAGCTCTACGATGGTTTCATGCACGGCGTCGACCCCCACACCGCGCACGCCGCTGGTGTGCTGCACAAGAAGCCGTTCATCACTAAGGACGGGGGCAAGGACGGGGGCATTACCCCGGCCGAGCGCCAGAAGTACGGTAAGACCCTGGGATTCACGATCGTTAACGGCGCGGGCTGGAAGACGATCGCGGAGACGGCCGGGGTATCGGGCAAGGAAGCCAAGAAGATCCAGGAGGACTACGACACCGAGTTCCCAGAGACCGACCGGCTCAAGATAAAGCTGATCAAGCAGGCCATGTCCGTCTCCGGGGTGCCGTACATCCGGACTCCTATTCTCGGGCGGAAGCGCAGGCTGCGCGGGCTGTTCTCTGACGACTACGGCACGCGCGGGTACAATGAGCGCCAGTTGTTCAACACCATGATCCAGGGTGGAGCGGCCGAGCTTATGAAGCTCGCACTGATACGGGTCTACTGGGCATTGAAGGAGCAGGTCCCCGAGGCCAGGCTTAGCCTCACCGTGCACGACGAGATGGTAGTCATGTGCCCGGAGGACAAGGCCGAGGCAGTGCGGAAGATCGTTATTTGGGCCATGACCGGCGGGGGAATTCAGGACCGCGTCAAGGTACCCTTGAATGTCGACTGCAAGATAGTTGACCGTTGGGCAGATGCTAAGTGATATGCTTGCGGCGATAGGAGACTAATGGCGAACGACATGGAACAACCGATTGACCTGACTCCGCTGCTGAAGACGCGGCTAGCCTGGGACCTGCTGCCTCATGAGGAAATGCACGCGTGGATGGAGAAGCTCGGACTGACTCCGGCGAACAAGGATGTCTCGGACATGGAGCACAAGGAGGCCCACGGAAGGGCCCAGCTCGCGGCTCCTATTTCCCGCCTTGTCGACGCGTACGTCGCAGTTATCTCAGAGATCCAGGCCGCGTACCTCGGAGAGCACGCTGAGGCTAACCAGGATCAGCTTGAGGCGTTCACGGAGGACGCGTTCATGCTCGGCCGCGCCGCTGCCCTGGCCGTCCTGGTGGAGTTCCTGGCGGACGGGGTTCTGGTTTACGGCCCGGAGCTAGTCCAGGGTCTATTGGAACTTGCTGAAGAACGAGAAGACGAGGACGAGAAATGAGCTTTTGGGACCGCGCGCTCGGGACCCCGGCCCGCCCGAACGTAGCCCCGGCCCCCCAGCCGGGATGGGTTGCCCCTCAGCGGCCCCAGATGCCCCCTCAGGGCTACCCGCCGCAGCAACAGGGGTACCAGCAAGGCTACCAGCAGCCATACCCCCAGCAGGCCCCTCAGGGACCGGGCAGTGGCCTCCCCCCGCAGTTCCAGGGCCTGGCCATTCAGCCAACGAAGAACGCCGAGGACCAGCAGGCCGGGTACACTGCCGCGACACAGGGGTACATCAGGAAGCCACCTGACTGGGTGCGTAATCAGGCTTCGGAGCGCTGCCCCGAGTGCAACGGGGTTAACTTCGCGCGGCACGGGCAGGGTGAGGGAACCTACGGGAAGCTGCGCCGGACGACTGCGGGCGCTGTTGAATTCGGGCACTGTTTCGATTGCGGGTACACGATGAACGGCGGGAACCCCATGAGCGATGCCCAGATCGGGAACTCGCACTCACATGGCCTGTCAAATTCCAGCGGGACGGTTAAGGCTACCCGCCAGCCGCACGGGCTCAAGAATTTCTACGTGATATCGTGACCTCCGACCAGCTCAGGGAGCTGGCGGGCATCACGGGAGTACGAAAGCTAAGCGACCACACTACTACTGTCGTCTTCCCAAATGGTGCCGCCCGCCCTGCCACGTCCCTTGAAGTCCGACTCTGGCATATTTTGACTAGCATGGCCCAGGAGGAATAAACTAAGGCCAGACCTAGGAGGAATTATTTATGGCCCTCAGTACTGAGGTTCTCACCTGGATGGCCCGCCTGAACAAGGATATCGGGCCGGACACCATTGTCCGGGCATCGGACATCGTGGTAGCCCACCGATTCACTTCCGGTAGCCTAGCCCTTGATGTAGCACTCGGCGGTGGCTGGCCAGGTAACCAGGCCGTTGAAGTCATCGGTAACGAGTCCAGCGGGAAGACGTACACCGTACTTAAGACCATCGCCGCTAACCAGAAGATCGATAAGGAATTCACGACCTTCTGGGTCGCGGCCGAGCACTACTCTCCGGAGCAGGCCGCTGCCCTTGGCGTCGACAACGACAGGGTAGTCGTCGCCCCGGCCGCACAGCAGGCCGAGGTCGGCCTTGACCTCATGCTGGACGCCCTGGAATCCAAGCTCTATGACTGCGTCGTCCTAGACTCATTCCCCGCCCTCATTCCCAGGGAAGAGGACGAGAAGGCGATGAACGAGGCCGTCGTGGCTACCGGGGCGAAGCTGTTCAACAAGTTCTGGCGCAAGTACGGGACCTCGTCACACAGGAACAGCGACGGAACCGAGCGCCCCTACCTCCTTATCGTCATCAATCAGTTCCGTGACAAGGTCGGCGGGTTCCAGAAGTTCGGTGTCCCTCAGACTACTCCGGGGGGACACGGCAAGGACTACGCGTTCTACACCCGGGTAAAGGTCGCCCGCGACGAGTGGATAACGGAGAAGCGCCCCGGCCTGCCGGACCCGGTGATTGTCGGTCAGGTCATGGCCTACAAGACGACCAAGAACAAGTCCGCCTCGCCGCAGCAGACCGCTAAGGTGCGCGCCTTTACCCGGAACGCTCCCCTTCTCGGGTTCCACCGGGGGGACTATGACCTCGGTTCCGACTACGTCGACATGGGAATTCTCTTCGGCGTAATTCAGCTTAAGGGGTCCTGGCTTAACTACGACGGCCAGCAGTGGCAAGGCAAGGATGCCATGAAGGACTCTGTCCGGGAAGACCTGGACCTTCAGGCTAAGTTGTCGGCCGAGGTTCTAGAAGTCGCCGCCGACCCGCGAAAGGCCGACGCGATGCTCCAGCAGGCCATAGAGGAAGCGCCGCCCAGGCGCAAGAGGGGACGCGCAGCATGATGAACGTTCGGGAACTGATCGAGGCCCTGAAGGACAAGCCACAGGACGCTATCGTGGTTTACGACGTTGAGTGGGGGCTAGGGAGCATCGCCTTGGTGGAAATTCAGCCACCCTTCGGCGCAACCAAGGAAATGGTGGTCTTGTCATCATGACACTCATAGGTGGCGTAGTGTCCGGGAAGCAAGTCATCATCGCAGGTGACCGCGCGGCCCTGTCACCGGAGGAACTCACCTCCGACACGCTGAAGCAGCCGAAGGTATTCCGATCGGGGGAACTAGTCCTTGGCGGGAGCGAGTCCTTCCGGATGATACAGGTTCTCCAGTACCAGCTCAAGATACCGCCGCTAACCGACTTCGCCTTGTCGGACGGAGATCCCATGAGGTACATGGTCGAGGAGTTCATCCCGGCGGTGCGCGAGCTTCTGACGGATAACGGGTTCAACGAGACCGGGGAAGAGGCGTCCCCGCCGGGCAATATCATGGTCGGGCTGCGTGGTCACCTGTACGTCATCCAGGGGGACTACGCGGTGATGGAAGCGACGGACCCGTTCGACGCGATCGGCTTCGGGAAGACGGCGTTCCTCGGTGCTATCCGTGCCGTTCGAATCGCCCAGCCGAAGCTTGCCGCGCACCATCAGCTAGCCCTTGCCATGGAGGTCGCGGAGAGCGTTACCTTTGCGGTCAAGGGCCCGTTCGATATCCTGGCCGCCTGATGGACGAGAGGATCGCTAGGAGCAGGAAGCAGGAGCGTAAAGGGGCACAGCGGTACGGCGGGACGGTGAACAGCCAGTCCGGTGCCGGTGACATACGCAAGAACGATGTTCGAACCGAGACCGAGAGCATCGAGTTCAAGGGGACGTCTAACACCGGGTACCGTCTGACGCTGGCGGACCTCTGTACGGCCTGGCGGCATGCCCTGATGGACGGCCGGAACGTGATCTTCGGGATCGAGTTCTTCCGGACGGACAAGTTCTTCGGGGTACCGACGCGCTGGGTCATCATGCCAGAGGATGATTACCTCGCCATGAAGGACCAACTACGTTTCTACGAGGACTGACCTATGGTGCTGCATCTCCGTCAGCCTAGTCCGGACCAGTGGCGTAATTCAAAGTGCCTTGGAAAGGTATTCGACGAGGACGGGAAGTACCAGGAGGAGCTGGACCCTTTTTTCACCCCCGACCGGGAAGAGGAAGCGGTTGACTTCTGCCGGGGAAAAGATGGGACCCCCTGTCCTATCATGGAGCAGTGCCTGATATTCGCCCTAGTCAACAACGAAAAATCAGGCGTGTTTGGTGGTACGCCTGAGCTGGATCGCAAGGCCATCCGTAAGAAGTGGCCACTCCGTCGTGGTAAGGACCCCCGCCCAGAGTGGCAGCTATTCGAACCGGGAGAGCCAGCGAGCTGGTACGCCGACGAGGAGCTAGGGGACGATAATGACGATTGACGAGGCTCTGGCCCGCCTTGAATCAGATCTAACGCCCATCCTGGAGGCCACAACTATCCTCGGGCCGCTGAGCGAATCAGAAATTGCCCGGTATATCATTAGTCAGTACACAGAGGTTCCGTGGGAATACGTGAGTAACCTGCACGCGAAATTTAATGATGACGGTTCGGTGCATATTTCCTTGACGTACATGCCACCAATTACGGAGGCTGAGGTGCACCTTGACGAAGCCAACGGGTAAGTTCGCCGCCCTCGCGAATGCCAAGAAGCAGGGGGGTATCCTGATCCCCGAGCTGCAAAAGGTTGCCCTGAAGTCGGCCGGTGGTGGCCATCCTGGCGGTAATGACCATATTCACCCGTCTGAGATGTCTAAGGCTGACTGGTGCCCCCGCGCGACCTATTACCGCCTGAATACCGGTAAGGTCTTTGACGACAAGTTCTCGTTCATCCTTGAGAATATCTTTGACGAGGGTAATGAGATCCACGCGAAGTGGCAGCGGAGGATGCGGGAGACAAAGAAGCTCTGGGGGTCCTGGAGGTGCCTGACCTGCAAGCAGTGGCGGCACCAGTGCTTTGAGCCCGGTATTGCCGCTGGCGGGATGTGCTATGACAAGATTATCCACCACTGGGAGTACATGGAGGTCCCTCTCGAAGACAAGGAGTCTTTGATCTGGGGCCACGAAGACGGGGCCATGGCCTTGGAGTCCGCCGCGCCAGAGGACGATATGCTTCCTGGCGGGTACATGGTCGAGCTAAAGTCGATCGGCCTCGGTACAGTTCGAGTCGACGCGGCCGAGAAGCTCAAGAAGTATTACGTGGAGACGACAGACGGCGACCGTATCTATAACCTGAACAAGTTCTGGAAGGACCTTAAGCGACCGTTCCTTTCCCACGTCAAGCAGGCGAACATTTACCTATGGCTGTCCGAGCGCATGGGCTTGCCGTTCACTGAGGTCCGGTTCCTGTACGAGTTCAAGGCAAACCAGCAGGTCAAGGAATTCGTCATAAAGAAGTCCGACCGGATTCTGGAGCCGCTTTTGACCATGGCCAAGGGTGTCGTCTACGCTCTGGAGAGCGGGACCCCGCCGGTTTGCCCGAACGTAGACGACCAGGGTAATCACGGCTGCAAGGCCTGCCGAAAGTATGAGGAGGAACTTGATGCCCCGCAGGAGAACAGCGCCAGAAGCGCCCCTGGAGAGCCCGGAGACGCACCAGGAGAGCCTGTACCGGCGCGAGGGAGCAAACGTCGCCGCACGCCGCCTGAAGTCTCAGGGGATCGACGTCGACCGGTGGGCGAGGCACCCCGAAAGCGACCCGCCCGGCGTACCACGGGACCTGACGGAGGAACGCGACCGGGACCTGATGAACATCTACCAGGAGGTCCAGCGGTGGGTGAAGTACCTGGCGCTTCAGCTAGCAGCGGCCGAGGTCGACGAGTCCTACGCCGAAAGGGCAGTAACCCGGACTGAGGCCCTGAAGGGCTACGACTTCCGTAAGGTCGACGCTAAGACCCGCGCGAACGAGGACCAGGAGTACCTGGATGTCAAGGAAGCGCAGCTCGCCGCGTACGGGTACCGGAAGATGATCGCCGCCCTGTACGCGAACGTCGACCGCGACGCTTTCCAGCTTTCCCGTGAGATCACCCGGCGTAGCGCCAGGTCTGACCGGGATCACCGCGCTGACCGGCACAGCAGTTAGCTTTTGCCAGCATGGCCTGGGCAGGACTAGACTGGGGAACGAAGCCAAGAAGACACGTCACAGGAGGAAACATGGAGACCCGCAAGACCCTGCCCCGGACACTGGAGCTAGCCGCCGTGATCGCGGTTGTCTACCCGATCGACCGCCTATGGGCCGCGTTCGGTGCCCCGCACACTGAGACCTGGCCGTTCTTCGCTAAGCCCCTGCCGTTCCTGCTGGTCCTCCTGAGCTTCCTGGTCCTGCTCTACGTCCCGACTATCAAGAAGGTCTACGACCGCGCGCGGAATGCCTGATGCACCAGGTAACCGAGCGCGTCCTGAATATCATGTGGCAGCTAGAGTCTGTCTACGCCGAGATGGACCCGGACTTCGCACTGCTGCTGTCGTTCCAGGAGGCCCGGGAGCTATATCACGACCTTGGGTCCAGCGGTTCCTTCGAGGTACACACGTATCTCCCTGTTAACGGGGAGGTGCAGTGTAATAGTTACGTCATTCCGCTGCAGTTGAGCCCGCCACCGTACCCGGACGGAAAGAGAGTCGTCTGGGCCCAGTGCGAGGGCCTTAAAATCGCCATCAAAGGCACCGAGGAGGCATAATGACATTCACAGGACATTCAGCGAACCTGAACCTGAACCAGTGGGTTCTAGGCATCGCGGCACGAACCAGTCCCGACGAGATCCTCTGGCTTGACGGCAGCGATGCCGAGTACCAGGAGCTTCTCAGGACGCTTGTCGCGTCCGGTACTATTCAGGGCCTGAACCCTCGTAAGCGGCCGAACAGTTTCCTGGCCCGGAGTGACCCGGGTGACGTCGCGCGTGTCGAGTCCCGGACCTTTATCTGCTCGAAGAACGAGTCGGACGCCGGGCCGACCAACAACTGGGCGGACCCTGAATACATGCGTGGTGTCCTGGAGGCTAAGTTCAATGGGGCAATGCGCGGCCGGACGATGTACGTCATCCCGTTCTCAATGGGCCCGTTCGGCGGCCCGATCAGCCAGGTCGGCGTCGAGCTTACCGACTCACCGTACGTCGCGCTCTCCATGATGATCATGACCCGAGTCGGCCAGCAGGCCCTTGACGTCCTAGGTCCCTGCGGGGAATTCGTCCCGGCTGTGCACAGCGTCGGCTACCCGCTGCGGGACTTTAGTGGTGACTACCCGTTCGCGGACAACCCATCCCGCCCGGATATTCCGTGGCCGTGCAACGATGACAAGTACATCGTGCATTTCCCGGAGACCAGGGAGATCTGGTCTTACGGTTCCGGCTATGGCGGTAACGCGCTGCTCGGTAAGAAGTGCTACGCGCTCCGCATCGCGTCAGTCCAGGCCCGGGATAACGGCTGGATGGCCGAGCACATGATGATTCTCAAGGTCACCCCGCCGTCCGTTATCGGTACGGTATCGTATGCCGGAGAATCCGGGCACGTCGTAACGGTTCCCGGCCGGACGGATCAGCCCGAGCCGATCTACGTCGCCGGGGCATTTCCGTCAGCGTGCGGGAAGACGAACCTCGCCATGATCGAGACGCCAAAGGATCTTCCCGGGTGGAAGTTCGAGACCATCGGGGATGACATCGCCTGGATGAAGCCAGGGGCGGACGGCAGGCTATACGCCATTAACCCGGAATTCGGGTTCTTCGGTGTCGCGCCGGGGACGAACTACAAGACGAACCCGAACGCGATGCGCGCGATGGAGAAGGACACGATCTTCACGAACGTCGCGCTCACCGACGACGGGGACGTCTGGTGGGAGGGCATCGACGGTGACAAGCCAAGTCACCTTGTCGATTGGACTGGCCGCGATATCTACCGGATGGGTGGGTACTACCAGACCCGTAATGGTGAAAAGGCTTTGGCCGCGCACCCTAACAGCCGGTTCACCAGCCCCACCAGGAACGCCCCCAGCCTGGCCCAGGAGTACCTGAACGCCCCTCAGGGTGTTCCTATCTCGGCTATCCTGTTCGGTGGCCGTCGTCCCTCCCTGGTCCCCCTGGTGACCGAGGCTAAGTCCTGGGCCCACGGGGTTTACATGGGCGCGACGATCGCGTCCGAGCAGACCGCAGCGGCTGAGGGGACGGTCGGGGAGCTTCGCCGGGACCCGATGGCGATGAAGCCGTTCATCGGCTATAACGTCCGCGATTACTGGCAGCACTGGCTGGACATGGAGAACATTCTCGGGGAGTCGAAGCTGCCGATGATCTACCGGGTGAACTGGTTCCGTCAGGACAAGGACGGGGAATTCATCTGGCCAGGATTCACCGCGAACGCTCACGTTCTCCGCTGGATCTACGACCGGGTTACCGGATCGACCTGGGGCCGTGTGACCCCTCTCGGAATCCTGCCTGTCCCGGCGCAGATCCCGGACGCCGACGCGAGCCTGTTCTTCGTTGACGTCCAGGGCTGGCAAAAGGAGCATGAGCTTTCCGGGAATTACCTCCGGGAAATGAAGGCCCCGAAGGAACTCCACCGGGTCCTGACCGATGACGACGCGGCCCTGGTCGCCCTCGCGCTGCATGAGGGGTCGGAGTGAGTCTTGTTGACCGGGAAATCCTCCGGTACACCGACCGTATCCGAACCCCCACCTTGGATCATGTCACACGGAATGATCCGCAGTTCGTAGCGGAATGGGTTCGGGTCAAGAAGCTCTTGGTAGCGGTTGACGAGGCCATGATGCTCCAGGGGATCTCGGAGGATACCCGGGCCAGGGTTATCCGGACGGTTCTCCTGGGGTCGCCCGACGAGTCCGACGCGCTCGAACGTATGGCAGCCAGAGAGCGTGAAATGAAGCTGATGAACCAGCGGGTTTCTCCGCTGACATTTCCTCCAAAGTGAAAGTACGGACCACTGACCTCCCGAAGAAGGCGTTCATATTCGAGGACGATTCTCTGGAGGTCAAGAGGTCCAAGCGGTACATAAACACGATCATTACCTTGAGAAAGGCGGCAAGAAATGGGCACATGGCGTGGGACAGGACCGTGGGCAGAACCAGCGGCGGGCGTTGACGACGAGGACGAGGTGACCTACCACAGCGACGTGGCCAAGCAGCACGCTTGCCGCTGCAAGAAGGCGGAAGAGGACGACGGCACGCTCCGGACGTTCGCCACGGGCGCGACCAGGGACACGGGCGAGGGGAAGCCACAGCACTGGGCCTTTGGTTCGGCCCTGGTGGAGAAGCGGTTCGGTGAGTACATGCACTCGAAGCGCATCCAGACGGACGGCAAGCTCCGGGCCGGGGATAACTGGAAGAAGGGCATTCCGCAGTGGGAGTACTTCCATTCCCTGTCGCGGCACACCAATGACATGCGCCTGATATCCGAGGGGTTCCGCGACGAGGCTACTGAGCCCGACATGGAGGTCGTTCTCTGCGCGATGCTGTTTAACGTCCAGGGCCTTCTCCATGAGGTTCTTAAGGAGAACATGGTCAACGGGAACCCGGCGAATAGGGAGCACAAGTGACGACGTACGACACTATACTCGTTACCAGTGCAAACGCGGAAGTCCTGGCGGACATAGACGACGAGCGCGATTACCAGGATTCCAAGTGGGGCGAGCAGAACTGGCCGGACGGGACAGGTGACCTACGTCGTATCCTGTACATGACCGACAGCAACCTGGACCTGCGCAGCGGCCGGGAACTGGCTGACATCTTCCGTGCGAAGTGTAAGAACAGGCACGCTGCAGGGGCCCTCACCTGGCGCGATATCCTCCTGGAGGAGGTATTCGAGGCCATGGCCGAGGAGGACCCGGTGAAGCTACGCGCCGAGCTTATCCAGGTCGCGGCGGTCGCGACATCACACGCCCAGGCAATTGACCGGCGGCAGAAATGAGCTGTATCGCGCGCATTGAACATCTTCGTCAATGCGGGTCAGAGGACTTGAAGAACGAGTTCTACTGCACGCAGCATCATGCCAAGAACCTTTACCTTATCCGCACTTACGGCATAAACCTCCTCAGTGCTGAGCAGCTCCTGGACCGGCAGGGTTGGAAGTGCCCGATTACGGGTGACGAGCTGACAGAGGGGCACTGGGTAGTCGACCACTCCCACAGGCAGAAGAAAGTCCGGGGGATAACGACCAGGTACGCTAACCACCGTCTTATCGGTCGGCATGAGGACTGGGTCCTTGTCCAGCACATAGCTGACTACCTGCGTGACCCCCCGGCGTACCGTCTGATGCCAGAGCAGAAGGTCCCGGTCAAGAAGCGAAAGAAGCGAAAGAAGAAAACCAGTTAACAGCACAGTGCGCTCCCTGTCTATTCTGGAGGAGGGTAATACTATCTTCTGGAGCATGACATGGAGCGCACTGATGACCTGGTTCTCCGGGTAAAGTCCACAACGCCGGTACCAGACCTGGCGAGTGCGGTGGCACACGGGGTTACTGACGGCAAGCACGTTATCATGCGGTGCATCGGCCCGCAGCCTATCTCGCAGGCTACCAAGGCGGTCGCCGTCGCACGCGGGTACGTAGCACCGCGAGGAATTGACCTGGCTTTGATACCCGGGTTCATAAACGTTGAGATGCCCGAAGGCACGGTAACCGGAGTAGCATTGAGAGTTGTGGTCCTGTAGGTAATTCCGCGTACAATGGGAGTGCATGCAACATAGGAGTTCTCCATGATGATGAATCAGCAGCCAGTAGGGAACGGCGGGTTCTCTCCCCAGCAGCCACCGCCATTCCAAAGTCGTGGGCAGGCATTTGGCGAAGGAATGGTCGGCGGGCAGTTGTCCGCACCCCCGTCGATGCTTGAGCAGGCCGCGAAGTTTAATGCGCAGGTCCCCCAGACCTACCGACCCAGCGGTTCCATGAACGGCATGAGCGCCAACCAGTACCAGAATACCCTGGGCGGTCAGTTCCAGAACCCTAACGGTATTTCGCAGGACTACTACCAGACCAAGCGCTACTTCCCCCAGGGACAGTAATGAGCACTAAGCGGTTCAGTAACCCAGACGGCACGGACTCCCCGGAAACTGGCCATTGGACGATCCAGGAGACCGCCGCTAACCCCGGGCACGTTGCCGGTGGCGAGGTCTTCCGAACGTACGCGCCGGACCACACGAACACCCCGGCTAACGTCCGGACGTGGACCGTCCAGAGCAGCATGACCGGGTCAGACCAGAACCTTACCGAGCACACCGGAGCCGTCTCATGAGTTCAGACCCAGTAAAGACTGACTTCCCGGCGATGGGCCTTAACGGCATCCCGGAGTCGGTCATTAACATGTCCGGCAACCGTTCGCCGTACACCACGCCGCGCCCGAACTCGGGACCGTCTGGTGACTCCATCGACGGCGCTACCGGTGGCCCGGCCAAGCACAGCCTGGTGAACGCCGAGGTTCTCGGCCCGGTCTGCGCCCCGCAGACCACGCTGTTCTACCCGAACGCGGCCGACCACGAGAAGACCGGCCGGAACGTGAAGCTCCTGCCGCCCCGCTCGGGTGCCTCGGACTTCTGGGACAACCGCGCGCAGGGCCCGTACGTCGGCTAACATGCCTCAGGATAACCAGCAGCAGAATGTCGGAGCGTCGCGGAATGAGAACTTCTACGACGCCTCCGATTCTGCGCGTTCTGGGTTCCTTAACGCCGGGCGAACGCCTAGCTGGGGACCGCAGACGGCAGGGAACCCGCACGACGGCGGGTACAATCCCTGGCACAGCACCCGCGAGGACATTCCCGACGAGACACCGGACAGCCCCTCTTCCGACCAGTGGTGATCACATGACTGACGAGCGTGGCAAGTGGCCAAACACGCCCGGTGGACGGCGCAGGCAGCGCATCCAGGACGTCCGGGAACAGATGCCGCCTGTCTACAACAAGAATGGCGAAGAGAGCTTCGGACGTAGCCGCAGGCGCTTTGAGGGTGCTGTCGCGCGTTCGTCCATGCCTGCCGGTGACCTTTCGGCCGTCAATGAGGTTCACCTGACGAGGGCTAACCAGTCAGCCCTGGCGCAGTACGATATAAATAGCCGGGACATAGAGATCCCGACACCTAAGGGACAGAGCCTGAAGCGGGACACGGCCGAGGACAAGACACTGCTCGCGCATTCTATTGTCCATGAGACCGGGCACGCTATCGACCGGAACCTTAACCCGGAGCAGTTCTTCCCGATTAAGGACAAGGCTCGATCGGGCCGCCGTGAGGCGGTCGCGGAGAACTACGCGGACAAGCACACACGTGGTTACGGTGGTGAGCCCGGCGGGAGTTACTCCACCTACGATGCCGCAGTGCAGGCCCACCTGAACAACAAGAGCAGGGGCGGGTACGCACCCATTAAAAAGGACTTCGGGGCGAAGGGCGTGGAAACGTACCAGGGATTCCGTAAGCTCGGCATGACTCCGTCTGACTCGGCACCGCCAGAGCATGAGGTAAACCAGAAGCTGTCCCAGACGTGGGCACCGAATAGTAAGTTCGTCTGATGGACAGCACCGCTAACTCAAACTGGAGTGTCCAGGCGCAACCTTGGAACGGCAGCGCCGGTAAGATGCTCGGCGGTGGCGGGGACCCGTCGATGGTAAACCTCGGTACGGGCGCGGCCCGGCTGGACAAGATCCGCATGGGTGCGGGCCAGCTACCGGACGCGCAGTACCCCGACGGCTACCTCGGGAACTACCGGAGCAAGAACGAGGGCAAGCTCCAGCAGCGGATGGACGACCGGAGCTACCAGCGAGGCGTCCACAAGTTCGTCAAGATGACCCCTGACGAGTACCGCTGGCCCTCAGACTTCGGCCCTGACTCGGGCCTGGTGAACCAGGCCAGGACCGCACGGGCTACGGGTGACGGCACGATCCAGACGCGGCGGTTTGGTTCGACAGGAGACCCTGCCGAGAGGTATCGTGGATACATGCAGGGTGGCCCGATGGTCACCGACCGTGAGATGTCTGAGCTGTACCGGCGCTACGGCATCAACGCCGTCACCGGTCAGGGCACGGACCCGGTCGACCCGGCACGCAGGGCCGTAATCTCCAAGATGGCACCCGGACTGAGCTGGTAGGGGGAGACATGAGCGCAACCGAGAACTTGAACGGAGAGCAGTTCTCTGACTGGGCCCGTAGCGCCCTGGACCCTCAGGGACCTCTGCGCCAGGGACTTCAGGAAGAGTACGCCCAGCGGGGGCCCCGCATGGAGCGCAAGGTCGCGGGACAGCGCGTGGATAACTACTGCACCGGATGCGGCGTCCACCAGCCCGTGAACCCGGGAACCTTCAAGTGCCCGACCTGCACCGACAAGGCATACGACCGCATGTCTGCGAGGATCTGATGCCCTGGCGACTCCCTGACAGTTTCATCGATGACACGCACACCTGGAATAACCACAATGACCAGGTGATGTTCGAGCGTGCATTTGAGACTGAGCCCGGGGAGGAGCAGAAGATGGCATTGTCACTTCTTTGCGCGAACCCTGGTACCTCCGAGAAGTTCATCCGGAACACGCTGCAGAACCCGAGCATGACTGATCGTACCGCTCCGTCCTTCCCGCCGCCTACAATTGAAGAAGTATTCGCACGCAGTCAGGCCCCCACCGGGGACAATGACATGGCCCGTCAGGCAGGGGCGCATTAATGCCAAAGAAGCAGCCCGCACCGCAAGATAACCCGAATTTCGCGACTCACGTCCAGAACGTCGTGAACTCGGTCAAGTCGGCTACGCCCGCAGAGACCGAGGCCGGGCTGAAGTGGTACCCGGAAGCGCACGCCCAGACTCTTGACGTCGCGAAGCGCAATCCCGGGCCGATTGAGGACTACGAGTCCGCCGGGACAATGGACAAGCACGGGGTCGGCGGGAACAACGTCGGTTCAGTTCACCCGGCCATGGCCCGCGCGGCTGGCGAGGTCGCGGCATTGTCTCCCGCGCGCCCGGCGGGAATGCGATGGGAGCATAACGTCCCGGCAGCCGCTCAGCTAAAGGACGTCACGCCGGAGCAGCGCGGTTCGATTAATGACGCCCGGTCGATGGCTAAGCGCCAGTCACAGGCAATGGGCGCGCTAAAGTCTGCGAAGAACCGTGGCGCTGGCGTTGACGAGGCCCAGGGTAACCTGGACAGGGCCTCCGAGGCGTTCAAGGTCCGCTCCGCGCAGGCGCGTGCCCCGTTCAAGGACACGCCACTGGGTCACGCCGGAGTTCACGCGATCGGAAAGGCCCTGGACATCCAGGCTGGTGACGTCCACCCGTACGAGGCGCTCGGTACCGTCAAGGAACGTCACTTCGCCCATGATCTTTCCCGGCCGCATGACGCGGAAAAGGTTTTCCACGGCGCTAGCGGGACGATTGACGAGCACATGAAGAACGTCATGGAGGGCCCGGAAGTCAGCCACGGGTGGAAAGAGAGTGCGGCGGCCCTTAGCGTGCCCCGAACTGCCCCCGACCCCGGCACCCAGGGCGGGTACGTGTACGGCAGGTCCGTCCTGCATGAGGCTGCCCGGCAACTGCGCATGCGACCTAATGCGGCCCAGCCTGTATCCTGGGTACATGAGAAGGCAACAAAGCCACGCACCGGTAACCGGGGCACTAAGTAGGAGTTCACATGGGACGTCCAGTCAGCAGGAGCTGTAACCGCGAGCTTGCGCAGGGCCTTACCGATGGCTCCTACAAGCAGATCGTGAAGGACCGTGGCGGCATAGTCGAGTCGTCGACTTACGAGGCGCGCAAGAACCTCAGCGTGCCGCTTTACGGCATCGTGGAGAAGGAAGAGAAGGAACTCGGGGACGCGGTCGGCCCGGTTCGCACGCCGTACGTCGTCGACAGCCCGAAGCCCGGACTCCTGGTGACCGACCAGGACCGGTAATTTTGACATCGGAGAACTAAACGGACTAGCCTGAAGTCTAGGCATCGAATGGAGCACCACATGATCATCGGCACGGACGTGCACGGGGACGCAGTAGAACTCCCCGTAGAGCTTAGGGACGAGGGCATCCTCGACTTCGGCTCCGAGCACGCGCTTTGCTGGCACTGGGCCGATGACTTTGTGCTCCGCATTTCTACTGAGGAGCATGAATGACGATCGACCGCAAGGTGCAGTATGGAAGCACGGTCACGGCTGTTACCGGACTGGCTACCTGGCTGCTCACGACATACGCATTCCACGGGTCCATGCCGACTGCGGTTGCCACCGCGCTCCCTGTCCTGATCGCCTCGGTTATCGGCTGGATTACCTCTTACATGACCAAGCAGGCACCGAAGGACGTCGTCCGCGCGGCGGACAAGCTCGAATCGGATGCCACCGTGCACCAGATGTCGCTGGCTCTCCTGGCCACGCACACCCCGAACAAGGTCCAGGCACGCGCTTTCCCAAAGGCATACCCGCCAGTCGGCCCGCAAGCCCCATTCGGGGGACAGTAATGGCTGGTAAGCGGGTCCGGATTCTCGTATGTCCCCGGTGTGAGACGGTAGAACCCATTGAATGGTGCGCCACCGCTCCCGGCTCGAATCCTGAGTGCGGGCACGCCCAGTGCGCTGACCTCCTGAACTTCAGGGTAATGCCGCACACTGCCGACCTGGCCGAAGGCAGGGTCTACCACAGTAACCTGCTGCTGACTGACGTCGCGTCCGACGACTGGAACCGGCTGTCGACGCGAAAGAACATCCTGAAGAACTTCACCGCCCCGGGTGACGCCACGCCTTACGGCGCGGAACTCTACGCGATCAAGGAGAACTACCAGGAATCCGCTATGCAGTGCTGGAAGCAGCATAACCGCACGACAGACTGCGGTGAATGGCGGCACTCTTCAAAGCGCCTGGTTGACCAGCGTGAGGAGACAAAGGATCTCCGTCGTGAGCTAAAACTGGAGACGCGCTCGAAGCACCGGCCGACCATGACCTACCTCTGTGACTTCTGCCCGATGCGGAGCATCAAGGAGACTAAGGTCGACGCAGAGAAGTACGGATTCCAGAGTCCGTACTGATGATCATTACCTGCGGCATGTGCCCGGCGTCTTTCGAGCGAACTTTTTATCGCCGGAAGTACTGTAGTGATGCGTGCGCAGCAGCGGCCATTCGCAGGAGAGATCGACTCCGGTACCAAAATCCTCCACGCCGGGCGGATTGTAACGCACGCGCCGCCGCGTGGAAGGGCGCTCACCCAGAGACGACGAAGGCGCATATGCACTCAAGGCATTTGCTTCGCCGGTACAACCTATCGGTAGAGCAGTACCTAAAGATGCTTGATGACCAGGGTGGGGTTTGTTACACCTGTCATCGAACCGAGAACGGAGTGCATTACAAACAACTCTCGGTGGACCACGATCACAACTGCTGCCCCGGATCTAGGTCGTGTGGTAAGTGTATCCGCAAGCTACTGTGTCATCAGTGCAATAGCATACTTGGTATGTTGGATGAAGATCCAGTGGTGCTCCAGTGTATTGCGGATCGTCTTGACACATTCTTCGGACTCCCAGGTAGTGTGTTCACATCAATGGCCAATTATGTTCAAGAATATTCAGTAACCCCTACTAGGAGGAACTAGTGCTGTTTACCGAGATCGCACTGGCGATCGTCGCCGCTGCATTCCTTTTCATCGACGCCCTGTACATTCGGGAGCGCAAGTGGCGTCGTTACACGGAGTACGTCCTGCGCGAGGAGGCCAAGCATCACAACGACATGATGTCGGCCCACCTTGACCTTATCACGCGGTACGAGCGAGTCCAGCACGGGTACGACCAGGGTGTCCTGGAGGGAATGCGGCAGGCGTACGTGAACGTCCGCGCTACACTGGCCGACGAACTCTTTATCACGGGCGGGACAGACGGGGCGAAGCTCCGTGCGTTCGTCCTTCCCTTGCTGGAGAACCTCGGAACTCACGAGACCAAGATCCTGGACGAGATGAAGGGGAACACGAAGGCGCGCGAGGCATTCGAGAAGCACGCGGGGAACACCGAGCCAATCAACATGTTCCCGGGCAATAACAAGCCGCAGATAGCACAACCAGTGGAGGATAACTGACATGGACATTCCCGAACTCGGACACTCGGCAGCTCGCGCTCGCCAGGAGTCCCCGAAGGCAATTCCCGACGAGGACGACATGAGTCCGCTGTCCCCGCTCCCGGACGTCATTCACGCTGACACGGCGTTCCTCGTCTACAAGACCCCAGACGGTCAGGTTATCCTGACGGCGGACCTGAACACTCCGGTGTCAGTCCGTCGCGGGCCGCTGAACCACGATATCGTCGGGATGTCACACTGCGTCCTTGAGGACATCCGGCTGATGGGTTCCGCCCCGGCAATTGCCCAAACGGTCGTGAACGCGGTTAAGCTGGAGCAGCAGCAGCAGATGGAGCAGATGCAGCAGGCCCAGGTTCTCCAGCAGATCCAGAAGCAGAAGCAGGGGCACCTGTAATGACCAGTGAAGAGATGCACCTGGATAACGCACTCGCGCGACTGCAAAAGGCGCATGTGTACGACGTCAGCGCCGAGCTGACCTACGGGCAGGCATACCAGCGGCTAGTCCAAATGGGCCTCCGTCCACAGATCCGACGCAAGTACCGAGGGACTAAGTAATGATCGACCCGCGTTTCTTCGAGAAGGCTGCCTCCGGGCAGCCTGCTCCCTCTACGGAGGGAGGTGCCTCCGGGTACTTCTCCCGGCCAGAGCCGATGCTGGACCCTAACCTGTTCGAGAACGGGCGCTTGCGTGAGAAGGTGCGCAATCACCTGCTCGGAACGCTGGTTAACTGGCTAGACGAGACTATGGCTGCCCATGAGATGCAATCCTGGCTGCATGTCTGGCTGGCTGGCAGCGGCATCAGTTACCAGTGGGCGGCCAGTCGTGGCAACGGTGACCTTGACGTCCTGTTCGGCGTTAACCTCGGTAAGTTCCAGGCCGCTAACCATGGCTGGGACTGGTCGGAGGCTGAGACAGCCGCCCAGGTAAACGACGGTATGAAGGAAGGACTCTGGCCGTCGACAGCACAGACCAGGTTCGGCTTCGGTACCTATGAGGTCACGTACTTCTGGAACCCGGGGACCGGAAGTGACATCAAGAAGATCCACCCGTACGCCGCGTACGACCTGGTGAAGGACAAGTGGGCAGTACCCCCTCCGCAGCTCCCAGAGATCCCTGGAGAGCTTTACCCCCAGGACTGGTACATCCAGGCCGGGAAAGACTCCGAGGCCGCCCTGAGGCTCACACGGGCCTTTAACGAGCATATCCAGAAGTACTCGGACGCAATGCCAGGCTCAATGACCCAGCATAACTCCGGAGCGGCCCTGAACGGCATCGTCGCGGAGGCGAATAACCTATTCACGGACATGCACACCGGACGCCGTGCCGCCTTCAGCGACCAGGGCCAGGGCTACGGCGACTACGCTAACTTCCGGTGGCAATTCAATAAGTTGAATGGAGCAGTGCAAGCCCTTTCCCAGATAGCAAACGTTGGTAAGGAAGCGCGGCGGCAACAAGAGACGGAGCAATGGGGAGCGCCCATCGATGGGGCAGAGATCGCGCTCCGTCGGGCAGTACAACAGTACCGAGGTCGTTTGTGAGTGAAGAGGTCTTGCAGGTATGAGGAAGACATTCGTCATCCCGGTCGAGGGTGTTATTCGCAAGGTAACAGACGGCCAGCCTATTGTGCAGATGGTAGAGCTTATCAGCTCGTTCGCCGGGGAGAACACGTTCATCTACCTGACCGACGAGGCTGCCAATGACACCGCTGACTGGCTGAACCTCCACGGCCTTGGGCACACGCTTGTCCTCGGGCGTGATGCTGACCGGCTGATGCAGCTTCGCCGTATTCAGCATGAGTGGGGATATAACGTAGACTTCGTTATCGAGCCCGATCCTGAGGTTGTCGCGAAGCTCGTCGAGCACGGTTACCCGGTTCTAGCTTTCTTCCACCCGTACTATTCAAAGCGCGAGTGGAGACCAGATTACAAGTTCGAGGTCACCCCCTGGGACGACATCAAGGAAGGCATCGTGAAGCAGCAGGCAATGCGCGCGAACGACAGCCGCACACGGAGCGAGTAATGTTGCTGTACATGGCAGGTGCCGAGAATAACGAGTGGAGGAACTTTCTCTCTGACCTCGGTGTCGAGTACGTCTCGATGTCCTTCGTCGGCCTGTCAAAGCGCGTAAAGGGCACGGCGAAGTGGTCGATTGCCTCGCACTTCGAGGGGCAGCATGTTCTCCTTGACGCTGGCGGGTACTCATTCAACAAGAAGGACTCCACCGCGACCGAGGAAGAGGCGATGGAGACAGCGAACGCTTACATGGCGTTCGTCACCCAGAACATTGACGCGGTCGACCTTGTTACTGAGTTCGACGCGAATATACTCGGCCGTGACTGGCTGCTGGCGATGCGAGAGGATTTCTATGACGACCTCGGGGACAAGTTTTGCCCAGTATGGCATGAAGACACCAGTACAACGGAACTGGAACGACTCGCGAGCCGCTACGCGCATGTGGGAGTCCTGGCTTCAGGACTTGACGAGCACCTTGTGCCTATACTCAATGGATTGGTATCGCGTTACGGTGTCAAGTTCCACGGTCTAGGCATCACCGCGACAAAGACCTCGTTGTGCCAGGCGGTGAAGTGGGACTCGATCGGCTCCAAGAGCTGGATCTCACCGTCCATCGACGGCGATACTATCATCTGGACCGGGCAGGAGCTGAAGCGCTACCCGGCTAAGCTTAAGGACCAGGCCAGGCGACGCCACAAGAGCTACCTGGAGCGTCAGGGCTTTGACGCCGACAAGATAGTAGGGGACGACCGCAAGGAGGTTCTACGGCTCTCTGTGTGGTCCTGGCAGCAGTTCATGGAGTCGCTCGCACATGCCAGGGTGTTCAATCCTTTCGGTGGTGGCCCTATCGGAGTTACTCCCCAGGGTGATAACGGGGATACTGAAAATGAGGAACGGCATGTAGACGGTGTTGATCACCCTGTGCCTGACCCGGGGAACCGTGGGTTGCTCCCCGCCGTCGTCGAACGACGTGATCCCGTGCTCCTGCCGGTCATGGGAATCGAGGTAATCACCAATAAGTCCGAGGACGAAGATGGTGAGGATTTCGAGGAGCGGGTCGTAACCACGCCCGCAAAAGCACCCTTGATGCAGTGCAACACATGCCACATCAGGGACAATTGCCCGAAGGCAAAAGCGAACGCTGAGTGTGCCTACGAGATACCGATCCAGGTAACCTCGAAGAACCAGATGCGCAGGCTTCAGGACGCGCTGATTGAGATGCAATACCAGCGTGCGGCGCGGATGGTGATGTTCGAGCAGGCCCTTGGCGGATACTCAGACCAGAATGCATCGGCCGAGATAGACAGGCTTCAGAAGCTGATTAACGCCAAGCGTGAGGCAGAGAAGACAGGCTTCACCCTCCACATGGAGGCACACGACGACAAGGGCGTTGGCGTCATGAGCCGGGTGTTTGGTCGCGACGCGGGCGACGCTGTCACGGCTCTCCCTGAGGTTGTCGACGCCACACAGTACATTGAAGCCGAGATCGTAAACGAGACGGAAGAGTAACTCCCCAACGTGCGTATTCCTAACAACGGTCCCCTGGAGGGCGAGACTCAGGTCTGCCCCCGCTGCAAGGGCACCGGGTTCACGGACCAGTATGACGAGGACGTCTGCCTTACGTGTCTGGGGGAGGGCGAGGTCCCTGTGCTCCAGGTCACACGGAAGACACCCTAGATCTGTTGCCAGCACCCCCATCGGCCGACTAGACTGGAGTTGTCGGAAGGGGACACCATGGACACCGCAGTCACCACTGAGGCACCAGAAGTGCAGGCCGACCGCTGGCTGTACCGGCTGAACGACCAGGAGCTGGTCGACACCCGCGAGAAGATCGCCAAGATGAACGCACGGGCTGCCAAGCGCGGCCTGGCTGGTGAGCTGACCGTCTCGGCCGTGAAGGTCCGCCAGACGCGCAAGCTACCGAGCGGCTTCGAGATCACCGAGTCCTGGTGGGACACTGAGATCCTCGGTGCAGCTCCCCAGTACAACGGGTGGAAGTTCATCGCTAGCCTGGACTTCGACCCGGCTGCTGGCCTGATCACCAAGACGATCCCCGGCCTGGCAGGCAAGATCGACCGCAGCAAGCTGCAAGACAACTGGTGTGACCACTGCAAGACCAGCCGGTTCCGTCGACTGGCCTACCTCCTGGAGAGTGCGACCGGCGAGCGACTGCAAGTCGGCAGCACGTGCATCAAGGACTTCCTCGGCCAGGCGGTGCGTCCCGTGTTCACCAGTGAGGACACCATTCGCGAGGAGTTCGGCGGCTTCGGTGCCTCTGACTACGACGTCACCCCGCTGGACGTGCTCGCTATCGCGTGGGCCGCAGTTCAGGAGTTCGGTTTCGTCCGCTCTGGTGACTACGACGACGTCCCGACCAAGCGGCGCATCGATCAGGTTCTGTACCCGGCCAGCAAGGGCCAGGCTGCCATCGACGACCGGGCCCTGGGTGAGAGGCTCCGTCCGCTGGCTGCCAAGGCTGCCGAGCAGGCCAAGCTGATTCAGTCCTACATCCTCAGCGACGAGTTCAGCGGCGACAGTGAGTACGTTCAGAACCTCAAGCAGATCGCCGGGGCCGAGCGGGTCGGCCGGAGGTTCTTCGGTCTCCTCGCTAGCGCGCCGCAGGCGTGGGCCAAGTCGGTCGAGCGGGACCTGCGCCGCCAGGCCGAGCAGGCTGAGATCAAGAACGAGTTCTTCGGCTACGTCAAGGACAGGATTGAGCTTACCGTCCGCATCAAGTCCATCCGCTACTTCGATGGAGCCTACGGGACCACCACCTTGTACACCCTGGTTACCGACGACGGTCACCTGGCGCAATGGTGGGCATCCAATTCCGCACTGGGAAATGAGGTCACCAATCACAGCTACCTAGTCAAGGCCACGATCAAGGGCCACGAAGATTACCAGGACACCAAGTACACAAAGCTCACGCGGGTCACTGTCCTAGAAGACATCCCCGGAGAGGAGTAAGAATGCAGGCAGCACAGCCAGACAGCCGGTACGCTTACCGGCTAGTCTGCGGAGACATAGGCCTTGGTTCAAAGGACCTATCGGAGCACGACCACCTGTTTTGCGCAGTTCACCGGAATTATGAGCGCATCGCAGGGTTCGGCATCAGGTGGAGCAGGCTCCAGGCTGAAGCCGCAAGTGAGAGTGCCAGTGTTGTCTAGGTAGGAGGTGATCCTCTATCTCCCCTGTCGGAGGGGTAATTTCGACAACACGATCCGGTCCCCGGTATACTGGGGATCGGATCATTTATTGGAGGAACATGGACGTCAACGACTACATCAGGGGCCTTTCGGACCAGGATCTGAAGAAGGAGATCCGCCGTCGTAACGAAGAGGTCGCGCGTGAGGCCCGTGAGTGGATGGAACGGGAGTACCGGGAGCGGCAGGCTGTACGGGCCGGTGCCAGGTCTGAGTTCTGCGCGGCACAGGGTATCACACCGGAGCAGTTCGAGGCCGTCGAAGACTACCTGGACGAAGAAGCGAATTCGTAATGCTCTCTGACCTACCGCAGCCAGGAACAATCGGGCTAACTGCGATCGACGGCCAGGTCGGCAAGGCAATTCACTTCCTGCAATGGCTGAATGAGAACCCGTTCAAGAACTGGTTCAAGAAGAACACCGACCCGAACTATGAGCATGTCGTGCTCTACCTCGGCGCGACGAAAGAATACCCTGAGGGTGCACTGCTTGAGGCTGAGCCCGGCGGCTCAAGGATTCGCTCGGTAGAGGAATACTCGGAGATCTACTGGTGCACGCGCATCGCGTGGAAGTTCTACAAGGCACTGCCCCTGATCGCGAACGAGGCTAAGCGTGACACCGGCATCCCGTACTCGTTCCTTGACTACCTGGCGCTTACGCTCCGGCGAATGCACTTCTGGTTCCCAGGGATGCGCAGGTATCTCAAGGCCATTGGGCACCAGATCTGCTCCCAGCTAGCTGTCTGGGAGTACGAGAAGCACGGCTGTTACCTGTTCCCACACGAGTGGGCCGGGGATGAAACGCCGATGGATATCTACTACCTGGATCAGAAACTAGGAAAGTAATGGCACTACTCGATTACAAGCCGCAGGGCAAGGGCACACTGGGAAGCTACGTCCGCTTCGCCCCTGGGGAGATCGACCACGCCGTCGATGCCCCGGGGCTTGGCGTCATCACATATTACGGGACCAGGCGACGAGGTGAGTACGTCGACATCACGGCCGATAACATGAAGGCTATAGAGCTTGTCCCTGGCATGGAGGCCGAGCAGGATAACGGCAAGGCCCAGACGTTGTCACGAATGCCCAAGGATTTCTCGCAGGAGCAGCGTGAGGTTACCTGGTACGCACTTCTGGGAGGCCGACGTGCCAGGCACTGAGCAGGCGCAAGGGTGGGGCATGGGCGCGTACGCGATGTGGGGTGCGAGCGCGTTTACTAAGCATAGTCTCATGGCTGATGTTACCCCCAGCGCGTCTAGCCCGGGGCTGCGTGAGATCTACTGCTGGCAGTGCGGGACGCTGGCCCTTAGGACGTACTCGTACCAGACGACGTACACCTGCAAGGTCTGTGAATGCTCAGGCAAGCTGACTCCAGATGAAGGGCGGAAGTCGTTCACTGACCCGAGGACGACCAATATGTTCCGTGGGGTGACGACGGTGACTCACGAACGGTACCTGGACTTCGGTGACCCTGAGGTGTCCAGGATGAACGGCAGCCCGGCTTGACCCACCTTACAACCCCCTCTGTACGGCCCAGAGGGGGTTTTTTCATGCCCTCTTATTTTGCGTTCAGCAGGACGCGGGCGGGTATGATTGTGGTATGCCCATAGACGTCGACTGGTCCCACCGGCACCACATGGTCAAGTGCCCTGTGTGCCACGTGCTGCACTGTGCTTGCCAGTGCCCGCGTGACCGCTGGCGCTACGACATTGTTGTCCGCCGGGCGGCTGACGGGCTGATGTACTGGGACGCTAGCGAGCACGCCTGGTGCAAGGTCATAGGCTCGAAGCACGAATCCGACTGGAGGCAGCACATTGAGCGCAACTGAGGTACTAAGTTCCCTTCAGTTCAAGAGGCACCCCGTGAGGGCCGCAGCGCAACGTGTGCACGCTGCTGAGAAGCACGCGGCTGGTCGCCTCGGCCACGGTGTCGACCGGGCGCTAGACGCCCTTGAGGGCCCGCATGACCCAGGGAACTGGAACGATCACCCGGATGACATCGGGGAGATCACACCGTGACTGAGGATCGTGACCAGGCGGCCCTGACCCTGCTGAAGATGATGTCCGAGCTGAACTTCGACCAGATAGCGTTCCTCGTCGGTTACATGACTATCAAGGACATCGACCTCGCAGCCAGGGCAATGACAGCACTCCAGTTCACCGACGTCGGGCAGGTCAAATGAGCGCACAAGAGAATTTGAATCCTCAGCAGTTCTATCATGGTTCTAACCAGGAGTTCAAGCCAGGTGACATGCTGACTCCTGCGGGCGGTAAAGCCCACGCTGACTCCTGGGATAACAAGGATTACTCGCCGGGAGAGTACGTCCACACGACGCTTGACCCAGGGACGGCACATCTTGTCGCGGGGCGAAAGAACGATTACGAAGGGCTAGGTCACGTCTACACGGTAGAGCATACCGGCCCGGTAGAAGAGGACAAGTCGATGAACGCCGACATGCAGTCCGCCGGAGCGAGGAACTTCCGCACCAAGAGCCCTGTACGTGTCACCGGGGAAGATCATGACTGGTGGGAACGCCAGCAGAGGGGCGTGTAATGGCAGCCACAGATAACCTGAATCCCCACCAGTTCTACCACGGGTCGGACCATAAGTTCGGCCGAGGGGCAATGGTGAAGCCAGGGCATGCCCCGCTGAATTCACCGTCCCCTGAGGAGCACGCTTACTTCGCGCGGACGCCGGAAGAGGCAGAGGGATACGGAAGGTACGTCCATGCGGTAAACCCGACAGGGGACTACGAGGACGACCCTAACGCACAGGGGGCACTGCGCTCACGTGATCCCCTGCGCGTCCGGTATACCCACTCGACGTCCTAAATGAATTCGGGAGTGTAATGGCAGCGCAAGATAACCTGAATAAGAAGCAGTTCTACCACGGTACTAGCGCTGCCCTGAAGCCTGGCGATTACCTGTCTCCCAAGGGCGCTAATGAGTTCGGCAGGCATGAGACGGAGAGCGGGAGAAGCCACGTCTACGCAACACTCGATGAGGACACAGCGTGGGGGTACGCCATAGACCATGCAGGGTCCGTCGACCGGGCTCACGTCTACCAGGTTCAGCCAACGGGGAAGACAGAGCCCGACCCGAATGCCGGTGAGTACCCGGCTATAAGGACACGCGCTCGCATGAAGGTCACACGGGAACTGGCCTACTAGCGCTAAATGAATTCGGGAGATAGCAGGTTACCTAAAGCTCCCTGCCGTCCAGGCTATGGTGAACGTACAGCCAGCCGTATGACCCGTCATCCCGGTGAACCGGATTCAAAGTCGGCCCGCAGGGACAGTCCTCTGTTACCTCATGCCGGATAATATCATCCAGGGGGTGGACGTGGAGCGTGTCGTCATCCATGGCCCTAGCCTATGCCGGTAGCCTGTGCTAAGTCAAAATGAATTTGGGCGGGGGAGATAGCCCAAGGGTAGCGCACACACATAGTGCATACACACCACGCACCACACTCCCAGGGGTGTCAGGAGAGTATCACCACCAGGTATACCCTCCCTCACACCTACTCCCCACCCTCCCATACCCTGTCACCTAATTAATTTGGCGAGGGGGGATATGCAGACTGACACCCCCCATACTATGTACTTGGAACCATCATGCTCAGGAGAGTAACTGTACACCCCTGATACCCTCCCTCAGCCTATGGTCCTTGGGTAAATTAATTTGGGCGGGCGGGGAGTCCAGGGGACTACCACTATTAGCTATACACATAGGGATGGGCTAAGGCACCGGGACCAGGAGTAACTATGCGGTCACTCCTACCCCTCTGGTCTAGCTACTCCCCAGTGTCCACTACCCTGTCTCACCTGGACCGGCAAATGTGCAAAGCACATTATGTCGTCCAGGTGGCCGCTTGTGGCCTCGAATTCGGGGATTTATCCCCGTATTCGCGCTGTTCACGACCAAATCTCGTAGATTTGTTCGAGAACACCCTTGTAATTACTAATTGCGCAAGCTTATTAGTAATTACTGCACTGCCATGCCCCTGGCACCGGACTGGCCACGAAATAGTAATTTCGGCGGCCAGGCCGATGGCCAGTGGTACAGGCGACACGTGTATGTACTGCATTATCCCGCGCGCTGCGCGGAATAGATTGGTATAGGCACTCGGTAATTCCGAGGGGGGGTACCCTTTAACGGCTTTTCCCTGGATTAGCGCGGCCAGGAAATCGGGATGAACAGCCAGCGGGACTCCGGGACAGTGGCTACAGGCAGGATCTTAAATCGGTAATTCCGGGCAGTGGCCCCTATCGGTGCACCCGGATCACGACTGGATAGCCCCCCTAATTCGGAATTAAGGCTCTGATATTGTTTTGCGGGGCCGCCGGGGACCGTGGTAAGATCGGTGTACACACAGACAGGAGACCGTATGTACATCGCACTTTCAATTCCGCCCCGCCCGGGACGCCCGGACGGCGTCATGCTTCTGACCCAGGCGGCGACCTACTCGACCGACTCGGCCGGGACCCTCCACATGTACAGGATGCGCGAGTACCGTGAAGACGTTCCTTGCCAGTATGGCGGGTACCACACGGTCACCCGGACGGAGCCGGAGGAGTTCCTTACGCTCCCCCGGGGCGCGTACGAGGCGGTCCTCGCCGGGGACACGCGCGAGGAGAGGGACCTCCTGGTCTCGATGTTCACCGCGAGGGAACCTCAGGGGTAACCCATAATTCGGAATTTGCGCGTCCCGCATGCCCCTGGTAAGCTCAGGGGGTACCTAGACAGGGAGGGCACATGGGTTTCAGCAGGCCGAACGTAGCTCAGGACGCCAGGGCCCGCTATGAGGCAGGCCACACGATCCTGGCCGTCACCCACGACTGCGGCATGAAGGTCGACACGGAGGTCTTCGCTAACATCATCGAGGATGCCGAGAGGGAAGGCTGGCACCTGGAGCACATCTACCAGGCACCAGGACGGCAGCTCATGATCTTCCGGCGCGCACGGTAACCCCTAATCTCGATTTGACGGTCCTGCGGAGGCGTTGTTAGTCTTGGATCTTCACAAGGACCAGGACGGGAGAACCGGAATGCTAGCAAAGGAAGAGGCGGTCGCGATGACCGTCATCACGATCTGCGGTATCGGCTGCAAGCCGGTATCTGCCGGGAAGCGCGACGAGATCCAGGAGGTTCTTGACGCGCTCTGGGAGAACGGACGCCAGAACGGGCTCGCTGAGGCGCAGCTTGACGAGGGCCCCGGGACCGGCTAAACTGAGGGCTAGGAGGAATTATGGCACACTACGACGAGATGAAGTCCGAGGAAGACCTTCGCCGCGATAACGCGGTCGCCCTGGCCCTGCGCGAGATCGACCGGGCGCGCATTTCCGGCGTCTCTGCGGTCCCGGCCCTGGAGCAGCTCTTTAACTACGGCGAGGAGACCGGGTACGACCAGGCCGTCCGCGACGTCGCGGAGGGGATATCCAAGCTAGGGAGCGGGCGCTGATGACTACCGTGAACCGCGAGGACGCGACAGCGATCCTGGTCTCCAAGGGCTACTCAGGCGACGAGGCCAGGAAGATCCTTGACGAGGCGAGGGTTTACGGGACGGCCCTGACCGTCCCGCGCGACTGCCCTAGCCTCTGGGTCACCTCCTGGTACCAGGGGTCGGTCGTACCGGCCTACCGGATTCAGGAAAACGACTCCGGCGAGGAGGTTACCTTCTGATGGACTTCGAGACCAGCAGGGACCCGGACCAGGCTGTCCACTTTACCGCCAGGAAGCTGCAGGACATCCTCGGCGTGGAAGTTCCCCCGGCGTACCGCTCGAAGTTCTACGCGGCCCTTCGGAACCTTCGCCAGTCCGGGTACACCACCGGCTGGGACGACGCCGAACAGCTTGGAGATAACTGATGTACAGCGTATTCATCCGCCGGAACAGGATTCGCCAGGAGCCGGAATGGCTTCTCCGCGCGAGGACAGACGAGAGGTACGAGGCGTGGGACCGCGCCCAGAAGCTCGCGGACGCCTACCAGTACCACGTCCGGGTCACCGACCCTGACGGTTCCGTGGTCTCCGAGATAATTCCGGCGTAATTCCGATTTTACCGTACCCTCGGGGAAGCCCCTCGGGGAGTCAGGAGGAGAAATGGGCGATCACACGGAGCAGTATTACCGGATAGGAAAGAAATACGTCCGGCAGCAACTGGCTAAGGTCCTTACCGAGTCCCGCAGTGAGGTGACGGCCTCGGGGATCATCCAGGCCCTTGACCATGTCGCGGAAGAGATGGGCCTGGAGAAGAAGACCGTGGTCCGGACCTACTACACCAGTAACGAGGAGGAGTAATGAACCGGGAGCACGCGCTGAACACCGCAATCCAGCTTCTTTTCGGGGACCAGGTGACTGAGTCCCAGGAGAGCATCCTGTCCGACCTCTATGAGAAGGGGGTCCGTGACGGCCAGTCGCTGAAGGTCACCGGGGGATGGGTCAATGAGTTTTCCGACCTCGAATGGCAGCCCCTCGGTGAGTTCCCCCCGCTGGACGGTCCCTACTTCAGCCGGATGACTGAGACCGGGGAATGGGCCAGGGAGACAATTTCCACCCTGCAGGCCGAAGCGGACGCTTACCGTATCTACGGGCGCACCCTGGACGGTGCCTGATGGCGACAGAGGGCGCGGTCGCCCAGTACGAGGCCGGTTGGAACGCCGCCATGAACCAGGTTCTCAGGGCCCTGAACGACGCCCGGTGGGGATTTCACAGCGAGGAGTACATGAGGGCCCTGGACGACCTCGCGGCGGACCTGTCCTTCCGCCGGACAGTTATCGCGGTCAGGTACGACCTGTAATGACACCTGTCCAGTCACCGGGAATAGAGGTTTCCGCCCTCCCGGACTACGACGAGGCTATCCCGTGCCAGTGCCGGTGGCTGGTGCCCTGGCGCGGTGAGACGTTCGAGTGCGGGGAGCCGTCAGATTTCCGGCTGCGCATCCACTGCGTGAACGGCCACGACTACACGACCTTTAACTGCAGGGCCTGTTACGTTACCTGGGCGGCTGACGTCGTCCCGGTAACCTGCCGGGTATGTGATGCCCCCCTGACCGACTGGAGCACGACATGAGGAACTTCATCCGGAGCGCGCGGGTATATGTCCAGGGCTGGATTGAGACCCTGGACATCCGCTTCCGCTCTCCCGAGACCTACCGGGCCCTGAAAGAGAACAAGCTCGCGGGTCCTGAGAAATTTGCGGAGGTCTCCCGGCCTGCGGCACCCTACTGGCTGGACCGCCCGACAAACGAGCAGGTCCGGCGGAACTACGCTCTCAGCGACGAGGAGGTAGAGGAGCTTCTGAACCACTTCCGCCGCCAGTAAGGTGTCCCGCCAGGGCCCCCCGGGTAATTTTCCCGGAGGGGCCCTTGACTGTCTGCGACGGGGGATGATACGGTCGTAACTCGTCCCGTTCAGGGAGACATAGGAAAGGAAGGAACGAGAGTATGCGAAAGGTGATTCACGGCCTGGCCCTCGCCGTGGCCACTGCGTCCGTCGCGCTGGCCACTGCTTGCGCCGGGAATAAGCCCCCGCCGACCGCTAAGAGCGTCCTTACCGGGGACGGTTACAGCGTTCTGGTGAATGAGTCCCCCAAGGTCATTCACGACAGCTTCGGTGAGGCCGCCCCGTACATCGCCCCTAACGGGGTAGCCGCCGGGGAGAGGGGAAGCACCCTGGAGCTTGTCATCGTCGCTGACACCAGCGCGGACGCGCAGAATGTCATCTATCCGGCCCTGAGCGGGTCCCTCAAGGGGGCAGGTGTCTCCTGCTCTCTTGACGGGGTGGTAACCCGCTGCACGGGGCCCGTTACCGCGAACTGGGTAAACGGGGGCCAGTAGGCCCCCTGCAACCCCCCACAGGGCCCCCCGGGTTTGACGTACCCGGAGGGGCCCTGTAGTGTGGACGGACAGGTAAAAAGAGCGAGTGAGAGGAGAACCTCAGATGATCGCCCTGACACCGATTCCGGTACTGCTACTGGCCTCACTTAGTCCGTTCCATATGACCGCACCGCCAGCCGCGCACCACGCACCACCCCCGGCCGCGACCGCCAGGGCTCACCACGCCCCGGCACCGCACAAGGCGCACAAGGCCCGCGCCAAGGAAACCCCGTACCACGTCTGGGACACCACGGTCCCGTCGAACGTCCCGGCCGGAAAGCGCGCCGCGTTCTACGCGAACGGCGCTTACGCCGCGACCGTCTCACAGACCGCCGGGCACACCCCGGTCCTGTGGATCGACGTCTTCGGGTCGAACCCGAACGCTAACGTCGTCGATGTAGAGCCCGGTGACGCGACCGCGTCGCAGGCCGCCGCATGGGCACACGCCCGCGTCGACCTCCACCCCGGCCAGACCGCGATTATCTACGTCGCTAAGTGCCACTGGCAGGACGTCAAGAACGCCGTCTCTGCCCTACCGAAGCACGTTCAGGATAACGTCCGCTACTGGATCACGGACCCGACCGGCGTGGACCATGTCGTCCCCGGCTCGCAGGCGACCCAGTGGCACTGGGACGCGAACGTGGACATCTCAACTGTCCTCCCGTCACTGACGAAGGCAGGTGCCTGATGATTATCGCCCCGATGCTGATGATCGCCGTCACGGCGAACAGCCACCACCATCCCGTCGCCTCAGCCCACCGGCACCACCACAGTGCCCCTGTACGGCCCGCAGCGCGCCACCACAGGCACCACAAGGCCCAGGTGACCATACCGCTGCCAACCGGCCCGATGCAGAACGCAGGGAGCATCTACCGGGGCCTGAGGGGCATGGGCCTCAGCCCCGCCGCTGCGGCCGGTGTCGAAGGGAACCTCTACCAGGAGTCCCACGGGGACCCGCACAGCTACAACCCGGTCGGCGGGGGACTGTTCGGGCTGACGAACCAGAACGGCGGGTCGCCGTCCGGCGGATCGCTCCAGAGTGAGCTTCAGAAGCTCCACGTCTACATCACCACGAACGGCTCCGTCCAGGACGTGAACGCGCACGCGACCGGCAGCACCCAGACGCAAAAGGCCGCGAACGTCGCGAACGATTTCGTCCAGCGGTATGAGCGCGCGGGAATTCCCGCCAGCGGGACCCGCATGCAGGCCGCTAAGCACTTCGCCCAGGCGCAGGGGGGATCATGACACGCAAGATCATCGCGGCGACCGTCGCTGCCGCCAGCGTTGCCACGGGAGTGGCCCTGGCCGTCCCGGTGAGCGCGTCTGTGCCACCGCCGGTCACGGTCAGCGGTAACGGCTCCACCCAGACGCACACCAGCCCCCAGTTCGCTCTCCACGCGGGCGGGGCGGACGTCACCACCAGGGCTGGCAGTGTCAAGTACACCGCGAGCCACCACGGGCCAGTCTCCTGGCAGGACCCGTACCTGACGACAGGGTATAACGGAGGCAAGCGGGCGGGGACCGCGCTGCCGGTCCAGCTCGGCAAGCAGGGGAACCCGGTCGCGTCGGTCAGCTACACGACGACCCGCGACTTCTGGGGAGACGTCGGATTTGACATCTGGCTTACCGAGACGCCGAACAAGCACAGCTACGCGCAGATGACGGACGGCGGGCCCGGCACGACGGAGATCATGATATGGTTCTCCAGCGTCGGCCTGCCCCTTCCGCGCACGGGCTACTACGCGAACATCGACGGCATGAAGTTCGGCACGATCGTCGGGCTGGCCGCCCAGGGGCACGCTAAGTCGGGCACCCGGGCCGGGTGGAACAACGTGAACTTCATCCTGGACGCCCACAAGCCCGGCGCGTTCATCCACCACGGCCACCTGGCCCTGAACCCGTTCCTGGAGTTCGCGGTCAAGAAGGGCTGGGTCAAGCCGCACGATTACATCATGGCGATCAATAACGGCGCAGAACTGACCTACGGCGGAATGTCGGTCACCGGGTACTCCCTGACCGGGCTGCGATAGGAGGCAAGATGGTTTCCCGAATCCTGACTACCGTCCAGTTCGACGGTTACAGCAATTCCATCCTGGTGGAGCCTCCGGACGAGCGTACCGGGTGGAAGGTAGCACAGATGACCCAGAGCCTGTCCCGTTCGAACGGGATCGCCCAGGTAACCATTCTCTGGGAACTAGACGAGTACTCATGGCGGGAGGACATGTAATGCGCTGGTCACTAACGGCCTACCTGGCTTCAGAGGCGCTAATCCGGCGCTGGGAAGCGGAAGCTGACCTGGCCCGGAAGGAAAAGGAAGCAGAGGAGGAAGAGGAAGATGCCTGAGGGAACCAGCAAGCTTATCCGCAAGCGCCCCGGGGAGCACCCTGAGGTTGTCAGCGACCCCGGTACCGGGCAGATGATGGAGTTCGAGAACCGGCAGATAGCCAGGACGTACGCCCGCCAGGCCAGGATCGCCACCGGATGGGAATACTCGATTTACTGGGTAGCGGACGACGGGATGCCGCGCCTGGAGAGTGTCGAGCCCGTAATCCGGGAGGACTGACCAGTGAAGCGAGAAGTGCCAGAACTACCGGAAGGAAGTCTACTGATGACCACACCGAAGGTCTACCTGGCCGGGCCGATAAACGGCTGCTCGGACGCGGAGGCAATGAACTGGCGGAACACGGTTCACAACCGCCTTGGACCGGGGTACTGCCTTGACCCGATGCGCCGGGACTACCGGGGCAGGGAAGACGACTTCGCGTCGGAAATCGTCGCGCACGACAAGACGGACATCTTTAACAGCGCGATCGTCCTGGCGAACTGCTCGAAGCCAGGATGGGGCACGGCGATGGAGATCTTCTACGCGTTCTCGCACAGTAAGCCGGTCGTTGCCGTGATACCCGAGGACGCCCCCGTATCCCCCTGGGTCAGGCAGCACACTGTCCGTGTATTCACGAGCTTTTTCGACGCCGTCGAATTCGTGGCCGATTACCTTAAGGCAATTGAGTGATCCCCCGGTACCCGGACGACAAGCTCTTTTACGCGATGGTAAGAGAGAATGTCCTGGACCGTAACATGTGGGACGACCTTGTCCAGGAGGCGCGAATCCACGACTGGAAAATGCGAACCGAGCACCCGGGCATGTCCCCGCAGTGGTACCACAAGTGCGCCCGTCGGCGAATTAACGAGGTAAGCAAGCGCCAGACGTGGACGGGCTACACCAGCCACCGGGGGCACCCGATCGATCCGCTCCGGCGCGCTCATGATTCCCTGGACCAGATGAACGGCTGGGGTTCCGAGGAGTGACCCCGGCGTGCTAGGGTGGAGTTACAAGCAATCCTGGGGAGGATGACATGGCCGGACACCGGTTCGCGGTAGGCGACGAAGTACACAGGGTAGTTCGCGGAGAGCCCGTGACGCGCTACATCCTGGTGATCGAGGAGGTTCTGCCCGCGCGCCTCTCGGACGTGACGCGGAAGCCATTCTTCCCGTACCGGGTGTGGGACCCCCGCACCGGCCTGATCTCACATGCCAGCGACGAGTTCCTTACAGCAGCTACCGGGAGGTCATGATGCCCCGCAAGAAGACGGACTACCGGCCGGTAATCGGGCAGGTTTCCGCAGAGTTCGACGTCATCCCTGGCGTGTCCCACCGCCTGGTGAAGCTACCCTCTGGCTGGGTCCACACGCGGTACGCGGGGAACGTGCTCACCACCCGTGAGGAACTGACCCAGGAGGCAGTAGAGTCGCTCCTGACAGCCGCACAGGACCGGGGGGACGCCATCCAGGGCCCGGCTATGCCGGATATCGCGCAGGTCTACGTCATCAGGGAGGCATGATGGGGTTCTACGCCGGGAAGAAGTCCGTGGAGCTGAAGCAGGGCACGCGTTTCGTGCACCGGCACTACCTCGCGGACGGGGTAAAGCTGCAGGACGTCCGGCAGGACCCGGACAACCCCGATTTCTACGCGATATTCGAGGTGACAGCAGTCATCTGCGGGCGGGTTTACTACCGGCACACCGGTACCGAGGGCCCGGCGCAGTGGTTGTTCGACCAGGCCAGGGCAGCCGACTACGTCAGGAAGGTGCTTTAGACATGATCAAGCCGATCCTAGATGGCATCATGGCATTCGAGCAGGGCGAACTTTCGGCCGAAGAGACGGTCGCGCTGTTCCAGGAGCTGGTGAACTCCGGAATGGCCTGGAAGCTCCAGGGAAGTTACGGACGTCTGGCGAATGACCTTATCCAGGCTGGCCTGGTGACTACTCCGGACGTGGCGTAACGCGCTGGTAGCTGTACCCGGTGCGACGAGAGGTCCCCTGCACATGGCGGGGGACCTCTTCATTGCTGATTTTAAGTACGTAGTTGCCTTTTACCGGCTCGAAATGGCACCAGAAGCGCCCAGTTTTCGGTGCGTGGTCATACTGGCGGGCTAGCTGCGTCGCCGGGCACTTCAAAAGGTTCCCCGGGCACCACAAAGGGTGAATTAGCATCCAGCCGCGCTGGTCAAGCTCAATTATGTGTTCCATATGGGCCATTCGTACTCCTCACATTGCCTTTAGTCTACGGCCTAGACTGGGGACGAGGCAAAAAACCCCCTGAGGGAAGGCAGTTATGACTCACTCCACGCTAGATTACTCCGGGCAGCCGTTCGCCAGGCCCGAAAAGCCCGCCGCCGGGCTGGCAGGCCGTGTGACGGCCCGCATCCTGGCCGCCGTGCGCCCCGCCGCAGTCGGTTCGACCCTTCTCGGACAGGATTCCGTCAGCACCTCCGCTATGTCCAGGGGCCTTTCAGTCTACTGCGGCTACGAGGGCGGGCTGCTCGGGTACGCCAATGGCCGGTACACCACGATGGGTTCGGTCTACGCCTATTTCCCGGGTAAGAAGTACGTCAGCGTCGGACGGGACGCGATCGACATCGAACCGGGCCTGGCGTCCCCCTCGGCCGCCCCGAATTTCGTCCGGAACGCGAAGCCGACGCACACGACAAAGCCGGTCGTTTACTGTTCGGCCGGGGACCTTACCACCGTCATCGGGTACCTTAACCGCGCGGGCATCGCGCGCTCGAAGTACTTCATCTGGTCGGCCCACTGGACCGGTAAGCACATCTGCGGCCCCGGCACCTGTGGCTATCCCCAGGCGGACGCGACCCAGTACGGCTCGAATAACTCGTTCGACAGCGACGTTTTCAGCGCCGCCATGTTCGGGCCCGTGCCCCCGGCGGCCAATCCGTCCTTCCCGCTGAAGGAAGGGGACGCGGACGTCACTGGCTCCGGCCCGGTGCGGCAGCTACAGACCAGGCTGAACACCTGGCAGAAGGCGATCGGGAAGTACGGTGTCCTGAAGGTCGACGGGCAATTCGGCGCGGCGACAAAGGCTGCCGTCGCGGACGCGCAGTTCCACTTCAGTGAGCGCGGGGTCAAGGCCGGTACCTGTACCAGCGCCCTGTTCAAGAAGCTCAGTGCAGCGCCCCCGGTCACTCCCGCCCCGGCCCCGAAGCCGGAGACCGACGCGCCCCTGATGGTGACCTCGCAGAAGAACGTCACCGTCGCCTACAGCCTGAAGGTGGACCGCACCATCCCCGCCTACACGGGCCTGTACGCCACCAAGGTCGAACGTGCGGGCACTACCTGGCGCACGGACCATAACAGCGCGGAGGCTGTCTTCATCCTCCACGTGCCCCTTCCCGGGACGTACACGGTCACTACCGGTGCCCGGGGATACAAGAACACCGTCCAGACGGTGATCGTCACCACCTGACAGGAAGGGGGTGCACATGCTCACCACGGCCCTGATCATCCTTGGGGTGATCGCACTGATCCTGCTGATCATCTACCTCATCCGCCGGGCGTAAGCTCGTTTTGCCCTCTGGTCCCCGGATCTCCTAGTCTGTTGCTATCCGACAGACAGAGAGGTACGGGGACCATGAAGAAACTGCGAGACCTGCTACTGAGCAGCCGGGACAGCCTCCAGGAGGCCCTGGCTGAGGCTGAGACGCTCGGGGACACCGGGCTGTATAACGAGGTAGACGAGGCGCTGGCTGGTGTTGAGACCGCCCTTAGCGACCTCCGGGACCTGTTTCCAGAGTGACCCAGGACACGGGCACCCTGGCTTGACCTGGCCCGTTCATCGGGTAAGCTGAAGGTACAAGACCCGGAAAGCCAAGGGAGGCACCACATGGACACCACAGTCACCCCGCCAGTCCCCGCCGACGTTCTCGACGAGGTTGCGCAGACGGTCCTGGCCTTCGCTACGTGCGACGCTGACGCTGGCGAGGCAGAGACTGCCTACGTTCGCGTTATCGGCCCGGACGGCAAGGTTCTGGACTTCTGCGCCCACCACTACAACCTTCTCGAAGTCGACCTGCTCAGTGCCGGTTTCACCGCCGTCATCGACATCCGGTCGACCCTGGAGCCGCAACCGTCGACGGGGGCCTGACATGGCCGACCCGCTGGCCTGGAGGCGCGCAGCCCGCTGTGGCAGCTACCAGGTTGCCCCTGGTGAGCAGTGGCCGTGGGACACCGACCGGTTGCGCGGGAAGCGCGCCGCGACGGTCATGGCCGAGCGCGAGAAGGTCGCCAAGGGAGTCTGCACCGGATGCCCCGTGCGCGACCGCTGCCTGACCGAGGGCCTCATGAACGACGTCACCACCGACATGCCAGACGGAATCTGGGGAGGCGCGACGCCAGAGGAGCGAGCGCCACTTATCGGGAAGCGCATCAAGTGGATTTCCGGGATGCGACGGCTGACTGACCCCGGGACTCCAGTTAGGAAGCGGGCATGATATGGGTAATTCTCGCCCTTGCGGGCCTGCTGGCCCTGGTCCTGGCCGCACACAGCGCGCCAACACGGCCCAAAGGGTCACCCCGGCCAAAGAGGAGGCCACCGAAGTGAGGATTCCAAGTCCCGTCGCGAAAGCAGCGATCGACGTCTCACAGCTTAACCAGATCCTGGGGACTGACTCGGCTGAATCGGTCCTGCTGGCTGCCATGACCCGTAACCGGCGTGAGGTTCTGGCCCAGGTCGCGGACATGGCCGAGGCCGCCGCTGCCTCCGAGGACGTAGCGGGCCTGGACCCGGGCATCGTCCTGGAATGGTTCGCTGCCTACCTGCGGGAAATGCTGCCCGACGAGGACCAGCCGGGAGCGTACGCGCCGAGTGACGGCGACTACGTCGAAGTCCACCTTACCGGGGTGATCTCCGAGTACGAGATTACCGGCGATGGCGTCCCGACCTTCACCGCCTGGGATATCACGACGGACAACGGCCTGAGCATCCCGCTGGAGTCGCACGATTTCCACCAGGCACGGGTCCAGGTGCTCCTGCCGGGGGTAGATTGATTGCGGCCCTTCTCATTGGCACGGTCGGAACGATCATAGCTAACGCGCTGTGGTACTTCCTGGCCGCCCGACCGCTGCAACGGCGGGAGAGGGAGGCACTGATAGAACTTCACAGGGCGCATGAGGAGGCAGAGTCCGACCGGGCCCTGTCTGCCAGGAACCACAAGCGGCTTGCTAAGATCATTAGCAGGCTCGAATACATGGAAGTCAGGGAGGAAGAGAAAAATGGGATGGACCACTGACGGACCCCGCTCAGTTCACACGGTGACGGGCGCGCACAGCATGCGTGAGCACCGTGAGCGCAAGCGTGACCAGGCCGAGGTCCGTAACGAGATGACCTCACCGGAGCGGCGCAGGCGCTACCGCTACGACACCGAGTACCGCGACCGGGTCCGTGCCGAGAAGTCGCACGAGTTCCTTAAGTCGACGCTCCCGGAGGAGGCGTAACGACATGCCCGCCTACGAGTTCAAGTCCGAGGAAACCGGTAAGGTCCGGGAGCTGTGGCTGACCTTCACGGACCTTGAGTCAATGGACGGCGGGTGGACCGAGTACGACCACGAGACCGGAGAGCTAGAGCATTACCGCCGGGTATACAACGCCCCGGCAGTTCATTTCCGGGGCAGTGGCTGGGCGTGCAAGTCATGACCAGGTCCCAGCTCTCCGACGACATTGCCGTCAAGGTATCCGGGTTCGCTGGCTCATGGAAGTTCGTCGGCGCGTTCATGGGCGGGGCCGGTGCCTGGATGCTGGTGAACAGCTTCGCCCACTTCGACGGCCAGGACATATACCTGAACCTGATGATCTCGATAGCGACGACGCTACTGGCGACGTTCATCCTCATGAGGGAGAACCGGCACCGGCAGCACGACATCGAGGTCCGCAGGGAGCACATGGAGATGACCCGGCAGATAAAGATCCTGCTGGAAAGGGAGACTCATGGATAACCTTCAGGACATGGCTGAGCGCGCGGTCGAGGCGCAGGCGCAGTTCGAGGCGCACTTTGACCACAAGCCGAAGATCGACACACGGACCCCGTCCCAGGTGAAGGACCAGGCCCGCCGGGAGAACTGGAAGTAAGTTTTGCCACGGGCAGTGTCTGGGCGGTACAATTCAATATGGCGGTAGCAGGCGCTACGAGAGTCTCATAAGCTCACAGGCCGTGGTTCAATTCCCGGTACCGTCACGAGGAGAGCGTATGGCCCCGAAACTCGGAACACCCGCTGCGTGATCCTAGGTCTGCTAGATACCTGCCCGGCGACGCGGGCAGGTACCCGGGCCGGCGAAAGCCGTTACCGCAGGAGTTCGAATCTCCCGGCAGACCGTAATGGCTTGTAACTCAGCGGCAGAGTGGGTGCCTGTTAAGCACTAGGTCGCAGGTTCGAATCCTGCCAAGCCAGCCTGGCACTCCGCGTGGTGTTGCCTTTGGGGGCCCTACGGCAACAGGGCCCGACCACGTGCTAAAAACCGTCCGTACCTGAGTGCGGGAGGGACGGGGGCCCTTCGGCGGACTTTCCTCCCCTTTCCCCGCCGGGGGGCCTTATACTTGGGGGGACAGAGGCGGCAGAAGAATCGAGACTGTCGCCGCCCCTCCCGAAGAGGAACTTAAATGACTGCTTACGCCGATTCCGTCACCGCTGTTTCCGCGCTGACGCCTGGCCAGCTTGTCCGCTCCGTGTCGACCCGTACCGGGTTCGTGCGCGTCTACGACCCCACGCTCGGCGGGACCGCGACCCGCAGCTCTGCGAACCTCCCGTCCGTCATCGCCGTGACTCCCAAGAGCCAGTACGACGACGCGGCCCCCTGGTACAGCCAGGGCACGCTGACGAACGGCGCTGACACCGGTACCGCGAAGGCCGGTGCGGTCTTTATCCAGCTCGCGCCTGCTGCGGCCGACGTCGCTAACGCCAGCTCGGTCCAGTCGTTCTGGGTCGACCCTAGCGCGGTCATCGTCACCTCCGTTGGTAACGACTGACCTTCATTTCGACACAGTGGCTCCCCCCGTTGTAGGGTGATGTCACCGGGGAACCCCTGGTGAGACCCTGACGGGAGGGAGCCACTTTGCATTTGTTCTTGCTGTTTCTGCTTAGTTTTGCGATCGGCCTGGCCGCCTTGCTGGCCTGTGGCGGAGTCGGTGTCCTTGTATACATCCTGGTACTGTGGGCAGCCTGCGGTAAAGATTTTGTCCGGAAGATAATCCATTATTACCGGGAGCGTTCGTGATCTGTCCATTTTGCCGCCGGGGCGGCGATTACCTGAAGCACGCCGAGAGCAAGGCCGCTGACGCGTACCGCGATTACTTCCGCCGGACAGCGGAGACATGTCATGCCAAGTGCAAGGGTGGTACACACTGTGACTGCCAGCACTGGACAGACGCGTCCGGCATTCAGGAGAAGTTCCAGAACAGTCTGCTTTCTACGGGGGAGAACATAAATGAAAACTGAGGACCGCTGGTCGGAATCCCACACGCGCCGGATTTCCTTCACGAAGGACGAGGTTGTCGCGGCCCTTGGCGTTACGCCTCCCGGTCCCGGGTACACTACTCACGTATTCATGGAGTCTTACAATACGCGGCTCGACGACCAGGGCCCGGAGTTCGTCGTAACATTCAGCAAGCACTCATAGGGGGAGGGCCCGTGCACCCGGACCAGGCAGTGGACGCAATGCACCTGGCGTATGACAGGACAGAGCACAAGACAGTTCCGACGGGGTCAGTCGGCCTGGACTACATCCTTGGTGGCGGGTACCCGGTCGGCCGCTGTTCAGAGATCTACGGCGAGACCTTCACCGGTAAGACGACGCTGGCCCTGGAGGGGGTCCGCCAGATGCAGAAGCTCGGGACAGTGGCCTACATCGACCTGGCCGGGGACTTCAACCCGGACTACGCGGAGGCGATCGGCATCGACGTCGATGACCTCCTGGTGTTCCACACCCTGAGCTGGCTGTGCCGGTACGGGGTCGACGAGTGGGTGGACCTCTACGACTTCATAGTCGTGGACGGCCTCCAGACGAAATCTGACGCCCTCTACGTCGAACGGGCCCGCCAGACCGTCCTGGCCGTCTCCCAGGTCCGTACGGCGCTCTCCGACCCGTACAGGGGTACTACCGGCGGCTACCTGGAGCACGCGAGCGTCCGGGTCCGCATGAGCAAGCGCGGGGACCTGTACGCGGCTGACGTCTCCCGGAACACCTACGGGAACCCCGGGACGTCCCGGCGGTCCTGCCGGTTCCGTATCGGCCCGGACGGGATCGACCAGGCTGACGAGGTTTTCGGGCTAGCTGTCCAGACGGGCCTGATCGACACGGAGAGGGGACGGCACTACTTCCGGGGTGATTACCTCGGCCACGGGCGTGAGGCCGCTCTACGGGCCGTTCTGAGCCGTCCAGAGGGTATCTCGGACCTTGAGGCCGCGCTGGCGGACAAGCTCTGGTAGCAGGAACCACCCTGGTTTGACACCTGGCCAGGGTGGTGTATCGTAGCTAGTGAACGTTAAAACTAAATAAGGGGGACGGACCACCCGGCGCTCAGCGCTCAGGGGGCCTCGCAACCCCCATCCAGGCAGGGAGCTGGCAGGTAGCCAGACCCACAGGGGCAGCGGACAGGACGCTGCTGGAGGTTCAATCCCTCCCCTTGCCACGCAGGTACCACTTCAGGGAGGAATCATGAAGCACACCTGGATGACCAAGAACGACACCAGCCCCGGCTTCTGGGACGGGCACCCCGACATCGGGAACGAGGTCGACGTGTGCGCGCGTGACGCGGATGACCCGCACAACGGGCCGAAGTGCAAGGACTGCGGATTTAACTTCTGCGAGCACTGCAGCCCGGAGTGCTGGGACGACGATAACTGCGGGAACGTGAAGGTCCCTGCGGACGGGCCCGCCATGACCGAAGACGAGTTCCGCGCGGTAACGGCGCTACTGCGGCCGGTCGGGTGGTAAACTTGGGGGGAGAGATTCGCCGGGATCGCTCACGAGTCCTTACGAGTCTCTCCCCCCTTTCTAAGTGAGGCGAATATGGCGGAACCAGACCTGACCACGGTCTACGAGGTCGGATGGCATTCGGGCTTTGGCGGGATGTCAAGCACGCACACGCTGAACCCGATCCAGTTCCGGCACCAGCTTCACGAGAAGTTCGGTCACCTGGACTACTTCGAGATCGCGGGCGCGGGCCGGTACACACCGGACAAGATGCCGGGTGACATCGACCAGTTGCCATCGAACACTAATCCTCCGGCGCAGAAGCCGCCGGGAGCGCGTCGCTGACGCAAACACAGGGGAGGAACCCAGATGATCATCCTTATCTCGACTGTCGTCCTGGCCGTCCTGTTCGCAGTCTTCGTCCTGGCCGCGATGTTCGGTGCGTTCGACCACCTGCCTCACTAGTTTTGACCGAACGAGCATCGTCGATGGTATGCTCGGTCACATGAGCCCTAACCGAAAGAGGTATCCCGGGTGACCTACCGAACTCTTACCGAAGCCGCTGATGCGATCCCTGGGATACGGGCGGTACTGCTGTCCGGGTCAGGGCACCTGTCTGCGGCCCAGGAAATCAAGGATTCATTCGGGTACTCCACGTCCGAGAAGTCCGTCCGGCGCTGGCGCTCGGAAAGGCACCTGGAGATTGGGACGGAGCCGTTCGCGGACGATCCGGAACTAGCCGAAGACATCGGGAACGGCATGGACCTCGGTGACGAGGAAAATGTTACCGTCCCTGGCTGGTCCGGTTTCCAGGAGGATGACCGGGCGGGGCTGCACTCTAAGCTGGACACGGCCCTGGCTGCCGTGAACGCGAACCCGGACGACGTCGCTGGTCTCCGTGTCTCCCAGTACCAGACGATTACCAAGGACAAGGCCGGGGACGCGCACGTCCACGATCTGTACGCGGTCAAGCTCCTGGTCCGTACTAAGGACGTAACGCCGGAGTGGCTCCTTATTCAGCCCGCTACCCCCACCGTCGTGCACGCGGTTAAGAGCAGTGGCCACAAGCGCAGCGGGGAGCAGGTCGCGGTGATCCTCCCGGACCCGCAGATCGGTTACCGGTTCTTTATCGATGACCAGACCTTTGACCCGTTCCACGACGAGGCCGCGATGAACGTAGCCCTCCAGGTCGTCCGTGACGTCTCCCCGGACATGGTTATCCACCTGGGGGACTTTCAGGACTTCCCGGCATTCAGCCGGTATGAGCAGGAGCAGGCTTTCGCCGCGACGACACAGCGGGGACTCGACCGGGGGCACCAGTTCCTGGCCGAAGTCAAGGCAGTGGCCCCGGATGCCCGGCAGGTCGTCATGGAGGGTAACCATGACAAACGCCTCCAGACAATGATCGTGAATAACGCCCTGGCGGCATTCGGACTTAAGCGGGCCGGGAGCGTCGACAAGTGGCCCGTCCTGTCCCTGCCGTACCTGCTCAGGTTCGAGGAACTCGGCGTGGAGTACATCGAGGGGTACCCGGCCGGGCAGTTCTGGCTGAATGACCACCTCAGGATCATCCACGGGCTGAAGGTCCGAAGCTCGCAGAGTACCGCGTCGGCCGTCGTCCACGACGATGACGTGTCTACGATCTTCGGTCACATCCACCGCGTGGAGACCCAGTACCTCACAAGGCAGAACAGGAACGGTGCTAAGACACTTGTAGCACATTCCCCCGGCTGTCTATGCCGGATTGACGGGGCGGTCCCCTCAGTCAAGGGGAGCACCGATCTTACCGGCCGTCCGGTGGAGTCATTCGAGAACTGGCAGCAGGGGATGTCCATCGTCCGGTTCGAGCCAGGGGACGGGTCCTTTGCGATCGAGTCCCTGTTTATTGACACGCGGAACGGCCACAAGGTAAGGTTCGGGGGGAAGGTGTACTCGCCGGATGTTTAGGCCGGAGTACTGGAACTACACCATAGAGACTATCTCGGGACCGGCAGTCGACCGGCTGCTGTGCGAGGAACTAACACAGGAGGCACGCGAGAATGAACTTCGAGACAAGGCTAGGCCTGTACGCCGGGGCCAACAAGCTCCCCGAGCAGAACGCGCACCGGAAGGTTCTGGGCAAGGACGGGCTAACGGGGGCGCAGCGCCGTCGCCTGCTTAAGAAGGACCGGAGCCAGTTCGCGGCCGAGGTCGGGGCTGAGAGCGACAAGGGGACTAAGTGAGTACGGACGACGTCGAAGCCTTCACCAGGAACCCTTACCTGGCTGTAGCGAATAAGGGATCGGATCTCTTCCACGTGCAGTACTTTGGCCCGGGAGGGTACTACCACTACCACCTGGAAGACGGTTACTGCACGGACAAACACTGCGCCACTTCCGTTCCCGAGGAGGTACTACGCGATGGTTATCGGTAACCTTCTCCCGGCGATCCTTAAGAGGACGCCCCGGAGGGCGCGTACGGTGTCCCTGAAGTTCGAGACCCCCGAGGCGTCCCAGCGGTTCGAGCAGTGGCTTCATGCCGAGGGGTTCCCCCTCTGGCAGGACTACGAGCCCTACGAGTAAACAGTCAACCGTGCTCGGCTCTCTGGTAATATTACAGTGAGCCGAGCTTTTCGTTTGACCTAATGTCCGGAGCAAAAATAAATGAGTGCCATACTGGCGTTTGCGGTCATCTTTCCGTGCATTGTGGTCATCGGAGGGGTTGTCCTCGCCCTGGTCCGTATCGATGTCCAGAGGTGGATTCTGAAGGAGGTCGTCTCACTGCTGAAGAATGATGACACTCCCGTCGCGGTATACGCGCACCAGAGCCGCGAGGAGGCGAAAGCCGCCCGGAAGGAAGCCGAGGCGGTCAAGGAAGCAGCCAGCGCGCTCCGGCAGGACGTAGCGGAGACGCACACGGACGTACGTCAGATTCGGGACCTTCTTATCCAGCATATTTCCGACCGCGAAATCCACAAGGGGCTGTAATGGATAACGAGTACGCCGACGCGAAGACGGAGTGGTCGGACTGGAACGCTAATACCGCGTTCAACACCGGGCTGGCCAAGGCCAAGGGTACACCCGGTATACAGGCCAGGTCACGTAATGCCGAGTTCCAGACGGCAGCGAGCCGCCCGCACATGGAGCCGGGCCGGTTCACGGACCAGATGCTAGCGCGCGCCTGCCATGCAGGAAAGCAATACGCGGGGGTGTAGCCTGTGCCCTTTAAATCCGAAGCCCAGCGCAAGTTTCTTTACGCTAACCAACCTGAAGTTGCCGAGCAGTGGTCCGAGGAAGACAAGAAGAAGCGCAAGGGCCGAAAGGACGAGCACAAGAAGCACCAGCGGGCCAAGCACTTCGAGGAGGGCAGTGGCCGTGGCAGCGACTGATAACATGAATAAGGTTCAGTTCTACCACGGGAATGCGACCCCTCTGGAAGAGGGTGACGTAATCGAGCCGGGGCACCGGGCTAACTGGAGTAAAGACCTTACTAAGGACTCGAAGCACCAGTACGCGTTCGCGACGACGAACCTCACGGATGCCGTCCGTTACGCTGGCCGCGCGGAATACAAGCAGCAGAACCGGAATATGGACCGGGCCTACGAGGAGCATTTCCCCGGCGTCCCTCGCGGCGCGGTAACAATGGGGATGCGCAAGAAGGCCGGTCTCGAATCCGATGACGCCCTGACGGGAAACGTCTCAGGGCATATCTACAAGGTTGAGCCGGTCGACTCCTCCTCGGTCTCCGTCGACCCGGAGGACGAGAACAGGAAGCGCGGGAAGGACCCGGATGCTTTCCGGAGCAAGGCAGGCTGGCGGGTTACCGGTAAGGTCCCGTACCAGGAGGCGCGGAAGCAAGCGGGGTTCAAGTACTAATGAGCGCGCGCGAGAACCTTAATCCCCAGCAGTTCTTTCACGGGACGCAGGAAGAGGTCAGCCCTGGCGACGTTATCAAGCCCGCCGTTGCGGCCGGTAAGGACATTAACTTCCCGGGACTGAGTTCCCCGGAGCACGCCTACGCCACCAAGAGCAAGCGCGATGCTAAGTTCTACGGAAGCCATGGGGGCAGCTACCCGGACACGAACGTCTACAAGGTGGCCCCCGTGAACCCGGCCGATGTTGAGCCGGACCCGAACGAGTACGCGGCTAACCCCCGCATGCACAAGGACTTCCGGTCTAAGTCCGGATTCAAGGTGGTGTCCTAATGAGCGCTCAGGACCATCTCTCGCCCCACCAGTTCAAGCACCCGAAGCTTCGCGAGGTTGGCGGGGCACTCGCCATGACCGCCGTGCTTGGCGGGGGAGTAGTCGCCCACGTTCCGTTTGACTCGGACCACGCATTCCGAGGGGCGTACGGTGTCGCATACAAGAAGCCACCGGTCGGCCAGAGGAGTGACGAGCGTGATGCTTACACTACGGCGAGTAGCAAGATTCGCGGGCAAAAGGTGACGGCCGAGTGGAATTCGTCTAACGCGCAGCTCGGGCACACTGAGTCCCATCTGGACATCATGTAATGCCGAACAGAGACTTTAATGAGCTTGTCGACGTCCTGCGGCCCCCTGCTCCGGAGATCCCCCGGGCCGAGCAGCTCGAACGGGAGCGGCTAGGGATCTTCTACAGCCATGAGCCAGGGACGGCCCTGCACGCCCCGGAGAACCCCGCTCGCGAGTTCCAGCCCGACAACGGGCCAGTTGAGCCGATCCCGATGGGCCGGGCCGCTGTGTGCGTCCTGGACGAGCGCGGGGGGCATGTCCGTCTTGGGGAGAACTGCCCGCACTTCGAGGGCTACGACCGGGACACTGTGACCGAGGTAACACTCTAACTGGTTCCGCGAGGGCGGCCCACCGGGTAAGCTCAAGGTACAAGCCAACCGGAGGGGGACCCGATGCAAGCCGAACTTCTGACCTACAAGATCACCTGGTCCGACGCGCACGACGAGGCGCACATAGTGGTCCGCTTCGGTGCCGAGCTAGCGCGCCAGTACATCAACGCGGTGTTCAACACCCCCGGATGCACGCTTCTGCGAGTGGAGACCGCATGAGTACCAAGCCGGAGCTGTTCAGCTTCTACCAGTGGCCCCATACGCACATCGTCCACATCACCCACGCCAACCCCGATGGCACTGTGACCATACAGCGCGTCAGCGGGGTTACCGCGAACGGCGGCATATGGTTCGGGGTTCCCCAATCCAAGCTCACCAGGGTTAGGAGCACGGCATGAGCGGCCAGGACAAGATTTACGAGATGATCACCGAGCGGATGATCGCCCAGCTCGAAGCTGGCGTCGTCCCGTGGCGGAAGCCCTGGGCAGCCGCCGGGATCGGGGTCCCTAGGAACATCAAGTCCGGCAAGGGCTACCGTGGCGTTAACGTCTTCCTGCTCGCCGGAGACTACACGTCCCCCTGGTGGGGCACCTACGACCAGATGGCCGAGAAGTCCGGGGCCAGGAAGGTTTCCGATAACTCCCGGCGCGGGAACCACTGGGAGAAGGACGGCGAGTACTGGACCGGCCTTAAGGGCGAGAAGTCGACGGTCATCGTCTTCTGGAAGCGCCTGGTCGTGGACGACAAGGAATCGGAGAACGGCAAGAAGGTCATCCCGATGCTCCGTTACTTCCACGTCTTCAATGCCGAGCAGGTCCAGGGCATCCCTGAGAAGTACCTCGCCCCGAAGACTCCGGAGACAGTGGACCCGGACGTGGTCCTTGAGACCGCGCAGAATATCCACGACGAGTACCTGGCGCGAGAGGGTGCACCCCGTTACCGCGAGACCGGTAACCGGGCGTTCTATAACCTGGAAGACGGGGACACGATTACCGTCCCCGCCCGCGCTGCCTTCCCGGACGAGCGTGATTACCACAGCACGCGGTTCCATGAGGAGACGCACTCCACCGGGCACTCCAGCCGCTGTGACCGTCCTGGCGTCGTTAACTTCGACCACTTCGGGACCGGCCAGTACGCCAAGGAAGAACTCGTCGCGGAAATGGGCGCGTCGATGCTTATGGCTATCGCGGGCATCGAGACCAAGGAAACGTTCGAGAACTCGGCCGCGTACGTCCAGAACTGGCTCAAGAACCTCAAGGACGACCACAAGCTGGTAGTGGCCGCAGCGGGTCAGGCACAGAAGGCAGTGGACCACATTCTAGGCGTTACCTACGAGGAGGCATGATGGAAATCCGTAACCACCCGGACCAGTTCACCCTGACCGACAAGGAGACATTTGAACTCCTGACGGACCTGGGGGCGTCCCAGGACGCCGCGACCGAGTCCGTTAACTGGTCGCACGAGCATGGCTTCGCGCGGGCTCCCCTGGGCAAGTGGTACGTCCAGGTTGACCACGCCGGGGACCGGAAGTTCATCGTGTCGGTCCATGCTAAGCGCGCCAGTAAGGTGACCCGGGACATCCGGTAGACTAGACCCATGAGTAGTCGAAAGGCAGAGTTCTGGAAGACCCTCCAGGCCGCGAAGCTTCAGGTCAAGCAGTCCGAGTCCGAGGGTGACCTCCGGCGTGACATGTTCTACGCGTCAAAGCCGGGTCCCCCCGACATCGACTTCGACCCTACTCCAAGCTCTGACCGGTCGAATCCCCGGACTGCCGCGATGCAGTACTGGCAGGATCAGCAGGTCATGCGGATTTCCTGGGGGGACGGCGGGACCCCGTACCTCTATTACGACGTCTCCCCGGACGAGGCTAGGCGCTTTACCAAGGTGACCAGCCCCGGGCGGTTCGTGAACGGTACTCTCAATATGCACGCCTATGGCAAAGACCAGTAATTACCATTTGGCACAGCGGGGGGACTAGGCTCCTGCGCAGGAACACTAAAAGGGAGCACTGACATGGATCTCAAATGGAAGCTACTCGGCTTGTGGTGGCGCATCCGGAGCTTTAACCCGCCAGTCATGGCGCGGCGCATCAAGCTAGCTCCGGACGCTGCCAGGGCCGACGTCGTCCGGACCTACGAGACGGAGTACCCCTACCGGCCGGGCTACGGACTGGTACTGCACCTGTACGGCTCGCACGGCGTCCTCCTGGGCGTCCTGCAGCCTAAGGTGGACCTGGACGACGCCGCTATCGACGCGCGCCTCCTGCTGGCTCTCCGGGCCGCTGAGGGCCCCGCGTCCTGGCGGAAGCGGGCATGGCTGGCTGGCCGGGCCGCCATCGATGCCGGGGACCTGATCGAGTACCACGCGCGCAGCGCGGAAGAGGCACGGGAGTTCTCTGACATGCTCGGCCTGGACGACTGGCGCACCAAGGTAGCCCGCGACGATGCGTAACAAGATCCAGGTAGTACCTGGCTGGGACCCGCACCGGTACGACAAGCTGGAGCGGAAGGTCCAGCGGCTGGATACCTCGCTGCTGCTGGACTACGCCGACGCGGCCGGGTCCGGCATGGCACGGGCGTTCGGGGACTTTCGCCGGGGCGGGGACACGGTGTCCCTGGAGGAGGTCCAGGAGGGCCTGATGTCACTGTGGGCGATCGTCCAGACCCTCAAGGCCAGGGCCGTTTGACACCTGCGCAGGGCCGGGTAGACTGAAGGTACACCTTGGAGGAGGGGTTCAGATGACAGGCTACAGCACCGACCAGGAGCGCACCGCCCAGTTCTTCGACGACCTGAAGCAGCATCGCCACGAACAGAACGTGCGTACGGCCGAGACCGTCGCCGTCGCCGTCGCGGCAGGATACGCGGCTAGCCAGTGGGAGAAGAAGAACCAGGGGCGCAAGGCGGTCATCACGCAGATGTCCGACCCCGACCGAAGCTCCGCAGTCCGGGCCCGGCGAATCGGTGCCTGGCTCTGGGTGCTGGCCCTCCTGTTCCTGGTCCTGTGCCTGGCCCCCGCAGTCACCACGTCGTTTGTCTTCATCCCCGCGCTCGTCGCCGCATTCGCCGCAGGCGGGTTCCGGAAGTACGGTAACGACATCGTCGCGCGGGCAGCGACCCAGCTTCAACAGGAGGCAGCCAACTCATGATTATCCTGATACTCGCAATCGTGGCGCTCTGCATCGTGTACGACTGGAAGAATTCCCAGTACGTCTCACGGAACGTGAACATCGCCTACGGCGTCTCAATTCTCTTTCTCGCCATCATCGGCCTGGGGATCATCGCCTTCGCGCTCATGATCGTGTCGGTAATCCACACCTATCTCGCCAAGCAAAAGGCGATCAAGGCCCGTAACGACCAGGACTGGGAGCGTAAGTGAAGGTCTACCTAGCCGCTGACTACGCGCGGAAAGACGAGATCCAGGGCATCCGGGTTAGCCTGGAAGACCGGGGTGTCAAGGTCACCAGCCGCTGGCTGGACACGGCCGACGATGGCATTCCCTGGTCGGCCGAAGCAAAAATAGACCTGGACGACATCCGGGAGGCCGACGTGGTAGTCAGTTTCACCACGGGGGCGCACGCACGCGGGGGCAGGCATGCCGAGTTCGGCATTGCCGTCGCGCTGGACAAGGGCCTGATCCTGGTTGGCCCGCGTGAGCATGTCTTCCATTTCCTTCCGGGTGTCCTGCTCCTGAATTCTGTCTCTGAACTTCTCTCCTGGGCCGATGTTTACACGGAGGCGCACCGCTGATGGTCCACCGGAAGAAGTCCGCCGAGAAAGTGGCCCCTAAGGCTCCGGCTAAGCCCGAGACCTCGGCCGCGAGAATTCGAGGGTGGGCGAAAGAGAAGGGCATCCCCTGCCCCGAGCGCGGTCGAATCCCGTCCAAGGTGATGGAGCTTTACGCGGGGAAGAACATCCCGGGCCTGATCGAAGAGGCGGTATCCGAAGAGGTCAAGGACAACCCGATCTTCCATGCCCATGGTAAGCGGCACGATGCAGCCTGCCAGTTCTGCACGATAAACACGGTCTCTCACGGGACCCGGCACGATCTCTGCCCGGGGACGATTAGGAACGCTGACCCGCGTCACCGCCATCGCGTCTGGACCTGCCCGTGCTGGCAGCAGAACCCCGAGGGGCACACCCGGGCGAAGGACTACAGGCCCGCCTGATGATCCGGTAAACTGGAGAAGTCGACAGGAGTCCAATGAGCGCGCTTGATAACGTATCCAGTCAGCAGTTCGTCAACCAGGTGCACAAGACTGGTGGCGCATCTGTCCACGCTAACTCCGGAAAGCTTCTGCCCCCCGGTAAATCCGGGTTCATGGTTGGCGGCACCGCGCCTAGCATGCAGGTTCCGTCCGAGGAGTTCGGGCCCGAGCACGTCCAGAAGTTCGCTGCCTCTCTGCCAGCCGACCACAGTACTTATGTCGGCGGCTGGGAGCATGAGGGCCAGGTCTACCTGGACGCTTCCCAGAAGGTTTCCCGGGCCAAGCAGGCGACGCGGCTAGGCAAGAACCGTAACCAGATCTCCGTCTGGG